CCATGGATGATACATTCTATTTCATACTTCTTAGCGGCAGCGTCTAGAACTTTCTTTAGAAAAGCTGCTTGCTTGGCCGCTAGTAGTTTTGCAGCCTCGTATCCGCTATACGGTGGATCGAAGGGGACTTGAGGGAGGGAGCCGAAATCTCGGCCCCCACACACTAGGATTCTCTCACCCATGCTTGGCATGAATTTCCAATAGTTCTTTCAGCCCGTCTTCCGACTTGCGGAAATAGTCAATGACATTTTCCCTGCCTTGGATACTCTTACCCATGAACTTAATCCAAGCTCCTGCTGTCTCGATTGCTCCGATGTCTAGAAGATAATGCGTATAGCCTCCGATAACATCAAAGTTACCATTACCTTTATCATCGAATACGAAATCCCAATGCACGTTCTGGAATGGAACAGTGTTTCTAGACTTCTCGGTTAGACAAGTGATATCCTTGTAAATTAACTTCTTAGCATCGCCTTTGCCTTCCCAAAAGTTTTTAGCCTTTAGGACTAGAACGGTTGATGCGTAGAAGTATGCAGCATCGCCACCGGGGAACTTGTAGGTTTCGTTTCCATAGGTGTCGGTCTGGATACGAACTTGGTTAATAAACACGGCAGTAACGCCGTATGTATCAAACTCTGTTGAAAGCATGGGCATCCAAGCCGATGTAGCGGCAGATAGAGCGTAGTTATCGTGCATTGATAGCCGACCGCCCTTCTTAATTGCCCCCTCTTTGCCATGCACATTGTCAAACTTGGACTGTGGAACCATGGCGTGTAGCGAGTCAAAAATAAACACGATTGGAGCATCCGAAGGGATTACTTCGTTTTCTCTAATCAGCTTCGCTAATTTAATAGCGCGGGTAACGCCATCCTCGAAAGTCTTAGGCTTGTAATAGCGGAATGGTGCGTCTTCATCGTCATCATCGACAATTAGCCCTTGCTTGATAGCTAGTTCTTTCTGATACTGGCGCTCATAGTCAAAGAAAGCTGCGAAACCACCTTGCTTCTGTGCGCTAATCATTAGCTGGGTTGAAATCATTGTCTTGCCGCAAGCTGATTCACCAGCAATCATTGCGATCTGACCTGACGGCAATCCCTTCTTATAATCGCCAGAAAGGATTTTGTTTAGTGGCGGGTAGCCCGTGTCTAGATAGTGGCGGGTGACACCGCTTGTTTGGGTGCCTTCTAGCTTCGCTTCCTTTAGAAGCTTTGATAATTTACCTAATGACATTTTTATTACCTCTGAATGGTTCTAGGAAAAGGTCTAAAGAATTTCCTCTTAGCTGTAGTGAAACAGATGAAGCGAACTCCCTAAAGTCTTCCGCAATGAGGGGCTTCCGGGTGTTCCTAAGATCGACAATAGCCGGTCTGGCATCTGTTGCTAGGTTCGCCAGCCTATCATTTTGATTTAGGATTTCAACGGTTGCTGGAATATCTAACTCTCTAAAGACCTTAGGCAGCTTCTTACCATCAATCTTCTGCCAAAACTCTGCTGTTCCTTGTGGATTGTTTTGTAGTTCATCTAGGAATTCGCGGAAGTTAGGCCACCAAGCATAAATGGTTTGTAGTTTAGCTGGTCCAATCCCTTTAGGGCCAATGATATTATCGCCGGTATCCCCAAGTATTGTCTTGGCTTCTACAAACTGGATCGGGTCATTGAAGCCAGTATCACGCTTGAAGGTCTGGTAGTCGCAAGTCTTGTCCCGAATAATGTCAATCCAATTGACACCGGGTTGGACTAGCTGCTGCCAATCTTCGTCTGCTGTTAGGAGAGTTACGGGAATGCCTTTAGAAACGGCATTCTCTGTCAAGGTATATGCTAGGTCGTCCGCTTCCATGTTGGCCGCGATTGATTGGGTGACGCCTAGGAGCTTAAGACCCTTGATAATGTCGGGTTTCTGAGCCATGTATGCAGCTTTCATTTCACGCTGCTTTTCAGTGACTTCTCTCTTACCCTTATATTCTGCATAGATATCTTTACGCCATGATCTGCCATCCCATAGGACCATTATCATTGCATTAGGATATTGTTCGTAAGTCTCGCGGACTCTATTGAGAACGTAATGGATTGCTTGCACTTTTCTAGTGCCGGAAAAAATGGGGACTCGACCGTTGCCAGCGAATCCCCAATTGTTTCCGTCAATTAAGACGAGTCTTTTCATTAATCGAATAGAGCGTCGATATCCGCGTCTGATACCGCTACGGTTTCGACTTCAACGTCAACGCCACCTGCGGCAGCATCATCGATCACATCAAACTGTGCGTCCGTAACGTCTTCATTACGGGTTGAACGGCGATCCTCAATTAGATCGGTCGAACGATCAATTAGAGCTACCGGCTCACCGATTAGGCTCTTAATTGCGTTGACAGCGCGTTCACCATCCGCGAACTTCGCACGAATGAAAGCATCGATGTCGTTAATCTTGTCCATTACGGCAGGATCAACCTTGCTTGAACGACGGGCTAGGGTGAATTCATACTTCGTATCGAAGCCCTTACCTGACTTACCAACGGTTAGGTTGAAGCCCTTTTCTAGGCTTAGGATATCGTCACCTTCTTCTTCTGCCTTGATTAGCATGGCAGTGATAGGGCCGGTAAACTGAGCTTCTGAGAACTCTAGGATTTGCGGTTCATTCGGATCAACTTCCGGGTCGTTTAGGACTAGACCGTTGACTAGGACACGCGAGCTAGCTAGCATTTCCTTGTAATGCTTGCGCTGACCATCTGACTTAGCGGCAGTTAGGGCCTTATAGACTAGGTTACGAACTACGTCATCTTCGCCGAACGTGATTTTACGATCACCGACAACAGCTAGAACGTTGCCATCGAAATCTTTAATCCAAGTCTGTCCGAAATCGTGGAAAATGGGGGCGTCTTCTTCACCTTCGATAGGTTCACGCCAAGCGCCTAGGAGGCGGATATCTGTTGATGCTTGCTTGAAACGGTAGGTATTCTGGCGACCTGCGTTGCGGTCAGCTACTTCTTGCTTCTTCTTCTTTAACTGTGCTGCTAATGACATTCTTTTCTTCTACTTTCTTTAACTTTTTTAGTGCCTTTATAATGGCGGTAGCCATTATAACAGAATTAATTACTTCTGCAAGGATATTATTGGGTTGTGCTGTGGAAACTACGTTCGCGATCTGCGCGGGTTGATGTTTCGAGCGATCTGCAATTGTTGGCTGCTGCCTGTAGCGAACTGTAGGCGTTCTTATAGGCCGTCTTTTGAGCTGTTGCAACGGCTAGTGATTTCTTGAACTTAAGGTAAGTCTCATCCACCGCTACTAAGCAAGCTAGTGACTTTTCGGTGTGCTTATCCCCGCTAGCTCTAGCTTGGTTCATCACTTTCGCTTCTTGCTCTTCCATCTGAATTTTCATTAGAAGAAGATACTCTTCCCACTCAGACTCCTGCGTTCCGTAATAACCCAAATATGATCCATTAATAGCAAGGTAGGGGCCGGGATTGAATTGGTCGAAAATAAGTGCTTTTGCTAATTCTTTGTCGTCTAACTTCTGTCTCATTAACCTGCTTTTGCCTCTGTAACTTTTCCGCCCTTAATGCGGACTAGGACTCTATCTTCGTCCCAGCTTGAAGTGACGAAAAAGAATTGACCATCTTCTTCGATCACTACAAACTTATGATTGTAATATTCGGTTAGGAGGCGAGCTTCCTCTTCCTCCATACCGATTAACCTACTTAGTGTGAAATTCATACCAAACTTGCCAATGTCTCGAATAACTCATTTAGAGGTTCTTCTAGTTCCTTGTTATGGAACAGCATACCCGGCGAGAAGCCTAGGATAATGTTACAGTCCAATTCCGAACTGTAATGAACCTGACCGGCATTATCCGTTGCGCTACCTTTAAGGTCTGGAACGAACATGCGATTTATATTGGAGCCTAAACAAATGATCGCTGGCGGCTTAAGGATTTCGATTTCCTGTTTAAGGATTTTGAAACCCCCTTCTAAGGTGGCATTGTCGAATAACTTTTCCTTAGCTCTCTTTGGACGTTTCACTAGGGAAGTCCAATAACCGTCTGCCTTGTTAAGGTCCGCCCTATATAAAGCCCGTGCGATGGAAGTAAAGGCTTTCGACTCCGTTAACTTACCAGCCTTAGCTTCGGATGCACTTGGACAATCTAATACCACCATGAATTTAGGCGTCTTACCTAATAGCGGCATTACAAAGCTTGGGTCTTCCTCTTTCAGCTTTAGTAGCAGCGTTCCTAGGCTATTCTTACCCGCTCGCTCTAGATCGATTTTACGGTCAATCTGGACGAATCCTAGTGGTAAGCTAGGTAGGTAGTCATTAATAGCTTTTGAGCGCTCTACGGGGTCCATAGCGGCTGATTCAGGGTCGATTTCATCCATGGCCCCTACAGCCTTCAATGCACCTACCACACGACTGTTACAAAGCCTCTTAGGGACTCTGTCCTGTAGATTCTCTACAGAAGTAAACGGTCCTCCAGCGTTTCGCTCATCCATAATAACGGTGGCCGCCGCTTGCACATATTTGATTTTAGATAGCGGTGCCACAATGCGCGATCCACTAGCAGGAACGAACTTGTCAGTGCTATGATTGATACTAGGAGGATCAACATTAATACCTGCCTTATTAGCTTCCGTAATGATTGAACGGACTTTCTTATCATCTACGTAAGTTAATGATGCAGCGTAAAACTCTACAGGATAGTAGGTCTTAAGATACATGCAGATATAGCTTAGTAGTGAGTATTCTACCGAGTGAGACTTATTGAAAGCGTAGAACGCGAACTTACTAATCTGCTCATAAAGCGTATTAGCGGTGTAAGCATCGATACCGTTAGTTTTAAACGCACCTTCAATGAACTTGTCCTTTTCTTTCTTCATTGCTTCTGGGTCTTTTTTACCCATGATCTTACGTAGGTTGTCGGCTTCTGGTAGCGTGTAGCCTGCGAAGGCCACTGATACCGCCATAATTTGCTCCTGATAGCAAATTACGTTGAAGGTCGGCTCTACGATGGTCGCAATTGAGGGGTGGAAGGCTTCGTGAAGGTCGCCATTCTTGCCATCAATATACGCCTGCACTAGGCCAGCCTCGATAGGGCCGGGTCGGTTTAGAGCGTTAGCAGCTACTAGGTCATCGAATGTGATTTCGCCACCTTTAGCAAGCCCCTTTAGGAGCTTCTTAACCGATCCACCTTCGAACTGGAAAACACCACCAGTGTTACCTAGGGCGAACTGGTCTAGAGTCCTGCGATCATCCAGCGGAATCTTAGCAAAATCGATGTCGATAGAATGCCTATCGCGAACATACTTGACGCATAGGTCCATAATGTCGAGAGTAGTAAGCCCAAGGATATCAAGTTTAATAAGCCCCTGTTTTTCGCAAATCTTCTTATCCCAATTGATAATGCGGGATTGATCCGCACCACGTATCTCTACCACCGCATCCTGATTAAGTGGACGCGATGAAACGATCACACCAGCAGCGTGAGTAGAGAAGTTACGTAGCTTCTTCTCTAGCTTGGTAGCCTTGTCCCAATGATCGGGGTAAGCCTTAGCGAAAGCCCCAATATCAATAACTTCTTTAGCAGCCTCTTCTAGAGTGACTGAAAAGCCGAAGTTCTTCGGAACAAGCTTGGAACAGGTATATTCCTCAGCAGGCAAACCAAGGATACGGCACGTTGAGCGAAGCGCTGACGCCGCCTGTAGGGAAGCGTAGTTAATGATACCTGCAACGTTGTCTTTCCCGTATCGGTCGTATAGGTGTTCAATAATCTCGCCTCTACGCGAGGTTTGAAAGTCCAGATCAATATCCGGCAAATCCAAGCGGGTCGGATTGATAAATCTTTCAAAAAGAAGTCCGAATCTAACGGGATCAACATCGGTAATTCCTAAACAAAATGCGATTAAAGAACCGCCCACCGAACCACGGCCCGGTCCTACTTTGATGGCTTGGCCCTTACACCAGTCGATTAGCTCATGCACTAGCAGGAAGTAATCGCTAAAGCCTAGGTCGCCTAGAACCTTAAACTCATGCTTAAGCCGATCAGCGTAGATGCTGGTTAGCTCTTCTCTGGTTGGCTTGTAGCCATATAGCTCTTCCTGTAGCCGCTTCTTGAAGCCTTCAATGGTTAGCTTCTTTAGCGTCGCTAGTGGATCGGCACTTAGCTGCGGTAGTAGAGGGTCTTGCTTCTTCCACTGGTAGAACTCAGCGGGATTCAGGGATAGCTTATGGAACGATAATTCTTTTCCATATCGATCATTAAGGCGATCCAGCATAGCAATAGTATCGTTACTAACGTCATGATAGTAATATTCCTCCGTAAACGGATTAAGGAAGTTGAACTCCACATTCTTATGGATCGAGAAGTGAATTGGGAAAATGCTAGCCTCTTCCTTCGTGTAGATCGAAGGGGTATATACTAGGCATTCTAGACCATTCTTTTCCGCGAACTCTAGACCATCCTTATTAAGACGATCCCAACGGGCAGTCTTAACCGGGCAAATGTCTACGAACCACTTAGTTCCGAAGTGGTCATGTGTTCTCTCGTAGAGCCATTGATGCTTCTTATAAGTGAAGATGCTATTGAAGTCGCCAGTAGAAACGATAATATCGTCTCCAGCTTCTTCGCATAAGCTAATGAACGAACTCATGTCTAGACGCGGTTCCATATAAAAATATGGACGCTCAAATGACTTCGAAAGGTAACGGTAAATGATCCGCATACCTCTTTCGTTACGCGGGTAAATCTTTGGCTGGAAGACCGGCAAGCGGGCCTGCTCAGCTTCTTCTACTAGAGTAAGTCTGACACCTGTAATCAGTTTCCCGCCAAGCTTTTCGCTCAGCGGGATCATGGATGATACGTTCATGGTATCAGCAACAATGACACTAGATAGGTCATTATCTTCTACCGTTTTAATAATATCCTTAACTGATAGCAGTGAGTGACCCAATGAGAATTCACTACTTGCTACTAACATTATTCAAAAATCCTATCTGCAATGGAGTTGATGGCGGCTGCGTCGATTGACGACATGCGAGCGGTAAACGCTTTCTGAACGCCATACTTGAAGTTCAATTTATCCCGTCCCCGCAGGATTGCAAGGTCTACTATTTCGAGTAGTTCGCGGGTGCTAAGGGTGTTAGTGATGGTTCTTTCATCATAAGCCTTGCGAACGGCAGTCACGAAACTCATAACCGACTTTAGATCGACTTCCGGTATCTTACCGAAAGTTTCCGTTAGAATCTTAGCTTCGTTCTTAGGATAGGGCTTATGAATCGTAATGGCGAAACGGGAATAGTTAGCTGCGTTCTGTAGCTGCGTTCCCTGATACAACCCGGTTTCGTCCCCTGACCCGTTGGTGTTGCCTGTAGCAACAAACCTGAAATCTGGATGAGGCTCGATAACCGCGATATCTTCGGGTGCATTCTTGATTAGAAGCGGCTCACCTTCTAGAACAGCCTGATAGATCGCTAGCACGTTTGGCAGGGCGAAATCATATTCGTCCGCCACATAGATTAGCCCATATTTCATAGCTCTTGCTAGCGGGCCTAGGTGGAATGTCGTCTTGTCACCCTCTAGAACCCAAGTCCCTAGAACGTCAGCCTCTTCCGTTGATACCGAGTGCTGGACTCGCATCGCAGGGCGGTTAACGCGGTTAGCGAACTGCATAATAACAGTAGACTTGCCCGAACCGTGTAGGCCCCAGATTAAAAGAGGCTTATTACGGTCGAGAGCGATACCAATATCAATAAGCTCGCTAGTGTCGAACACATAGTTTGACTTGCGTTTAGGTATATATTTTTCGGTGCCATCGGTTCTATCTGGCAGTTTGGCGAACTCAATAACTTCGCCACTACCATTCTTAACAGCATCGGATTCCCTAATGCCGAATAAGTCTGTGATTTTTACTAATTCCACTTTAAATCCTTGTTTTCAGGAACCCGAACAATGCTGCTGGTAGGTCGCCTAATTGCTTAATTACTTTGTAATTCTTATAGTAATTACTAACAGAATTACTCTTAATGCCTATGCCGAATATATCAACCCCATATTTAGACTGGCTTACGCTGTCTAAATACTTAAGCATTTCTTGGCTTTTCTTAGTATCGCCTAGGAAGGCTGGTGAACCGTCGCTGAAAACAAATAGCGTCTTCTGCTCTTCCGGTCTTACCGCTAACCTCTCTAGTGCCCGCTTGACGTGATAGGAGTCTTCGTTTTCCTGTAAGTTACCGCTTCCCTTGGCAATGTTAATCATCGCTTTCTTACTATCAAGATCGAAGTTATCGCCAAACTTCTTAAACGGGTATATCACTTCCGGGTAGGTTGGATTGATGACTTTCGCGGCTAGAGTAGGACTAATAGTTTCTTTAACCCTAGCCCATGCTTCCTTCTTACCTAGAATGTCGGACCGCTCAGTAGTAAAGCCGTAAATCTCATAAGGTATCTTTAGCGATTCAAGCGTAAGAGCAAAAGCATATGCCGATTTCATAGCTATGCTGATCGGCTCGCCTCTCATGGAGCCTGACATATCGATCAGAAGCCCTACGGCGGCTTTTACGTCCCTCACTTCACTCTTGCGGGAGAAGATGCGATCATTGCCCGTTTTGACGCTGTGGAGGCTTTTCTGGTTCAATCTGCCTGACCGCCATCCGCCAGTATACCAGCGACGGTTTCGGCTCTCCAGCAGCCTCTTAAGGTCTTTAGAGAGGTAATTGGAAATCCTCTTAACCTCATCTTCGAATGCGGCGATAGAACGGGTAGCTAATGCAGCTACTTGTTTCTTATCCTTCACGATATCAAAACGATCCGAGAAGTGATAATTTTTAGCCGCTCGTTTCGCTAAATGCTCGACTTCCGCCCCGATTGCTTCTGCTAATTCATCCTCTACCTTTTTAAGGTCTTCTAGGCGTGGGGGTTTAGGAGACGATGGTTTACGCTCTTTCTTCTTCTCGCTATCGTCTGCCCCACCTTCACCTTTATCTTCGCTTTCGCTAAACTCTTTATAAAAGAAATCTACGAAATAGTCGGTAAGGTTTCTTACGTCTTCCGCACTGGTGACGCTAGCTAAAGCTTCTACCTTGGCGGGATTCATTTTAGCTTCAAGAGGATCGAAAAGCTTATTAGCTTTAATCTCATCATATTTATCGCTACTAAATCTACAGTTGGATTTCTTAGCGAACCATAATGACGAATAGCGAACTTGATAGTCCTTTAGCTGCTCTTCATCTTTCCTGTCGCATTCCATGATGGCGCTATAAGAATAAGGCTTGCTTCCGAACTCATCTTCGCGGTTGAAGATATAATTGTAGCCAGCCCTAATGTTAGCTTCGCAACCCGGATAGATACTGGACATGCCAGCATTTACGCGAGGGTCTTCAATGCAGTTGTGGATATAATGCCATAGCTTGCTTTTAGAGCTATCGCAGATATCATCGCCGCTACTTAAAAGGATATGGCCGCATTCATGATCGATATAGCCGTGCATTGCTGCCAGTAAGGCACTAGTTGCGCCCTCTGGAAGCTCTGGGATAAAAATGGTTTTCGGCTTTTTTGTTTTAGGATCATATACGACTCTTGGGGCAAAACCTTCCATGTATACTTTGATGTTTTGCCCCGCTAAAATCTTAGCAGTCTTCTTTAGGATTTGAGCCTGTTCTAATACGTTCACTACTTAACCTACTTCTGACTAGCATCATGTTCGTTGGAACTCTTCGCTGGTTAAGAGCCTTTAGAACCATCTGCGGGGTTGTTTCTGCGGGGTCGCAACCGTCCGGTAGGTCAAGGGCCACTGTGACCGGGAAACCATACGCACGGAGCTTTAGAGCAGCCTTGATAGCTGCCGTTCGCGCCTTAGGCTCTCCATCCCACATGATAACGAATTCCTCAACCCCTGCTGCCTTCATTGCTGCTAGGTCTGCTAGCTGGTCTTCCGCCGTATAAACGTCCTTCTGTATGCTAAAATGCTTACCGAACGTTCCACATGCTGCCCAATCTTTATAACCTACTTCGCTTTCTAGCGCTTTGGTGGTGGCGAACACATCGAATACGCCTTCATTGAGTATGACTCTTTTGATACGGTTTTTGATGACGTAATGAGCGTTGTAGATATATCGTGCTGTTCCCGGTAGCATATTGGGAAAGAGATACTTCTTTGGGGAGGTTCCTGTAATGTCGCGGCCTTGAAAGGTTGCGGGCTTTCCATCGACATCGTAGATAGGAATGATAATGCGATTACTAAAATCGACCATCCTACGATTACCTTGATAATCTTCATATCGGTAGAATCCAGCTTGACAGTTTCGTAAATCGAACCTCTTAGCGATCTTAGCATCAATGCCTCTATCGACCAGATAACCGGGTAGGTCATCGTCGTTCTCTATCTTAAGGTTTAATGGGAGCTTCCAATCTTTATTAGCTTTGATACTAACATGGTGGAGCTTTTTCGGCTTATAAGTGAAGATAGATTCGTTGTTTTCCAAGAATCTAAAAACATTCGAAGATGGGCCGCCGATAGACTTATTTAGGAATTTAAACAAATTCCATTTTTCATCGCATCTAAAGCAATTACCCAAAAATGATTCTGCGTTAAAATATACTTTATAGTCATTGGAGTGGCAATTGGGACACGTCTTTACATTTATCTGTAATCCACGGTTCCCGCTGGAAAGCCTATATTCGTATCCTAAATAGGATAATACACTTTCGTAATCGTAGTTAGTGATGTCTGTTTTCATAATTCAACAAATAGCTAATCGCGTTTTGCAAAAATAAATAATTATCCTTGAACATACCTAAGCCCCTATTGCAATTGGAACAAAGTAAACCTCGAACCCCATTGGTGGAATGGCAATGGTCCACAACTAAAGGCATCTTATTGCCCGTTTTAGGGTGAATACCAAACTGTTCTTCTTTACAAATAGCGCACTTGCCAGATTGTTGGTCGGCTAGTTTATCATAATCTTCTGCGGTCAAGCCGTATTTGGATTTCAGGAGATATCCCCTGTGTCGATCTGGATTATGATCTGCTTCTTTAGATTTCACTTTGTCGTATTCTTTTCTAGAGTTTATAAAACATGTCTTACAATCTTTCTTGTAGAAATCACGCCACTTATAGTAATCGCTTAATGGCTTGCTAGCACCACACACTCTACAAACTCTATACTCTTCACTCATCCTCTTCTACTTCTTCTTCTGGTGCTGGCCCTTCGATGACGCCTTTGCATCGGGAGCATTGATAGTGGTATCGGTATGGGCCGAAGCCCATAACCGACCATCCAAAAAGCTGCCAGTCATGACCTTTGCTCTTGCAAGGGTCGCGCCTAAACATTACTGACCTAGGGCCTTCTTAGCAATATTTAGAATGCGAGTTACCGTAGCGTTTGGTGCTGCGGTTTCCTGTGCTACGATGTCAGAAAGACTACGGCGATAGGCTTCTACATTGGAGAACGACTGTGCTAGGCTTTCGCGTTCCCGTTCTAAGAGAGCCTTATAAAACTCTGCTAGTTCCTGACTTTCTTCATACTTCTTTTTAGATACGAATAGCATAATTATCCTTTAATATCTGTAATTTCTTTAATGTGCTTCATTACTGATAGATCACGCTTAACGAAAATTGTGACCGGCTTTTGGTTACGGGATGCCGCGTAGTAAAGCCTTGCTTCGCCCGTTTCCTGTTCGATTTCGTTGACGTTGATAGTGATAACAAGGTCTGCCGTTCTGATCTTATTAAAGTCATCAGCAACATGCGTCATAGTAACCGTGTCAACATCAGCGCCCGAACGGTTGGTCTGGGTTGCCGTAAGGATAGCAAAATTTTCCGTCTGCGCCAGCGCTCTTAGATCAATTGCTACCTGCTTGCTCTTCTCGATGCCATCACCATTGTTCTCGGATAGCATAATATCCATGTAATCGACCACTACTAGATCGAACTGGATACCTAAAGCTTGATACTTCTTAACAAGGCGTCTTAGCTGGCTTACGCTAAATGTTCCTGACGGATATTCATGTAGCTTCAAAGTAGCTGCTCTACCAGTCCACTTAGCTACCCGCTCTTCCACCTTGTCAATTTCGATATTAAGATTATCCATCTTAACACCGGAGATATTGGCGTCCATTCGGTCAACCTGAATTTCGGTGGAAACTTCAAGCGAAACGAATAGAACCTTGTTACCCTTTTCGGCGGCTCTTAGAGCGTGGTCCAGAAGGCCGATTGACTTACCGCGCTTTGAGGGAGCCATGAGGATGGACAGTTCGCCCTTGCCCCAGCCCTTGCGATAAAGGGTTTCGTCAAATTCTTTGAAACCGGTTGTTACTGAGTTATATGAAATCTCACCAGCTAAGCGAGCTTTTCGGATTGCGCTACGCTGTCTAATGCTGTCACCATCGTTATAATCGTATGCGCTGCTAAGATCGCTAGTGCCTACGTCGATAGCTTTCTGGAAGATTGGTAGAATGTTGTCGAGGTTGCCCCCGTTGTCTACGATGTCAGCGGCTTCCATGACCGCCATTTCGGTAGCTTGTCGTCTTACGAACTCTGCTACTCGCTCGATAATGAATTCGCGGTCTGAGATATCCGCTTTATATAGGTCTTTAATCTTAGTGGTTACGGGGCCTTCTAGTTCCTTCCGTAACAGCCCCTTGGCCTTATCTTCTTTGAAGGTCTGGGATAAGGCAACAGGCGACGGGTTGATACGATACTTCTTATAGTGATTGTGGATAAGACTTAGAATATACTTATCCACTTCACTTTCGAAGAATTCAGGCTTAATAAGCCCATCAACCCGTTCGCAAAAGTTCCTGTCCCGTAAGTTTAATGCTAGTGCTTTGTCTTTAAAATCGTCGCCAAACGTTACGGTAGTAGTCATAATGTCCTTTTATGGTTTTTGTGCTAAGAAGTTGTTCAGTCCTTCTTGCGTGTCGAAATAGCCTTCTGTTCCCTCATATCGATCAATGATATGGCGAACGATGCCGTGACGAACGATATCATCGCGTCCGAAATTGCAGATAGCTACATCGTCCAAACCTTTCAGCTTGTAAAGGGCATCTACCAAGCCGCTTGGGCCGGGAATGTCCTTCTGTTTAATGTCGCCATTGATGATGAACTTACCACCTTCACCGAACCGGGTTAGTAGCATCTTCATTTCGGTTGGGGTGCTATTCTGCATTTCATCTGCTAGAACCCAAGTCTTAAGGGTCGAGCCTCTTAGGAATTGTAGGGGGCGCGGTTCGATCTTACCGGCCTTGATATAATATTCCGTCTGACCGGCTCCTAAAGCGTCAATGAAGGCATCCTTCACCGGTCGTAGATATGGTTCGTATTTTTCTTCTAGCTCGCCCGGTAGGAACCCTAGGCTTTCCCCTACCTCCACGGCAGGACGGGTCACGATAACTTTATCAATGATCCCGTTCTTAAGAGCTTGAGCCGCCATGACTGTCGAAAGCCATGTCTTACCTGTTCCTGCGGGGCCAACCCCGAAAATAATCGAACTACCATTAATCTTACGCATGTAATGTGTTTGAGCATCATTCTTAGGCGTAATCTTTTTGATCTTTAGTTCGTGGTGGGCAAACTGGTCATCAAACTCGGTTGAAATGGGCTTGTGACGTGGTTCTTGGTATTTAGGTCGTTTACTCTTACTCATTCATTAATATTCCTTACTAGGAACTACATTATATAAGATTAAAAATTATCTTAAAGACTTGATTTAAGAAATTTTCTCTCTTGTGGATTCAGCCCAGCTTCCGCAGTCTTGGCACTGTGTCCGCTTGATACGATAATGTTTGGTCCGACGCCAGCCCCTACTCTGGACATTATTGGAACCACATGCTCCGCACTCTACCTTGGTATGGGTTAGGTGGGGGTGATTCTTAATGAAGGGCTTAAGCTTGTGATATAGAGGTTCCATCATCACAACGTCTTGAATGTTGTAGCTGCGCATTCTATCTCTAGCCGCTACATCACCGGCCATAACCGCAACCCAAAGTCCGAAGCCTTCATGCTTCATCTTCTCGCCGATGCCTAGGTGGGGTCCGACGAAAGCTAACCGGTTCATCATGAAACCTAGCTTACGAACAACCTTTAATAGGTCAATGGAAGTGATAGGTGCTGGCGGATCAAGACCTTCTAGGAGGAATTCACCGTGGATTTTAGGTAGATCGAAATCATCACCGTTATAAGTGACAACCGCTACAGATTCATTAATAAGCTTTTGAAGAGCGAAAAGCATTTCAAACCGGGTATGAGTCCATTCTGAATAAAAATGGGTTTCTTCTTCGCCTAAATATTTAGCAGCGAAGCATAGCATTCCGGTAGGTTGAACGATCTGTTCCGGTGAAATATTTACTTTCCAGCAATTCCATACGTAAGCTAATGCTGGTTTAGTTTCTATATCTAGAAATAAAATTTTAGGTTGATATTTAATCATATAGTTCCTTATTAACTTTTAAATAGATTAAAATATTATAAATTATAATTTAAAAGTTAATAATTATTTTTAACTATATAAATTTTATCAATTAATTTTTAACCTATTCAACGACTGCTCGTCAGCGATTGTAGGGGCCTTCTAAACCCATCAATCTGGCTTTGCAACAGCTAGTCCCTTCATTAATGATGGTGGATCACACTCCCTATCGTTGAAGCATGTTATGATCGCTTGAAGCTCTTTTAGTCTTAGCTTGCAATCTGGGATCGTAGCTTCAAGGCTTGCTACATACTTAGCTACCTGAGACTCCATTATGATATCTCCGGTTGGTCTGGTAGTGGGGTTTTCACATTGATATTGAGCCGCAGGTATATTGATAGGTTGCGGTTTAAAAATCTGAACATGTGAACAGCCGGTTAATAGCACCGACATAATTATCATATAGAAGATTGACTGGATTTTACTCATTAAAGAACTCTTTTAAAAGCGGTCCTACTGGTTGGTCTTTATTTTCTTTTACCAGCGTATCTACCTTATCTATTTTAGATTGATATTCTTTTTTAATTATAACTCGTTCTTCATTACCGAGTTTAGTAACTTGGTCTACTACCTCTGCTCTTCTATCATTTTCTTTAATGGTATCATTAGCAGCGTTAAGGGTAGTCGTTAGTTCTATCTTATCCGCTTGTAAGCTATCAACTTGCTTATTTAAATTCCAGACATAAAAAGAAAAAGCTCCTAAGGCTACCGCGATGATAGCCCATAGAGCAATTTTTCCTTTAATGGTTGCAAAGCTAAGCAAACCCATTTAAGCCTTCTTCTCGCCGTTTCGGGTGCCTGAGGTTGACCCGAATTCGTAGCTTACAACAGCGCCACCCCAACCAAAGAAGACACCAGCTAGCGGGAGCAAGGTATCTTTATTGGCGTCGGGGATAGCGACGAAAAATAACAGCATCATAATAAGAAGGCTGGATAGAAGCGGAATAAGACCCACTACCCATTTGAAGCCGCTCCTACTCATGGTTATGCCGCGACTGGTGAAGGAGTTGGTGAAATTGTTGCAGGCGTATATTGCGCTAGGATATTTGTTAAATCCTGACCTAGCGTATAGCTAATAGTAGATTTTATTCTTGCGAAATACTGAGCAGCAGCGGTGTTTCCGCCTGTAGAGTCACTTAGAAGATCATTTAGTTCTGCATTAAAAGCATCAACTAGAAGTTTAAGTTCTTGTAGAATGACGTATTCTTTCTCTTTAATCTGAGAATAAAGATCATTTAGCGTAGGGGAAGTTGTATCAGTCATTATTAATTGCCTTTCTTAGTTTTCTTGTTTCGATTATTAATTGCATATTTTATTAATTTATTAAATTCAGCGTTCGTTAGCAATTTCCAACGATAAACTAACGTGCCCCGTTTTTTTAAATATGCTACGTTGTCGTTTAGCGAAGTAACGGTGGCCTGTAGCTCTTTTACGTTTGGACTTTCCGTTACTTCTTCTGACATATTTCCTTTATTTATGGAAGCGCCCATATCTGCAATGGGCCAACTCATGACCCAACCATTCCGGCATATATTTTACTCTCTGGTCGATAGTGTGTATCTCACACTTATTCTCTTTAGGCTTTAATACCGCAAATGACATAACTTTTCTAGAGGGATTCTCCTGAACGTCATATTTTTTTAAAGCCTGATCGAATTCTTTCTGATTAGGATAGTCTACAAATGACACGGCCACTTCCTGTTTAACATATTCTTGGCGCTCTAGCTGGTAGAAGTCTGTCCTACCGCCCATCGTCATGCAGCTTCCTAATAAGACCGCCAATAAGACGGTCATTATTAGTGCTAGTTTTTTCATTACCACTCCGTTGTTGTTATACTTACTCTTTGTGACGCTATTGTGTCTGGCGGATTGAAACGTGACATGTTAACGGTGAAGGTTCTGTTAGCTGTTGATTTTTCGGTATCGTTCCAAGTGAATGATGCCCAATAGTTATATGTCCTTTTGATCCAACCGGCCTGACTATCGCCCGGAACAGGCGCTTGGCCTTCTAGTGTGATGGACCCGTTGCAGGTGTTTAGGGTACTTACGGTAGTCGAACCTTTCACTAGTGACAGGGTAAAGTCGGTTGTTCTATTGTCACTCTTGCCACCGTAGTGACCGTCTTGGTTGCTTCCTGAAATATTGTAACCGTTGCTCTGCAAGTTTGAGATTGCCGAGTTATAGTTATTCAATCCTGTTGAGGTAGCAGGGAATGATAGTAGGCCGTTGCAACTCATTGAATATGAAGCATTGACCGCGATATCATTACCGTTAGAACCGAACGGACCTGCCGTTGTAGACCCGGTTGCTGCTAGGCCGCTCCAAGCGTTTGAGTTCTTTAGAGTTCCAGCAATGATACCACCAGCGTAGTAAGCTTGGCCGTTAGTCTTCACAAACTTGATGGCGTTAGCTTCTGTGCAGTTAGCAAGGTTAGTCTGGGCTGGTCCTGTCCATTCAAGGAACTGGTTTGAAGAACCGAAGCCTTTACCGACAACGTACATCGTGTCACCAGCATAGATGCGTAGCGTACCATCAGACCATGCCATACGATTTCCACTGCTACTAGAAGGCTCCACAGAGAAGTTATCTGCAAACACTTTGAAGTTACCAGTTTGCCCGTTGTTATTGGTTTCCCATCCAGTAATTAAACCATTGACATCAACCTTCACAGCAGCACGGGCAAGTGCAGTTGTAGCTTTACCATCTGTTGTAACGATAGCCTCGTTGATTGTGTTGACGGTCGCTTCTGACGAGTAAGGTGTTGCAACACTGCCTCTCTCAAACTTCTGTTGACGAACCGCCATTTGGTCTACAGTAGCCCCATTAGGTGCGTATAGGATGACACGTACCAATGCTTTTACAGCATTAGAAGGACTTGTTACTGTAGCAACTTCACGTCTGTTTTGCTCAAACCAAAAGCTTGCGTTACGGCTGGTGGCGCCATTGCGACTCACCTCTTGACCACTACTATTGAGCCAGAGAATTTCGGTGTAACCGCGAATGTTGCCATTATTACCACTAACACCATAGGTACAGCTATAAGTATACTGCGTATTTGGATCAACTTCCATATGCGCAGAGTCCATGTAATAGTAACGGTCTTGCGTCATGGTAGCGCCCACCCAGATGTAAGCGTAAGGCCCCCAAGTATTGGAAATGGCCGTCCAACTGCCATAGCCGTTGACCCAACCGGTAATGCCCCGCTCAAACCCGCCATTCTTTAGCAGGTTAGGATTACCAGCTTGAACGGTAGTACGAAGGCTACCAAGTTGCGTGTTCGCATCAGCAATTGCAATGGCATTCTGAGCTACGTTGGCTGTTAAAGTCTTTGTGGTATCAAGACCATTACCGGCAGCGTAAGTAGAAGGGGATTGTCCTGCTTCATAATATTTACGGAACATAGGCTCACAGAACCAAAGCCAGCTATCACCTTGACCAGAGAAAGTGCCCATCTTAAGCACTACAACAAGCGCTTTGGCGGCATTAGCAGGTGCGTAGCCTCTTGCAACCATATGGCTGTAATTACCGATTTGACGACCACCACTAGACGTAGCCATTTGTCCCGAATAGGTAGAGCTTATACCGTTACCATCGACATCGTACCAATCAATACGTACTTCGGCGTTAGCACGATGCGCAGCCACTTTAGCCGTGAATTCATAGAATTGCCCACCGACAACAGGCATGAACCCATAGAACCACTGCCCATATAGACCAGTATCTCCATTATTCTGATGGATAGTTAATACATTCTTGCCTTCGGGATGCCATGCGTCACCTAATGGGTAGTTGATTTCCCACTGGTCAAAGCCCGCGCCGTTAGCATAAGCTGACCAGCCATCTTTAGACAAGAATTCGCTGTTACCAATCATATTACCACCACCTGCGGAATAGGTAGCAGCTAGATTAGAAGCAGACTGTGCAGCACTACGATAACCATCCGCCTGTGAAGCGTAGGTTGAAGCATTTTGCGAATGAGTATAAGCATCGTTACGATAAGACTCGGCGCTATTGGCATAACCATTAGCGGCATCAGCGCGACCACTTGCACGATTGGCCTCACTACTGGCTGAATTAGACCAACCTGATGCGGCATTTGCAAAACTCTCTGCATTCTTTTCAGAGGTGATATCCTCAATTCGGAACCAACGCCAATTAATGCCGTGAGTTGTTTCACCATTATCGTTAGCCGATTGCAGGAAAGGCCGCGCTTGTACAACATCGTTGCCTAGAACAAATTCACCGGAGAAGTCGCCATAACCTGTGCCAGCCGGTCGAGCAAGAATCGTAGGGTAGTTGATATTACCATTGACGTCTTTAGTTTGGAAACCGATACGTGCAGGAACACCATTCCACGCAGCGGCATTACCTGTCATGCGGAAGCGACGGCTAGCCCAATTTCCATCCTTAAGCTCGCCTTCAAGAACATCACGCGCTGTTTGTTGAAGGACGTATGCATTAATTCCACCGTCCCATTGTACAGTAACTGCACCGGACCAGTTACCCTTCTGACCATCAGTAAAATTAGCTTTACCGATTAGATTGCCAGATGCGTAACTAGATGCTTCGATCTTAGACACATTAACGGCAGATGCACTATTGCTTGCTTCGTTGGCTTTAGTTGTGGCTGTATTTGCGCTATTGCTTGCAGCATTTGCATACTGGCTTGCATTATAAGCAGAGCCACTAGCAAGACCTGCTTGTTGACTTGCTGTATTTGCACTACCTGATGCATTACTAGCGGAAACACTTGCTTCATTGCGGAAGGTTTCGGCTTGACCGCGATAAGTATTAGCATTATTGGCGGCTGTTTCGGCGTTAGTACGACTTGTGTTAGCAGCAGAAGCCGAATTTCCAGCTTCGTCGGCTTTTATACTTGCAGTGCTTGCACTTTGGGCCGCTGCATCAGCATAATTCTTAGCTGTATTAGCGCTAGTGATATCTTCAAGTTGTAGTGAAGTAACCCAATAGTAACCCTGACTATCAATGCGTAGAAGAGGACGAATCCAACGAACACCATTATCCCATAGTGTGTTTGAATTAACTTCAATGTAAGAAGTATTAAGACCATTGCCCCAGCCTTCTTGGCCTTCCCCAACAGTGAAGCTCTGTGAAGCATTATTCCAATAATCGCCTGACTGAAAACTACCGTCTTTTATACCGATAAAGAAAAGTGCAAAGCTGACAGATGAGCCAGTTTGTCCACCACGAAGACGCAGCTTAGACGTGATCTTATATCTGCGATCACGAACAATTGGGTAATACCCTTTAGAAACAATGTGGGGTGTGAAATGAGGAACATTGCTAACCCCCAATTTTCTACCAAGACCATCACTAGACTCGTCTAGAATAAAACGTGAATCACTGCTAAGGGAACCGGACGCTGTACCCCAATCCCATGACCAATCATTCAGATCATTAAAAACAGAAGGGTAATTAGCACGAACGATATTAGAAGCTGAAACTTTAGAAGTTTCAGCAGCGTTAGCAGAAACACTCGCTTCATTTGCTTTTGTAGAAGCTGTTTGTGCGCTACCAGCAGCAGCGTTAGCAGAATTGTTAGCATTATTTGCGGATTGGCTAGCATTCTGTGAATAAGTGTAGGCATTACCTTCATGACCCGCTGCATTATTTGCAGAAGTGCTTGCGTTACCGGCAAAAGTCTGAGCTTGGCCCATTGCAGTTTGCGCATCGGTTTTACTTTGACTTGCAGCATTAGCAGACTGGCTTGCTTCATCGGCTTTTGTACTCGCAGTTTGAGCGCTACTTGCCGATGCATTAGCATTGTTCCAGCTATTGTATACGTCAGTAATATCCTCTACAAACATAGAGTCAAGTTTGTAGTAACCACCAACATCAATTCGAGCTAATGTACGTGCAGCGTAAACACCTTGTGCGATGAAATCATCTGCGGAGCATTCAAAACTATGATGCGCATAGACACTTCCTTCACCCCAGCCATTTTGCCCAGATTGAATAGTAAAGGCTGTACTAATACCCCAATCAGTGCCATTAGAGCGACGACCGATAAGATACAAGGAGACTTGCGGATTCCCAGAACTCGCATCTACAATCAACCACTTAAGGTTGACACGAAGCCTGCGACCGGGTGATAGAGTGAATAAGGATTTGCTTGCAATATGTGGGCTAAAGTGTGGACGGTTATCGACACCAAGACCTGTTACGCCATTAGTAGTTCTAACACTAAAACGTGCGTCACCAGAAAGATCACCTGCGCCGCCGCTAAAATCTTGTGTCCAAGAATACAAGTCTCTAAAAGAGGTTGGTCCTGAATTTACAAGAATGCCCTTGGCGGAAGCAAAGGCGCTCTCCGCTGCTACTTTGCTGCTATTAGCTGCGTTGGCTGAATTCCCAGCTTCATCAGCTTTAGTAGAAGCGGTTTGAGCGCTGTTAGATGCGGCATTCGCAGATTGCCCAGCATTATAAGCCGATGTTGCAGCGGCACCAGCCTGATTGCCCGCCGTTTGAGCGCTACCGGAAGCATCCTGTGCGGACTGGCTTGCTTGCTGCTGGTAAGCGTTCGCGTTACCTGCCGCAGTTTCAGCATTAACTCTACTTGTATTAGCTGATGAAGCTGAGTTTCCAGACTCGGTAGCTTTAATACTTGCAGTACTAGCGGATTCGGCAGACGCATCGGCAAAGCCTTTAGCCGCACGTTCGGCAGTGACATCACGAATTGACAGAGTGCGTAAAGAGAACACACCCTGATTATCAATACGGATTAGAGGTCTAATCTTAGTATAACCGTCTGCTAATAAAGCATTAGAAGGGACATCGAATTTATCTAACTTGAAGCCATAGCCTGTGCCCCAACCAACACCACCTACTGTGATATTAATTGGAATATTATACGTGCCGTTTGCGTTACCATCAGGTTTAATACCTACAGCCCATAGAATGCCGTTGACAGGGTTATCGCCATTCTGACCAGAGCGAAGCATCCATTGGACAGAGATTTCAAAAATACGATCAGGAACAAGCTCAATGTCGCCCTTAGGCACAATATGAGGTGCAAACGCAGGAACGTTATTAACATTAAGTACATTGCCAAAGGTAGTATCATTGACTAGTGTGAACCTAGCGTCGTCTGTGATTTTACCAGTTGCGCCGACCCAATTACTGGACCAGCTATCCGCATTGGTAAATGTAGATGGTAGTAGCGCACGGGCGGCCGTAGAGGCTACAACCGCACTTGCTTGGGCAGCGGTTGCACTAATTCCAGCTTCATCAGCTTTAGTAGAAGCGATTTGCGCTGAACCATTAGCTGCGTTAGCCGATCCACTAGCATTATCTCTAGCTTGTTCAGAAGCAGTTTTTGCAGCTTCGGCAGCTTGCTTAAGTAAATTAGCATCTGTTTCGGCTTGTTCGCTAGCTTGTCTACTTACTTCGGCAGCAGCAGCGGCGATTTCAGCATCAGATTTTAAACCTTCCGTAGCTGTTTTAGCGTTTTCAGCAGCAACTTTAAAACCTTCCGCTTCGGCAGCACTTTGAGCGGCTGATGCGGTCGTTCCATAAGTCTCAATTAATTCTTCGATGCTATCTTTAGCAGCTTCCGCGTCTCTTTCTAATTGTTCAAGTAGAGCTTGTTCGCTTGGGCTTGAGCCATTAGTAGCACCGGGTTGAATAGTTTCCGTAGTAGTGAAAGTTGTAAAGTTTACAGTTCTCCAATCTGAGAATGAATTACCAATCTCAGAGCGAACGCGGAATTCATGCGTTCCAACTCTTAAGTCGCCCACTCTTAGATAATATTGATCTGTTACGCCATATTCGTCCCATTCGGTGTTGCCTTCTGGTTTCACTTGAACACGATAGCGGATACGTGTCTGTTCGTCGGTTGTAAGCCCATCAGGGCCGTTCCAAATCACTTCCACTAGTGCGGTAGCCAAATAGCTGATCTGGGCCACTGACAGGGCTGTAGGGGCGTCTAGAACGGATGCTTTACTGTCAACCTCTAGAGATAGAGTAGGAGCCGCACCTGAGCTTGCTCTTGTTAGATCGGTGTTAAATGAGATTACCTTAACCGCTACTTCTTGGTCAGTGCTTACCTTGATCTGGCATTCGTTTGTGTTGAAGATAGTCTGATAGAATGTGAATTCGGCGTCACCGATTGACATGTAAATGTCGGCACCGCCATAGTTCTTAATGTGACCTGTCTGCCATGATAGAACGCCGTCTACGGACGTATTGTCGTATGAACCATACTGGTCGTGCGCAAACGCTAAGCTACGAACATGTAGAACCGTCTTTGGCTCTGTTGTAGCTGGATAAGGCACGATTGTTTCTGGCGGATTGTAAATGGCTTCGTTATATTCTACGAACGTTAGCTTACGCTGGTCGAAACCAGTTCCCGTTAGAGCTTTTAGACGGTAAGGCTTCTTTACGATTTCCTTGTCGCCGAACATGAAGTTAGAATATTGAGCAGGGGCAGCGCCGAAAGCTGTAGCAACCGTAATGGTATCGGTTGTGCCTTCAACGTAAACAACGTCTCTTTCTTCAATAACATCAGTGTCCCAAACGGTAGCGTTAGTTCCTGTTACGAAATCGTTATCACCACCTACAGTTACGTAAGCGCTGTTACCAACTACGTTGATAGCTTCGATTGAACGATCTACTTCGCCTTGAACTAGACGCTTGCAGTTTTCTAGGGTTAGGACTTTACCGTTAGTTCCAGCTAGGGTTACAACATTACCGCTGCTGCCTACAACCTGATAAGTGCCTCTTGAGGCAGCGTTACCGATTACTAGGATCGAGTAGTCTTTGTTATCTTCCATTGTTACTGGACGATCTAGCTTGATGACTAGTTCGTTTGAACCAGCGCCTAGACGGCCTGATACACCCCAATTAACAACATCGTGTTGAATTAGGGCAACGTCACCAATGCCTAGACCGATTGATTCAACCGGGGCTTCAAAGCTTACAGTGCGTCTTAGATAGCGGTTATTATATAGCTGATACCAAACTTCCTGTAGAGCCTGATCGAAGTTGTCGATACCCGGAACTGAGTATGAAACAGCGCGAGGGACATCGCCTCTCTGGTCTGCCTCTGGATCGACTACGCGGATGGTCTTCTGAGTGTTTAGGTCTTCCTTATCGTAATAAGAAATTTCGAACTCATTAGCTCTGTCTGCCATAGCAATGTAGCTGATCGAGAATGTATCTTTGAAGATATTACCCGGACCAAATAGCATTACTGGCTGTTGTGGCTTATCGATAGCTAGTGATAGCTTTGTTCCTACGCGAGAGAATGCAGCGTGACCGATCTTTAGAACGTCAACGCAAGCATCCCATAGGGTAGTTGTGGTGTCGAATACACCGTTAAACTTTAGGCTGTTGTCTTCGCACCATTGCGCCCATTCTACGAACGCTGGGAAGTCGATAGAATAGATTCCGGGTGTTCCGCGCTCTTCGCCAATTAGCATGTCTAGAACAATCCACGCTGGGTTGTCTGTCCATGCCTTTTGGGTTACGTTACCGTTAATGTCATAGTGATTGACCTTAACACCCTTTACTAGCCAAGTAATGTTAGGAACATTGCTTAGCTGTTCGTTCATCTTGATCTTGTAGTAGGCGTTAGCTACGTGACGTAGAGTCGTTCCACCAGTAACGATTTCACCGATATCGGTTACAATCGTCTGGTCCATATCATGATCTTCGTCTAGGTTCTGCGTAATCTTTCTTACGCGGATATTATAGATACCCGGAGTTAGAGTCTGTGATTCGATGGTTTTACGGATTACTTTAGCGCGCTTATCGGTGAAGTTGAACGCCCATGAAGGCCAACGAGGGTCTGTATTGCCGCCGTTTAGCTGCGTCCAAGTTGAAGCGCTTGCTAGCTTGTATTCTACGGTTACAACCGACTCATGCCAATCCTTATTGCCCTTCTTCGTAGTGAAGTGGACAATACCCTTAGGGAAAGCTAGATTAACTTGGAAGCGGTCAATCTCTTCCGTAGTAGTGTGTGTCATGTAGCCGTTGGCGTATGTTAGTTCGGCATTCTTTGTTACCTGACTAATTGAACGGCTGAATAGAGGGTTTACAGTTTCTGTTGCGCTACCAGCAGTGAATCCCCAAGTTACGGCATCGTAGCTTGTGATTGGCTGATCGTTTAGGTAAGGCGCTGAAACGCCATCGATTAGACCGTCTGATAGAACAGTTCTACCATATAGATACTGGTCGTCGCCTACGTTCTCGGTGTAAAGGTCAACATAGTTACCAGCTACACGGTATTCCCCGTATACTACCGGGATTGCTACGCCTTCTTTAGCCGTGTTTTTAGCCCCATCATAACCGTATGATGAGGATTCTTCGTTGTCGATTTTAGGAGTTTTAGGAGCTAATAGGGCGTTAATTAGTAGACCACCAGCTAGGGTGAATACCGACATACCGATACCAACCGCTAGGGCTGAACCACCTAGAAGAGCTAGACCACCAATTGCGGCTGGGGCAAATAGGAAGAAAGCACCTACGACAAGGGCGACCATGGCCACCATACGTAGAATGTTCTTGGCACCGCCACCACGGGGAACTACAACTAGCTGAATTGTATCAGTAGGCTTTAGGCGTGTCTTACCATGTTCTTCAAGAGTTACCGGAGTCCCATTAAGGCCGATCTTCCATTCACAATCCTTTGGTAGGTCGTGTAGATAGCGTGCTAGTGTCGTATTCTTTCTATATAGAATCTCACTGTGTTCAACCTTTGATGGGTCGAACGCATTATACAGAATACCAACCTTAATAAACTTCTCAGTCTTCATATTTATAACAACCTAAAATCCTGTGTGTCCATCCTCTTGAAAGGCGTTCGATGGTTACGCCGTTAGTCTTTTCCCATGTGTGGATCATTGTATCTGGGCCGGTTACATAACCTACGTGGGCACCATAACCTTTGATAGAGAAGAGAACTAATGCGCCTTCTTCTAGGCCGCATTCTCTCCACTTAAGTTTCTCGACCGATACTACGTCGGCAATAACTTCTAATGTGTCGGGGGAAGTAACGTCAGGAACTTGGACGCCATCTAATTCTTTAGATAATAGCATATAAAGTCCGTAACAGTCTAGTGCTTTTCTGTCTCTTCCCCCATATTTAAATGGGATACCGATATAGTTAGTATAGTTTCTCATTACGCTGCGTTTAGACCCGGATATCCGCCGAAGTTAGCAATGTTGCCGTGGGCGATGCAGCCGTTGGTTCCTAGAAGGGTTAGGTCGCATTTTGCTAGAGGGCCAGCATACTTACAGCGTGGGCCTTTGTATTTCCATGCGCAACGGTCTTTAAACTGACGGTAATTAGGGAAGCGCTTGTTTACTGCGCTGTCGGTTCCTAGATCGAATTCTACAACATACTCAGTGTTGGTAGCCGCTAGAACCTTGAAAGTTTCTTGGATTTCTGCTGGTGCATCCATAGCGCCGCTATTAACTACGGTCATGGTTACGTTAGAACCAACTAGACCGCCGTAAGCTTCCACATACTGCATAAGAACGCGGGTCTGGTCTTGAGCGGTTAGCTTGATTGTTGGCTCAGTATTATTCTCTACAGTGATGTCTAGATCAAAGTTAGAAGCCTGATAGGTAAGACCGTCGAACACAACGTTCTCGCTGTTCTTTACGAAAGTTAGGGTATTAACCTCTTCGCCTTCTTCGTTCTTTACGTCAACTTTAATTAGAACAAGGAATAGCTCTTCCGATGCGATCTTGTTCTTTTCAATGATACTACCTACGCTTAAATGTCTTGCCATTATACTTCTTCTAACTTAATTCCTGTAATGTCCCATCTATAGTTCGAACCATAACCTTTATAGTCAAATGTCGGAACTCCTGCGAAGCGAACTTGCACAGTTTCATTACTAGTTTTTACTAAATAAGTAAACACCTTGTAAGTCCCATTGTTATTAAAAAATGTTTCGAACGTTTCTTTTTCCGCATTTGATAGATCGGTGAAACCCGTTGTCCATGTTCTGCGCGGTCTACGTGTATGTCTTGGTCTGGTTAATACGTATCCGCCCTCCATTTCAGAGCGGATACCTACGTCTTCCAAACTTAGTCCAAATTTATCGGTGGCCTCGCGATCACCGAAAGTTGGAAAGTCTGCCATTATTTCATTCCTTTCATGCTGTCTCTTAATGGACCCGGCTTAGACATGTTCTTTAGGATCACATCGATAATCATCTTTTCACCATCGAAGCGCGGTTGTGATGACGTTGCGTCCATCTGAGTGCCTGACTGGTTAATGATGTTTACGGTTGTTTCTGGAGCTTGCTTGCTGCCAGACGATCCCATTGCTTTCATCTGTTCGGGAGTTAGGACGGTTTCACCCTTCTCCGCGATGATTGGGACTTCGTTAGGCTTTAGACCTACCATGCCCCCTGTGTGGTATCTTTCGGCGAAAGCGAAGATAGCAGGGTCTACCGTCGTTCTTCCCGGTGAACCCGAACCAACCGTCCCTCCCCTATGGAACGTTGGGGTGCTGTTGAAAGCGGCGATTGGAGCTAGCCCATCGGCGGCGAAGTTATTCGAACCGCTGTAACCTAGGCCAATTGCGCTCAAAATTGCTTTCGCGATCAATGCGCGGATAATGATCTTTGTGATATCGATTAGAAGCGACTTTACGAAATCACCGAACGCTAACTTACCGCGAGCTAAACCGTCAATGAAGCTATCCATTGAGCTAGTTAGAGTGCTTCCTAACTGCCCCTTTAGATCAGCGGCGGATTGTGCCCAGCTTCCGAACATGCTTTGAGCGATGTTATTCTTTTTCGCTAGAGCTTTTAGGTAGTTGTAATACTGGTCGGCAATCTTCCTACCCTCCGGACCATAAAGGTTCTGCGTTTCGTCAATTAGACCCTGTATACGGGCCACTTCACGTTGGTAGTTAGCTTCTCTTTGCTGGTCTTCCGTTAGAAGAGCATCATTGATTTCAATAGTGCTTTCTTGCGCCTTCTTAGCCTCTAGAGCCATTAGTTCTAGTCGGCGATCATGGGCAGCTTTATTGATTTCTTCCTGTGTCTTGGTGACGATGCCTTGGTTGGTAGACTTTAGGTTTTCGCTATATTGCTGGCGCAACTTAGCAATGTATCTATCAACCTGATTAGATACGTTAGAATAGCCAACCTCTAGGGAACCTAGAGCATCTTGTGCCTGTAGATTCTGATCGTTAACCGCAGTTTGTAGACGCTCTAGATTCTGCTGTGCCTTAGCTAGAGCAGTGATTTCGTCCTTATGCTTCTTAACGTCTTCCTTTAGCGAAGGAATCATGTTCTTATATTTTAGGGTTTCGGCGTTTAGAGTCGATTGAACCTTGATAGCCGCGACATAGGCACGAACTTCCGCTTCGATTTCCTCGCGGTTATCGTTGAAGTTGCCGATGGCGTCGTTTTCAGGCGTAGTCGCTAACTCTGCGTTAAGCTCCTTGACCTTCATCATGAAGTTTACTAGCTGGTTTCTAGAAGAGTCTAAGCTGCCTAGCTTGTCCTTGGTATTTGTATTAACCGCAGCAACTTGCTTTTCTACTCCCTTGGTTAAGTCTACCGAATTAACCATGATGGTAGCTTGCTCTACTAGGTTAGCACTATCCTGTAGCTCCTTCGCATACTTTTGGGTTTCGCCAGAATAAAAGTTTAGATTATCTGTAGCTTTCTCATACTCTGTCTTTTGGCCTAGGACGTAGCGCTTAAATAGATTGATACCTCCCCAACCCGGATCAAGCATCCCGCCATTTTCTTTTCTTTCGGCATCTTCTTTCTTTTTAGCGTCGTTTAGGTCCATTTGAGCGCCAACCATTCTGGCTCTAGCGTTAGCTAGAGCAGCCTTGGCGTTCTTCATTAGCTCTACGGTATGGTTTTTAATTGTGTTAAGATCGCGAACACGCTCCGCACGGTTTTCGGCGGTTGCGGTTCTAACCTTATCAAATGCGTCCTCTAGAGCGTTCTGAGCGTTCTTTAGGTTCTTGCTAGCCATTTCATGCTGGATGCTGGCGTCAATGTCACGCTGAGTAGCTTCTTTCTTTCTGGTTAGGAAATAAATTAGACCACCGATTGCCGCACCGACTAGAACAACTTCCGCAGCTACGGCAGCTAGAGCCGCAAGGCTTATAGCTCCAGCACGGTTAAAGATGCCCATCGCTGTAGCGGCGGCAGTGAAAGCTTCGCCAAGGATTATAGTTGCTCTAGCGGCTACTGTAGCGGGTGCGGATAGAGTCGCAATAATCATTTTGACTTGAGTTAGTGGGGTTAGGAACTTGATAATAGTTCCTGCGCCACCTAGGAACACGCTTCCTAAGTTTCTGATAATGCTAGTCGCTGCGTTGAAGGCGAAGAAGCCAGCAGCTACCTTTAGAAGAAGCGCAATCTCTTCTCTGTATTCGTATACGAACTTAATGGCGTTAGAGAAAGCAATAGCGACGGTTCCTAGACCTTCGGTTACTTCTCTCATAAACTGATCGCCCGAAGCGCTGTTTAGGAATTCAGTTAGCTCCGAAACCTCTTTCTTAATCACATTGAAGAAGCTGTTTGAGCCGCCGTCACTTGTGACGCGAAGGATCATCTTTTGCCATGCGTTCTGCATACGAACCATTAGACCGTCCCACGTAGCCATCATGTTCTCTGCCCCGCCCTTATACTTGATGGACCATAGCTCCATTAGCTTGGGAACAGCATCGGCAGAAAGGACTAGACCTTTTCTCATTTTAGCGTCTAGCTCTGGGATAGTCATATCTAAAGCTTCCGCCATGTCCTTCATGGCGTTAGGGATAGCGTCACCCAACTGCTGTCTTAGTTCTTCGGCTGTAACCTTACCCTTTGAAAGCATCTGCGATAGAGCAATGCCAGCGCGGTTCATTTCGTCGGTAGAACCACCGAAGAACGCAACTGTGTCTACTAGAGCTTGCATCGTCCCTTGGGTAGGATCGATACCGGAAGCTTTTAGTTTTACGAATGATTTTGTTAGGGCTTCGATCTTGAATGGAGCGTTGTCAGCTAGATTCCAAATGTATCTGCTGTCCGACTTACCAATTACTGCGTTCTCCATTTCGCTAGCGCCGCCAGCTACGTTCTTTAGAAGAACTTGCATCTTCTCAAACTGAGAGTTAGTCTCGATAACGTCACCTAGAACGCCGCCGAATAGGGATTGACCCGTAAATAGGATCGCTCTAACCGAGTAAACGGCTAGGATTAGATCACGAATGCCAGTGTTCAATCCACCCACACTATGACGGGCAGAAGTCGAACTTCTTGACATGTTGTTCATTGATTGGGTGAAAGAGTTAATACGGCTAGTGGCGTTGCCTAGAGCCTGCGTAATCTGGTTAAGACCAGTAGTAACACCCCTAACGGAACTGTTCATTCCGTTAAGAGTCTTCATCATGTTTGTTAGGGCACGACTAGAATTACTAATGCGTGTGTTAAAGGAGTTAAGACGACGTTCTGTTGACTCTAGCGTCTTAATAAGACCCGAAGCATCACCGTCAATCGTAATTACTAATCTATCTGCCATTCATCTTCCCACTTAATGCTTGTAGTCTTTCCATCGCATCCGGGTCCATGCCGCGTTCAATTACGATGGGATTGCCCGTCTCTTCTTCTAGCTTCTTGATGAGGCTATTAGCTGCTTCACCGGATTGTGAGCTAGCCATGACGGTAAGTAGCCGAATATCTTGTTCGGCTCTTAATCGACTTATGTTGCTATTATATAGCGTAAATACTTTAAGGGGAAGTGATAATACGTCTTGGTATTTGAAGCCATAGAAATGGCTTACGCGGGTAATATAAAAGGGAAGATCAAGGCGTGTTACCCTGTCTCCCCCTGTGCTTCCCCCTCGCCTGCGTCCTCCGAACTAGCGTCTTCTGCTAGCATACGGATAGCTGATAGCTGCGCCATTGTCAGCTTGCGGAATTGTTCTTCTGTTACTGTAGGGAAACTCTTTAAAAGCGTTTCAATCGTTAGTTCCAGCATCTTTGATGCGGTATCTAATTCGCTTTCGCCACCGAGCTTTTCGATCTTCTCGGCTCGCTTCATCTGTTCGATATAGTCTTCGACGGTGGGAGTGTGCATGACATGCTCCACACCGCCAAGGATGATTGCTCTTTCTTTATTAGTGACAATCTGATCTAAGTTTACAACTTTCATTTAAAATCCTTATTAATGATTAGGTCGCGGCTGCGCTCTTATCACCAATAATGAATAGTAGTCCAGTTGTCAAGTCTGGGTAGCCAGTGAACTCGATAGAATACACTCTTTCTTCGTCATGCTTGTATGAGAAGGTTAGATCGCCCTTAGGTGAAGCGATAGGTAGAGTGAAGTCCTGTGACTTGTCGCTTGTAGCTAGAGGCTTAGGGTGTAGGTTTAGTTCGCCAGCTAGAGAACGTAGCGAAATACCAACGCCAGTAGCGCCGTTTAGCTTCTTCTTTGTTTGAACCGTAGCGTCGGTAACAAGAGTTGAACCGGGGAAAGCTACCTGTAGACGATCAAGCGATGTTTCAGCTAGAGGCGTCTTTACGGTCGCTGTGCGTCCAGTGATATACTCATTGACTTCCGTTCCACCAAACTGGTCAACAGTGATCTTATAAGTAGTAGTAGATAGCGTAACTTCTACACCACCCTTTGTTAAACCTAGGTCATCACCGTCGAAAGTAACGATGCAGGCACCTAGTTGAATGTTGTTTACGTCCGAGGTCATAACCATTTATTAACTCCAATATTTAAATCGGAATAGATTATAACACAAGGATATTAGAAATCAAATTAGTTATTTAGCAACAAACCTAATTTCATAGGTAACACTAAACTCAATAATCCCGCTATCACTTCTGCGATAAACCCTAGCTTGATATAGGGGCCTTACATATTTAATAAACATGGCAGGCGTATCTTTATTAAACAAGGTAAGGGCGTTAGATAGATTTTCGCATAAAGCGATCCCTTGTTCGTATCTCATGTTACGGACAATGATCTGAAACTTCCCTTTAAAGTAGCGGGGCGTATCAGGATCGATAATCGGCGGATCGTTTGAGGGATACAGGATGATACCATTGTTCATTTCCGCATTAGCAGAATATAAGAACATGTCTTTATTAAGAGTAGCTAGATTAGCTTCTTCGATTAGGTTTGCGATGGTTTCAATCTGATACATTATCTCATTGCCTGTCTTACTGCTTTACGAACGAGGTCTACGGCTTCCTCTTTCTTCTCGTCTACCGCACGTTCCATATATTTTTCGCCCACGTAGTGCGTTGGGTCCGCTGCTCTTTTAGCTTGGGTCTTCTCACCGGGATTGTAGCTCTGGTAGTTCTCATGGATTTCCATGGCATATGAAGCTACGTCTCTGCCGTCTTCGCCAGTTCCGCTAACCTCGATATCTACAGCGTGGTTCCCTCTGCGTGTCTTGCGATTGCTGATATGGATGGCAGACTCAAGGTTACCCGTGTCTACGGGGACGTTAGCTCTCGCTTCATCCCTGATTAGTTCGGCGGCTTGTTCTACCGCTTCTACCACTGCTTTTTCTGTTCTGTCGGCTTTCCTGAAAAGAGATTGTTTTAGCTTTTCGGGATTGAAGCCGCCTGAGTATGCCATTGCCATTAGGTTTCGTCTCCAAATAAGTCTGCGGCTTTTTCGTAGTCGATCTGGTAATGGTCTAGCTGCCCTAGCACGTTGTAACGTGGTTCTAGCTGCTTAACTCTGAAAACCTTACCATGAACGATAAACAAATCGCCCCAATCGGGTTTAACGCTAACGGGGACTAGGAGTCTTCCGCTAGCATGGTATTCTTTAATGTTTCCTCTTGTAGCGCTTGAGTCCGCTCTTACAGTGCTATCTTCTTTTTTAGTATCGTAGCGGACTTGCGCGAAAGGAATTTTCTCTTTATCGCCGTAGTTCTCTTCACCGTATTTGTTATAGCCGGGAAGCTTTCTACGGACGTAGCAGAAGTTGTTAGGTCTAAACATTATGCCCTCGCTAGTCTCCAAATCTGTGCGTTGGTAGCGCTCCACCAAATCCAATCCTTAATGTGGGAATAAGCCTCATCGGACATGTTAGTTAGCTTAGAGCCTCCAACGGCAGATTGACGGAAGAACATTGAGCTTTCGCCAATGGTTTCCGACACGATACCTGTTCTAATTTTCTCTCTAATCGGGCTGTTTTCAACAAGCATATTAGCTTCTACAAGCTGTGCCTTCTTTACAGCCTCTTGAAAGGCTACAGGGAGCGTTTTGAACTGGTCTAGGGTGTAAGTGCTAATATCCGTCCCTCGCTCCTGACAGCGGCCTACAGGGGCGAAATCGAACTTGCTTTTGATGATGCGTTCATAAGCATTCTCTAAAGCGACGGCTTTGATTTCGTCCGTAAGCATATCGAAGAATTTAAGGTCTTCACTTAGCTTGGCTCTGATGATTACGCTTTCCGGGTAGGTCATAAAGCTATCTACCATCGGGGTTAGCTTAGTAACGTCTCCGACAAGCTTATACAGAATGGTTTGCTTGTATGTTCCTTGGGCGGTTACTAGCTTTACGTTTAGCTGCCTTACGTCGATCTTCTGTGCGCTGCTGTTATACGTAGCTAATACAGTAATCATGGTAGAGCTTGCAGCAGGGTCAAAGCTAGGAGCCGTGGTAAAAGCAATTAGCTCTTCCCCGTATGCGTCTAACACCTGATACTGTAGATCAGTAACGTCTAGATTGTTGCCATTGCTGACATGTGGGATCGTAATAAATACGTCCGTTCCTGCTGCGAACTCTTCCATATTATGCCGCCTTCTTTTGGGCTTCCATGATATCCGCGATCATTGCATCAATGCTTACGCCTTTAACGCCAAATTCCGCTGCGATTTCACGAATGCCTTTAATTCCCTTTTCTGATCCAATTTCGATCAGTTGTTCTTCTGTATACTTTAGTTCAGTAGCGTCTGTCGCTGGTTCGTCTGACTCTTTTTGTAGAGCAGTTTCAACGACTGCTGATACATTACGAGCGTCAACCATAACAGTCGCAGGTCCAACTTGTTCATCATTGCCCACCTTAACGATCTTGATATTAGCCCCGATACGTCTAATTTCCATGTCGGTCGCCTCTCTTACAGAGACACCGCCCTCAAACTGTAGTGTGCCTAGGAAGCCATCAAATGCTTCATACCCAGCAACGTCGATTTTAATCTTGCTCATTAGTAACCTCTTAAAATTTAATAAGCCATTATAGCGTATATTACAGACAAACGAAAGGCCGCATAAAGCGGCCTGTTTCGTTTTATTCAGTTTCGAACTATCTATTAGATATTTGTGATACCCTTTAGACGAGCGATGCTCTTCGTTGACTTTAGAGCCATAGCGGTATACCACTTTAGTCTGTAACGAACGCTGTCGCGTAGCTCTAGGGTTCCTAGGCTTTCAACGCGAATACCCGCTGCATCACCACCGTATAGGCCGTGTAGACCGTCAACCGTGTTCATACGAGCCGCATAGATTGAGCAAGTGTTACCTGTGCTTGTTCCCTGATCTTCGTTACCCGGTAGGTATTCTGATAGGATGATTGGTAGACCGTCATAAGCTGGAACTGTGCCATCGAAGTCACGTAGCTTTAGCTGTTCAGGAACCATACCACCTGATGTTCTCATTAGCGTCTTAAGAGCGCGATATGTGCCGTGGCGCATAAAGATAGCATCTGGACGGTTAGGAACTTGGTCGATTAGCTGGTCTAGCATTTCGAAGGTTAGAGCCGCACCGTTAGCGCCTGCTGTGATCGTCTGACCGGCAGTTACTAGCTTACGGAAGCCATCGAATTCTAGTGCGTTTGTTGCGCTATCACCTGTAACCATTGTCTGACGGAACTTCTGGTCAACTGCCTTAGCAGCACCTTGAAGCTGTAGAGCGATCTGGCTGTTAGTGTCACCCATCGTTTCTGATAGGAACTTGTCGATATCGACGTTCTTAGCCATGATCTTTAGGGTCACGGTTACGTCTGTGAAAGTGCTTCCACCTTCTGAGATATCGCTGTTAACATCGATGAAATCGATAGTTGGGATGGTGTTCTCACGGTTGTATACGTAAGCCTTATGGTTCACCTGCACGAAAGGTAGAAGCGCATAAATGGCGTCACGCTTAATAATTTCTTCTACAACGCCTTGGACTAGAAGGTTATTCGATAGTCTCTGGGCATCAACTTTTAAAAGTGGCATGTTTAACTCCGTTTTCTTTAATTACGGAGATAATATTAACACTAGTATATGTATTAACAAAGCATTATTTAATTCTACTTGTAATTTCTGTGCATCAATAGTAATATAGGCACAGAAAAGGACACAAGAATGTATTCAACCGACGAAGAAAGAAAACAAGCCAGAAAAGATTCTTCTAAAAGATATAGAGAGAAGCAAAGATTACTAACTGGCAGAGCCAGCAATTGCAGATATGAAGTTCGCTTCTTATCCGCGATCAAAGGAAGAGCTATTAGAAATGGGCTAGATTTTGACTTAACGTATGAAGACGTAATTTTCCCAGATTATTGCCCCGTCCTCGGAATAGCCATAGACTTTTCTAAACCCGGTCGTTCCGATAACAGCCCTTCAATGGATCGCATTGATAATACTAAAGGGTATGTGAAAGGGAATGTTGAAATTATATCATGGCGAGCCAATAGAATTAAGAATGATGGCACGGCGGAAGAGCATGTGAAAATAGCAGAATATATAAAAGGGCGCTTAATTTAAGCGCCCTTTAAGTTTGCCACTTTCGGAGTTAATTACTTTTTATTGATGCCTTTAATCAGCGCATCAAGACCAGCAGCGATCTTGTCGGTAGTATCTACGTAATCCTGCTGTTTTGCGGGCTTCTCTACACTGCTAGGCTTTGAACCTGCACCGCTCTTTGCTGGAGCTTTTAGTAGATAATCTTTATCCGGGTCAGCATTAATGATAGCTTCGATAGCGGCTTCGAACGAAACTGCTTCGCCTGTAGCGTCAACAATCATGGTTCTATCTGCTTCGCCCTTAGGCTTGTCATAAGCTACTTGCTTGCCATCTACGAATTCGAAGTGAGACTGATATAGAGCCTTGGCCTTGTTCGGAGTTAAAGTTAGCTTGTCAGTCACGAACTTCGAATTGGCAAATGAATTACCTACTGTTAAATCTTCGATCTGCTTTAGGAGCTTAGCCTTTTCAGCTTCTGCGTTGTCCGCACGTTCCTTTTCGGCATTTACCTTAGCGTCGGCAGCTTCACGTTGCTTAGTTAGAAGACGCTCATACTCGCCCTTCTTTTCAAGGGCCGCGTTTTCAGCAGTCTCCTTATCGGCAAGCATCTGGCGAACAGCTTCGATATCTAGGCCATCTACGGTAGTCTTTAGAGCAGCTAGGTCAGCAGCAGCTTTCTTAGCCGCTTCCTTATGCTTCATAACTTCCTTTAGGAGCTTAGCTTCGTTATCGCTAATTTTGGGTTTGGAATCTTTTTCTTTGTCGTCTGCACCGGAATTGTCATCAACGGTATCAGTCGTCGTATCCGTGGTATCATTGCCTTTTAAGCCTTCACGAATCTTCTCAGCGGTATCTTCCACTGTATCGGTTGTAGTTTCAGTAGTCATTCATTTACCTTTCTCTTGGTATCACTTGGTCCTATCACTTGGACTTGTCTGCGGGTTTATTATTCTGGCCCTGCGATCCAGTTTTCGATCCGGTTGCGCTAGCAGTAGGCTTAGGAGCTAGTTTCGCTTTAGCTTCCTCTTCCTGCTTTTGTAGCCATTCCTTTTCGATGTCCTTATACATAGCGTCGCGAGCTTTCTTAGAGATTTGTGGCCATAGTTTGTCCACTAATCCTTTCATCTGTTCTTGACGGACTGTATTAGGAGCCTTTATTGTAGTCAAAACTGTAGCAATGTCAAATTCATTTCCTAGATTTCTTACGTCAAAGTCTTTTGAGTAAGTAACATAAGCTTCTAGTTCGTCTGATGAAATGGCTACTCCATTCCATGCTTTAACAATAGCTACGATTCTATTTTCGCAATACTGTAGGGCTTTAGCCTTGTTAGCTAGCATGGCGTTCATACGCTCAAAGTCGTAAGCTTTCGCTACGCCTGATGAGTTGTCGATACCTACAGCGTTATCTTGCTTGGTGCGTTCTCCAGCCATACCAACCGAGTGGTAGATTTCGCCGATGATCTTGTTAACGACGTTAAGGATCATTTCAGGCTGGCTTGGGTCAGGGCTGATGTAGTCTGGCTTATTACCACCTTCACCGCCATGATATAGGAAGATACGCTTTGTGCCGAATTCAAGCATCTTCTGGCCAATGCCTTTACCGTCATCATCTGCGAAGGCGACGGCTTCCGCTGGGATAACTAGCTGGCTGAAAGACTGATCTTGGATAATCGCGTCTAGGTTCGATAGATAGTTGGCCGCTTTACGGTCTAGGTAAGCGATATCCGCGATTAGAGCCGTTGAAGTGTATGGGTTTTCGGTTTCGTTGTGGTCTAGATAGGTTACAGGAACGATACCTAAGCCGTGTGTCCCTTCATCTTCTAGGCCCCATTTAGCTTGGGCGTATTCGCTAGGAGTATCGCCATTGCTTTCAGAAGTGAATAGATACCACTTGTCGCGGGTCCATAGACGAATCTTCTCTACGATCTTGCCGGTATATTCGAACGGATCGCTATCATCACGAACGATTTCCCTGATCTTAATCCAGTTAAGTTCGCCGTCATCGTTTAGAGATAAGTCCAGAACGTCTAGCGGGCTTACCGTGTAGGCGTAGACACGCTTCTTGTTCTTTTTAGCTTCCGCAACAGAAAGGTTGTCGGTTGCGTTGCTGTCTACGACAATCCAGACGCGACCAAAGATTGAAGCTTGGGCCGACGCCATTGTCATGAAGTGGTCGATATCACGCTTCTGTAGCGTGGTAGCGTTCCAAAAGTCCCTCACATACTGTTCGGCGTCTTCCTTACGTGCGACATCGGCCTTGAAAATATACTTATTAACAAGGTCCACGACTTCGCGGGTATGATTGAAGCGGTAGGCACGGTCTAGACGTTCGTTGAACTCTTCGTGGCCTTCCTTAAAATACTTATCGATGTTGTCAGCAAACCAGTGTTTACCGCCTTCATAGGTGTCCTTAAAGAACTTCCATTCGGCGGCATACTTATCGTAATCTGGGTGCTTCTTCTCAATAAAGGGGTTGATACTAGTTAAATCTACCATGTTTCTCTCTTAAATATTATCTGCTAATACCATAATATTGTTTCTTTTGCACGGGGAATCTGAAATCAATTACGTATCCTAGGGCGTCGGTCATGTGTTCCGTGCCTAGTTTCTTGTTAACTTCTCTAGTTCCCTCTTTATAGATTGTCTGCTCAAGCGAACGAATTAGCTGGCTGCAATTATTACTTACGAAAAGTCTAGACTCTCCGCTGGCTGTTAGGAACATTCTGTTAACAGCGTTAATACGATCTGCTACTAGAGGATGCTTGCGCTTGTAGAAAAGCTTTCTAAAGCCCATCTGTCTTAGGATATCTAAGTCTGACTCGCCTCTAGTATGGCCTCTGGCAGCACCGGCAGGGTCAGGATAGATTTCCACCGCTCGTTTGTGTCTAAAGAACTTCTGTTCGATGACTTCTGAAAGTTCATGGGTGGAAGCGTTACGTAAGTGGATTTCGTCTACGATCCATATTTCCCCATTAGGTTGCGGTTGTAGGACCACCGATGACATAGGATCGATGTTGAAGTCCTGCCCGATCCAGATAGGAAGGCTGGGGTTAAACGGAAGGAACCTGCTAGCGTGTAGCTTACGGTCGAAAGCGTAGTAGACTTTACCCTGCATGGTTTCGAAGGAAGCCATGAATTCCTGATTAAACGACTTAGGGTCAAGGTTACGTCTAGCAGCCTCGATTTCGTCTTCCGGGATAAAGGGATTGTCGGCGGTTACGAACTGCCATGATTTCCAGCCATGCTTCTTCCAAGCCGGATCAAAGCCGCGCATATAAAGGTCATAGAGTAGGTTGTAGCTCTTAGGGGTTCCAGCTACCACAACTCGGCCTCTACGGTCGGTTAGGGTAGGATATAGAACCTTGCTAAAGATTTCATCGCTGTTGAAGTCCTGATACTCATCCATGCAAAGAAGGTCTAGCGATGAACCGCGTAGACCGTCTGGCTTATCGACACCGAAAAGCGAAATCTTAGAGCCGTTCTTAAGCTCCATGATTAGTTCTACTTCTGATGTTTTCTTAATGAATGATTTGGGGACAGCTTCTTTAAGCTCCGACCACATTAGACGCTTAGCCTGCTTGTATGTAGGAGCTACATACCAGATTACAGACTTGGGCTTAGCGAAAGCCTCTTTGATGATTTCCGCTTTAAGAGCCTGTGTCTTACCGAAACGTCTACCACAAACCATGACCTTAAAACGAGCTTTGTCGTTAAAGACCTTGGCTTGGGCGGAATGTAACCTTAGATTGAATAAGGGGGTAGGGACTACCATTATTCCCCCTCTTCGTCTTCTAAACCTTCCATAATGAGGTTGTCGGTTTCGTCTTCCTCATCATCAACACCACCGGAAGTTTCCGCTGAAATTCTCTGTGCTTCTCTTAAAGCCAAAATATCTGCCTCAGAATATACACCGATGTTGAAGTTTAGGTTTTCATCTGGCTTATTATCCGGGTTATATAGATCGTAAAGGTGATACATATCATTACGAATAGTCTTGTAGACCTTCGTAGCCGCGATAATAGTTTCTACTTCTTGCCTTACTGTAGCGAGTTTCTTGCCTTCCTTTTTCGCCTCCATGATCTGATTCATGGTGGAAGTCATTAGGAAGTCGCCGTAGCGTAGGAATCTTTTCTTGAAGTTGTAGATTTCTTCGACCATCTTGGCGGCTTCTTCATCTGCTTTAGCCGCAACTTCTTTGGCGATGTGATGAGCTTTAGCGCCGCGTTTAATACCGCGACGCTTTAACCCTTGTGAAAGGGCAGCTTCTGAAATCTTAAACTTTTCGGACAGTTCTTTAAGGGTGGTTTCGCCACGCTCCCATAGGGCGCTAATGACGATCCACTCCGATTCCTTAAGTCTCTTAGTAGGTTCTGTTGTTAATTTTTCTTCACTCATAATAAACGATTATATATCATTAATTAACGATAGTAAAGTTTATACTGACTGTCTGGTATACCACTCTGTAGCACTGTCTGCATAAAGCATATTAGCATCACGATAAGCAGCGATATAAGCTACCAATTGCTTAAAGTCATTTTCATACCAGTAAAGGGTATCGGCAGGAGGGGTTGTCCCTGTCCCGCCTGCGGCTATACCGTGACAGAATAAGAAAATGGTTACGCCATTATAAACAGCAGCATCGACCAAAGCCTTGGCTTGTGCGAGCGTCTTACCACCGATGTTTACAGCGCCATGACCTAATAGCTTTGGACCAGCGTTGTATTCGTTATTGTGTATCCACCAGCCCCAACCCGATCTAGCCATCTTAACGCCCTTAGAAGCTAGCATAGCGTCTGTAGAAGCGTCATTAGACGATAGAGGGTATGAGAATAGGTCAATGCCTCTGGTGAAGCCCTGTGCGGTGAAAATGGCTTTGGCGGTGTCATAGTCCGTTCCTAGTTGGGTAGCTCCTACCGCAACATAGTCTGGATGGTTCATGCCTTGGCTGATGGCGTCCCAACCTGCGTTATATACTTTTCTCAGAAGGGCGTTAGCATTCGTCGCACCATCGATAAGATTGCCATCACCAGCCCAATAAGCTTTGATACCGGCGTCTCTAAGGATTGGGTATGCAAGGTTTGGAATCGACTCTTCGCCAAACTTGTCGAAACCAATAACTACAGAACCTCTTGTAGGGATTTCCTTATGGTAGAAGACCGTATCTAGGTAAACCTCATTAGCAACGTTGTTACCAGTGCTTAAGCTGATTTGAACGCTGTTAATCGTTTCGTCTAGAGTTTGACCACCTGTAACCACCCAAGCCGAACCATTAGGCTCTGTAGCTCCGGTCCCGTTAGGGCGAACAGTTAGTAGGTTCCATCCCTGATGAAGTTGACCGGGATAGGCCCATGAGAATTCCGTTCTTTTGGCTGCGAAATTATCGCTTGAGAAGCGAATTGAGATTGAACCGGCTGTAGCGGTCCAATAGACCCAAAATCCGACCACTGAGACTTCTGAAAGCTTGAAAGCACTGGTAGCATAGCGAGAGCCAGCAAAAGTGCCTGTAGCAGGCTTAGAGAGGCTTAAACCAGATGTTTTACCGCTAGGGGCTGCAACCGGATAAGCTTTGATCGTATTTGTCATGTTTGAGGCTACAGTCCAGCCTGTTAGAGCCGCTGTATTTGCAATGACAGTAGGGGTTTTAGCTTGTGGGAATTTACCAGTGTAAGGAGTTCCATGGCTGGCAACCGTAACTGATCCGCTAGAGTTAGTAGCTGTTACATTGCAGCGGATAATCTTACCAGCATCAATTCTCTTAAAAGTATAAGAGGCACTGGTAGCTCCGGTAATATTAATACCTTCGGAAGTCCATTGGTAAGAGTAAGTTGGAGCAGGAAAACCAGTCCAAGTTCCATTAGAAACAGTGATTGTTCCACCGATCTTAAAGCTACCAGAAAGAGTTGGCCTAGCTGTATTAACCGGAAGCTTATTTGCTTCTGCTACTGTAATGGAAAAGGTAGTTTCTTTTCTGTATCCGTAAGCTGATTCAAATTCATACTCTACTAAAACAACCTTAACTACTCCGGGAACCAGATTAGTTCCTGTTAAAGTGTTTCCATTAAGAGTAAATGAACCAGAACTAAAACTAACTAAAGCTAATTCAGTATTAGTAGTTCTATTCTGAACTGTTACGGTTAAGTTACTATTCTCTGTTCCACTTAGAGAAGAAAGAGTGATAGTGTTAAAATTAGGTTTTGAATATAGGAACGACATTTATATCCCCTCTAGTAGATAATCAGAGGGAATATAACACGATAGAGAAAAAATATAAAATTTAAATATATTTATTTTTAATAAGGGGGAGTGAGACTCCCTTATAACCGAAAAGTCACACCTGTCAAGCTAAATGTGAAAAGTGGCGGAAATCCTAGGTTTTTTCGTTCACTTTTTTCTTGACAGGTTTATAACCTATTTGGTTAGACGTAATCTAAAGCCTTTGTAGTGACCATAAATACCCTTACTTTCTTCCCCTCTCTCTCAACCATATCACGGCGTTCTACAAACCCATTTTCTACTAGAATTTTAATAGAGTGTAACATAGCGTCTCTCTTACATTCATAGCTTATATGATTTAGGATATCATAAACTGATACCGGAGACTTATCAGGGTTTCCTTTTTTGATAACAGATAGAATTTCAATCTGCTTAGCTGTAAATCTAATTTCTTTCATTAATATCGCCCTCCAAAATGAGCATCAACCTCTTCCATATCTTCCGGTTCAAATTCTTCTCCTAAACCGCAATCGAAACAGGTTATTTCACAGAATCTATGTTTACATTCTGCACAGTCTTCAAATTTATCTGATTCAAAAAACTCTTCGTCCATGATTATCTCTTTTCTAAAAATAGAATGTGGTAGAGGGCTTTACCGAAATCGGAATAGCCATCTGAAAACTTATAATCATGATCGGCGGCTACCTTAAGCAGAAGGTCTTCCACTTCGTCGGCTTCATCTAGTTCAAGTCTAATCTTGATCGTTCTATGGGTGTCTTCTTTTTCTTCGACTTCTCTAACGCCTTCCTCTAGCATTTCCTCTAGTTCGGTATCCTCTGGCGTTAATTCGAATAGTTCCCCGTCTGGTAGGGTAGCGTCTAGGCTGTCTAGGTCCATTTCCGCTAGGAGCTTGTCTAGTAGCTCTTTGTCGTCTTCACCGTATCTGGTGTTATCAATTAGGCCAATCTCTTTTGCGCGGTCTTCTGAGACTTTCCCTAGATTTAGAACGGGAACTTCTTCCCAACCCAATTCCTTTACCGCTTCGTTGCGGTGATAGCCGCCTAGGATTTCTAATGTTCCATCGGCTAGTTCTCTAACTACAATGGGTTTAAACGCCCCGTGTTTCGTAAGTGATTGCTTTAGTTTCTCAAATGCTGCCCTGCCTACCTTATTCGAGTTCCAAGGATTAGGGGCTAGCTTGAAGGGATTAATATGTAATAGTTCCATTGACTTTTTGTTCTTTCTTGCTATAAAAATCGTCATTATTTAACAGAAACATGGAATTATGTCAAAACTTATCACTATTGCTAGCAATGCTTTTACCTCCAAGCTATTAGATGCTGACGTTAACGCTATGGAAGTTGTTAGCGACATTGTTAGCTACTACGTGAAGGGCTACGAAAACACCTACTCTTACAAGAACCAAACTTGGAACGGTAAATCGACAATGTTCGATTGGCATACCGCTTCCTTCCCTAGGGGCTTTTTAAGCGCCGTGAACGCTAGGTTGACGCAAGAGGGGTATCAGGTCCGTAACCTAGCTAAATCGCTTCCAGAACCGCTAGGAAAGCTCCCTAGGACGCTTGGCGGGTTCGAATACACAGACAAGTATGATTACCAGTGGAAACTAGTCCGTAAGCTAGAAGAAACTGGTATGATGATCGCCCGTTTAGCTACTGGCGCTGGTAAGACTTTCGCAGCAGCTTTATGCTACACCAAGATCAAACGGCCCACCCTGATCCTGACTAAGCGGACTCCGCTGCTACACCAGTTCGTAGAGCGCCTTGAGACTTTCGGCTACAAAGCTGGAACAATCGGTGATAGTCAGATGGACATTAACCCCGAAATCACCGTAGCTATGGCTCAGACGCTGGAGAACAGACTTCATGAACCGGCTATTCAGGAATATTTAAAGTCGGTCGAATTCATCATCGGCGAAGAAGCTCATGAGATTAGCGACGACTCTTACTGGAATGTAGTAAAATCATGTCCTAATGCCTATTACAAGCTGGCTCTTACCGCTACTCCTTTCATGAAGGACGTAGGCGAAGCTAATATGAAGCTGCTAGGGGCTTTTGGTCCTGTCGGCATTAACGTTTCTGAGAAGCTTCTAATTGACCGTGGCGTAAATGCCACACCTAAGATCAAATTTACTACCTATTCTCCACCAGCTAAGTGCAAATATAATAGCAACTATCAGAAGGCAGTGGAGTTTGGAATAACTCATTGCGAAAGTCGTAATAAAGCTATCCTAGAAAACGCACTAGAAGCTCATAAGAGAGGGTTGCCTGTCTTAACGCTAATTGCTAGACAGGATCACGGCAAGGTTCTAGAAGCAATGTTCCTAGCCGCTGGCATCAGGACTAAGTTCATCTTTGGGGAAAGCACTCGCAAGAAGCGTCGTGAAGCTCTAAAGGAACTAGCCGAGGGTAAGATTGACGCACTAATAGGATCAACAATCCTAGACGTAGGCGTTGACGTTCCCATGATCGGCGTTCTAATTATCGCTGGTGGCGGAAAAGCCGAGGTAGGATACAGGCAGCGAATTGGCCGTGGCCTTCGCAGCAAACCTACCGGACCAAACATATGCTTCGTAGTGGACTTTCTGGACGATCATAACGTCCATCTTCATGACCACTATAGAGAGCGTTATAAGATCGTCCGTGACACACCCGGCTTTAGTGAGAATTTGCTAGGGATGCACGAACAGCTAGATTGGAGTATATTTGATTAAATGTTAATAGGCTTATGTGGTATGCCTAGGTCCGGTAAGACCGAGGTTAAGAAAATTTTAGAAGAGGTATATGGGTTCTATACCCTAGATACCAAACAAGTGTTACGCGAAATGGCCGCTAAACTAACCGGCCTAAGTCCAGATGACTTTATCACCCAAGAGCAAAAACAGACTCTGTTCGAAGGCGTCGAACGTAGGAAGATCATGGGTGAGATTGGCAATGTAGCGGAAAAGCTATGGGGCGACTCCTACATGATCGAACGGGAACTTAAAAACCCCGCCTTTTATGAAGGTAAACGCATCGTAGTGGACGCCCTACGCAAGGAACAGCCTAGAGACTTCCCCGGCTACGTCTTTCAGGTAATTAGCAATAGAGCCATTGATACAGGTAATTCCTTCGATGACTTCTATAAAGGCCGGAACGATGGTATCATCATCAACGATGGTAGCTTAGATGACCTAAGAGACACCGTTGAAAGAGCGATTAGAAGATATCTTTAAGAAGGGTTTACATGGGCGACGAAACTGATAAAAAGCAACCACCAGAACGCAGCGCGGTCTTTTCCACGACTGACGGGAAGAAAGTAAGAATTGAGTTTGACAAGGTTTTCTCTTACGTAGGTAAGACCAAAAATCATAGCACAACTATTGAATATGGTTATAGTTACGAAAAAGAAAGTCGCGAGACATTCATTTTAGATATTGACTTTGATGAATTCGATGATAAACTCACAACTTATCAAAAAGAATTAAGAGATTATTACAGAGAGTTTGAAACAAGCTCTTCGTATTGATGCGGGATAGTAGCAGTCTGGTAGCTCGCCACTCTCATAAGGTGGAGGTCGAGGGTTCAAATCCCTCTCCCGCATCCAGATTTTCGGGGAAGTAGCTCAGTTGGATAGAGCAAAGCCACTTTAGGGCTTGTGCGTTGGTTCGAGTCCAACCTTCCCCACCACAGTTAAACAACTTAGTAACGACTAAAGTATATGCCCGTCTTGCTAAGGTATCTATGGACAACTGCTGATGCACGTTAAATCCCTGAGGCAAGGGTTTGCAGAGGTCATAGGTTTATTTGTTTGTGACGGGAGATTACCACTCAGAAGCTACGGCTTGCTGCGGTAATGATACCACCGGGTTTACGGTCATCCTGCTTATAGCAAAAACCGGCAAGTTTTAGCCTTAAAGGCTTTCGGGAATTAGCGCAGTCTGGTCAGCGTGTGCCCTTTGGAGGGGTGAGGTCGTAGGTTCGAATCCTACATTCCCGACCATTTACAGCTACGGCTGCTTGGGTGAGCAAAACAAATACCTTGGAACTTTGGCTAGTTCCTAAAAGCTCAATGCGGGATTGGTGGAACTGGATATACACATATGCCTTAGAAGCATACGCCGAAAGGATTGAGAGTTCGAGTCTCTCATCCCGCACCAGTTTATTTTAATAAGAAACTATGTTATTATCCTCACAAACGAGGTAATAACATGGACAGATCAAAATTCTATTCTACGGTAAGAGCTAAACTAGGCTCTCTTACACAATCACAAATCAATGGCTTTGAGACAGTGCTAGATGCGCTAGAGGGTCAACCTCTTTCGCACAGAGCGTATTCGCTCGCAACTGCTTGGCATGAAACCAATAAAACTATGCTCCCTGTTGTCGAAGCCTATTGGCTTTCGGAAGCATGGCGTAAGAAGAACTTAAGATACTATCCTTGGCATGGTCGCGGTTATGTTCAATTAACATGGGAATATAACTACAAGAGAGCAGATAAAGAACTTGGTCTAAAAGGGACTTTACTTGCTAATCCTGATCGTGCTATGGAACCTAAGATTGCTGCTAAGGTTATGCGCCTAGGTATGGATGAGGGATGGTTTACTAACGTAAAGCTATCTGACTGCCTACCAATGAGAGGCGTAGCTACTAGAGCGCAATACATGAAAGCAAGAACAATCATCAATGGATCGGATAAAGCCGACCTAATTGAAGATTATGCGCAGGTGTTCGAAAGAGCGCTTCGTGATGGAGGTTTAGTATAATGAGTAGTTGTAGAACAAGAGATATTCCAGACCAGCAATGGGGTGGATAATCTATATCCCCTAGTAACAACGGCGGCTACGAACCGCTAGTAACGTAACTGGATTGAAAATGCAGGTTCGAATCCTGTCTAGGGGTCCATTTTAATAACGGCGTGTAGCATAACGGTTAGTGCATCCCACTGATAATGGGCAGATGGAAGTTCGATTCTTCCCTCGCCGACCAATTTAAACTGTCCTCATTTGGCCAGTTATGACGAATTACGGGACTTAATTGTCCATATATGGCCGGTTACGTTAATAGTAAACTACCCTCCTTACAAGTGGGGATCAGCGGGGCAGAACCGCTACTGGCTACCATTTATTATGACATACAAAATAACAAACTGTAATTATTGCAATGTAGAATTCAGATATTGTGATTCGAAAAGAACTGGTAAGTTTTGTTCTAACCAGTGTTTTCAAGATCATAGATATGAATTCGTTACTAGGCCGAATATTCTTTTAGGTTTGACGGACGCCAAACAATTAAGAGATAGACTTCTAAAAGATACTCCTTATTGCTCAGAGTGTGGAGTAGGAGAGTTTTGGGAAGGTAAGAAGTTATCATTACAGATCGATCATTTTGATGGCGATAGTGATAACAACGCCCCTTATAACTTAAGAGTTTTGTGTCCTAATTGTCATTCTCAGACTGATAATTATGGGATTAAAAATAAAGGATCGTCATCTAGACGTTCTAAATATCTAAAAGAATATAAATCTAATTACTAATTTCAGGGTGACTAGCTTAGGTTGGTTATAAAGAAGGCTAGTTTTAAAGTTCGCCTCCACCGATTAATTCATTGGATCATTGGGCGAGTGGTTTATGCCGTGTCCCTGCTAAGGACATGCACCTTAACCGGTGCCGTTGGTTCGAATCCAACATGATCCGCCAGTTTAACACTAATAAGAGTATCTAATAATGCGTATCTATTTTGCCGCTAGCAACAATGGTGATGGTTCTTCAAGCGTCCATTTCTTCGAAAGTAAGAAGTGTATCGACCTTTTAGAAGAGCATGACCTAGAAGGATATGGCGGTTGCGAAGGTGGCGACTGGATGGATATTGACGGTTCTGTTACTGGAATTAATATCGAAACTTTAGAAGAAGTAGTTGACTACCTAGTTGACTACGGCTATATAGATGAAGAAGACGCAGAGCGTCTAAAAGCTTAAAAGACATGCTAGTGTCGCATAGTGGTCCATTGCACCGATCTTGTAAGTCGGAATTCCAGATCGTGGGTTCGAATCCCACCACTAGCTCCATTAATAATTAAGGCCGGAACACTACGGTAAAGAGCTTCGATAGAAGCTTGCCTTAATGGGGAATTAGCTCATTTGGGTAGAGCGTCGCACTTGCACTGCGAAGGCAAAGAGTTCGAACCTCTTATTCTCCACCAGATTAAATAACGGAAGTATGGCAGAGTCTGGTTTATCGCGCTCGCCTTGAAAGCGAGAGTGGGCCTTAAACAAGTCCACCGTGGGTTCGAATCCTACTGCTTCCTCCAGAATACGGGTCGGTAGCTCAGTTGGTAGAGCATGGGGCTGAAAATCTCAGTGTCGAGAGTTCAATTCTCTCCCCTCCCACCATTTACAACTTCGGTTGCTCGGACTTGCCACAGTCCTTTCAAAATTCCTAACGCGGGCTTGGCGTAGTGTTAGCGTGTCTGGCTTCCAACCAGAAGGCAAGAGTTAGATTCTCTTAGTCCGCACCATAATTAAATACGGCACTTATGACAGAATTAGATAGGTTTTTATCTTATATTTTAGTTTCTGAAACAAACTGTTGGGAATGGCAAGGCGCTTTAAGTGAAAAGGGCTATGGCGTTTTCAACATGGGTTCTAGAAAAGAAGGTAATAAAAGAACTATAAGAGCGCACCGATATTCTTATATGAAATATAAAGGCGAATTGGGCGAACTTCTAGTCTGTCATAAGTGCGACAACAGAAAGTGTTGCAATCCAGATCATCTTTTTTTAGGAACTGATGAGGATAACATTAGGGATATGTGGGCTAAGGGTAGGCAACCTCCACCTTTAGTCCAACTAGGGTCAGCAAATAATAATGCCATCTTGGATGATGTTAAAGTCGCTAAAATCAAATCTCTACTAGATACTTTTAACAATAAAGAATTAGGCGCTATGTTTGGCGTCAAGCATTCAACTATATCCAAAATAAGAACGGGTAGAACTTGGGTGCATGTTCAGGGATCGTCTAATGGGTAGGACAACTGGTTTTGATCCAGTTAATAGGGGTTCGAGTCCCTTTCCCTGATCCAATTCAAATACGGGCTATTCGTTTAATGGTAGGACGCTGGATTGTCTATCCGGCAGCAGGGGTTCGATTCCCCTATAGCTCGCCATTTGTCAGAAGGGGCGCTAATCCCTTCGCCGCTCCCTAACCGGTTATTAGGTGTTAGGGTGAGCTAGTGGAGTGAGTGGCGCTAGCAATAACTAAAGGAAGACGTTCCTACCACAAACTATCGATGGCGTAGTGTAAACGGTGAACATGGCGGATTGTGATTCCGCAGTTGAGGGTTCGAATCCCTCCGTCACGACCAAATACAGGATTAATTATGAAGAGTTTTGACGAACTAAAGCAAGAACGTAACGAGCAACGATTAACAGGCTTACTAAACCAGCTTGTTTATTTCGATGAACGATTAGATGGTGCCATTAAAGCCCACGAAAAGAAGATGGATGAGCTTTATTTTCTCGAAGAAGAACTAAAGCAACTAACAGCTAACCCTTCTCTCCTAACGCAGGAGCAGGTCTCAGCTATTATTGAGAAGCTTAATAAGTTAATCTATGCCACAGGCGGGATCGTTTCTGGTAATCATATTATAGGTGGCTCTATTACCGCAGACAAGATTGTAGCCCATTCTATTTGTGCAACGAATTTGTCGGATTGGCGTAACGCATCAAGCTCAGTAACAATTGCTGGCGGACAGGTAGCAAGTAACACTATTTCAACTACTAGATAATCAACTTAGGGGTGTAGTATAATGGCTATTACAGTCGACTCCAAATCCTCAGATCAGGGTTCGATTCCCTGCTCCCCTGCCATTTATAAGAGAATTTAAATGAGCTTAGAAAAAGTATTAGAAATTTACAATGAAGACAGTTGGGGTCTAGAAGACTATATTGTCGATAAGACTGACTCCGATTGGGTTCAGGATCATAAATACCAGTATCGTTCCTACATTATCAAGTATGAGGACGGCAAGTTTTACCAGATCAACGAAAGCCGTTCCGGCTCTTATCATTCGGATTGGTATTACAACCCAGCAGAGATTTTCGAAGTCGAAAGACAAGAAAAAGTAGTTACTAAGACAGAAATCACTTGGCATATGGTCGGTGATCGTGTAGAGAGTAAAGATCGCTGGTAATAAGAATTTTTGGCTAGTAGCTTAACCGGTAAAGCCACTCACTGTTAATGAGTCAGATGCAGGTTCGACCCCTGCCTAGTCAGCCAGAATTAGTAAGCGAAGAAGTAAACGCTAGTAGAAAGCATGTGACCTACAGCATGTTAGTAGATAGCGCGGGGCAACAGCCTTAGAGTTTAATTAGTCAGTTCCTGAACCAAGAGCGTCGGAACTAAGTGGAAAGAAGCCTGTAGGAGGCGCATCGCCGCAATGCTAATTAAGACCCGTTGAACAGCCGACTATATCGATTAGGCTTCGGCATTCTTCGCTTACTAATAACAATCCCTAATAAGGGTTTATTTAATCGGGGCCATCGTCTATGTGGCTAGGATAGTTGGTTTTCACCCAGCAGAACCGGGGTTCGATGCCCGGTGGCCCCACCATTCCCCACTAACAACATTGAGTAGCAAACATGGATACGAAGGCTTGCGATTACTGCGGACGCCCTGTAGAGGATGGCGCGTTGCGTTACGGTCCCGCGATTCCCGGCCCCCGGCATTGGGAATGTAACAATGTCAAAAACGGTAAACCGTCAACCATCGAAGATATCATAGCTACTTTAATGAAGGATATGAAAAATGCGTAAATCATTTGTTCTTTTTAGCGCAGCGCTCGCAACCCTAGTTGCTGGCTGCTCTTGCGCCCCATCCAATCAACCCCAACAGCAGGCGTATTACGATCAGCCTGTCCAGCAGCAGCAATACGCCCCTGCCCCTGTCCAGCAGGCACAGCCCGGTTTCCTTGATCGTCATGGCGATGCGATCCTAGCTGGCGGCGTCGGCTATCTCGCCGGTAAGGCCGCTTCCAAGCGGGAATACCGCAATGACCGGAACTATTCGCGTCCCCGCTATTACAGCCGTCCTTCCCGCCCAGCGGCGACCCGCTATTACTCTTCCTCGCCCTCGCGGTCAACCTTCCGTAGTTCAAGCCGTGGTTCCTTCCGAAGCCGCCGCTGATTACAGCCATTTGAAAATGGAGGGTTCCTTTACTAACGCTAAAGGTCAAGTGACCAAGTGGAAAAGGAATCCCGAAAAGCCATGGCTAGTTGAAGTCCTAGTAGATGATGAGCCTATCGACTGGCTCAAACTAGGTCAAGAAGCTCTAGAAGGTGGTAACAAGAAATGAATATTTTCGCCAGCGAACGCATTAAGCCCGCTAACATTAAGTTCCCTAAGGGAATGGATAAGTTGGAATGGGAGCATGTTGAAACTACTTCTAGTTTCGATGCTAATTTCGCTGCTACCAAGGTTGGTCACGTAGTTATTGACTGCTTTCATGGCGAAAATATCAACGGTCTTAGAGTAGCTAAAGCCATTGTGGAACTTAGCATCGATAAGCACCAACCTCTTCCGACTCTTCTACTGGTAGGCCCAGATCAGAACATGCGGAAAGAGATAGAAACCTATATCTCCAACTCCAAAAGATGGATAGATATCGCAACAGGTAAGTGATTGTTTGTTAGATAAGTTAATTGAGGAAGGCCGAAAGTTCCCGGTCATCTACGCCGATCCGGCTTGGACATTCAAAACATACAGTGCCAAGGGTGAAGATAAATCCCCTTCGAAGCATTATAAAACAATGTCTATCGCAGACATTTGTGCGCTACCTGTTAAAGAGGTAGCTGCTAAAGACTCTATTCTTTTAATGTGGGTTTATCAGCCCCTTCTTCCAGAAGCGTTCGAAGTAATGGACGCTTGGGGCTTTGATTATAAGTCAATTGCTTTCGTTTGGGATAAGCTAACCAAGCATGGCAAGAAACACATGTCCACCGGCTACTACACTAGGGCCGGTATGGAAATGGTTCTACTAGGGCGTCGAGGTAATCCGCCTAGAGTTAAAGACCGTGGCGTTAGGCAGGTCTTCCAATCAACAGTAAGAGAGCATAGTCGTAAGCCTGATGAAGTCTATGACTTTATCGAGCGGCTTTATGACGGCCCTTACCTAGAAATGTTCGCCCGCAATACCTACCGCAAGGATTGGACTAAGGTTGGCGACGAGGTAGGGAAGCTTGGCTAGCGCTCCAGTTCTGGAAGACCTTTGTAGGGAGCTTGCTAGAGAACTGCACCTTAAAGTCGACTCTTATGAAGATAAGCTAAACCAAGAAATCAACATAAGAGTTGTCGAGCAATACGCCTCTAGCAACACCTACGGGTATCGCATCGATATGATGCGTGTAATGTTAAATGGTAGGGAGGAATATGAGCATTTCTTCCACCATATGCGTTCGGTAATTCTGGAAGCTCGAAAGAAAAGTGATCGATGCCTAGAGACAGGCAGAGTCGTATATCGATTTGAGCCAGAAAAGATTATCCCGGTATCATCCAGACCGGTCGATTGGGGTCAACGCCCACCGCCTAAGGCAGATAAGCTACCCGAACCACCACCCGACCCCAAATTAATTATGATGGAAAGAAAGCAACTCCATGAATACGGACGTTACTAAACCGATCTTTGTTTTCGGTAGCAATTTAGCAGGAAGGCATGGCAAAGGTGCCGCTTCTATAGCTAGGCTTCAATATGGGGCGATTTACGGGCAGGGAGAGGGTCTACAGGGCCAATCCTACGCTGTCCCTACCAAGGATGCAGCTTTAAAGGTTTTGCCCCTCAGGACCATTAAAATGCACGTAGATAAGTTTCTCAAATTCGCAGAGCGGAATTCTGATATAACTTTTAAAGTTACTGCGCTAGGAACTGGCCTAGCTGGTTACTCGCATGATGACATAGGGCCAATGTTCGCCTTGGCTAGCATGAACTGTGTTCTACCTATGGCTTGGAAGCCCTATGCCATGGATTGCGGTTATAGACAATGGTGGTGGAGTTAATTACTCCGCTACCTTCACTTTAGTAGGCGTAACGGCCTCAAGTGCCCTAAGGCGATCAGAATACTTAGATAGTCTTCCATCAACTTCATTAAACTTGGAGGTTGTCTGCGTTTTGAAGTCATCTTGGCGATCCTTAACAGTCTGTAACGTAATACGCTGTTCGGTAGAAGCGACGGCAAGAGCTTGTGTAGCTTCCGTCATTGCTTTGAGGTTGGAGTCGGTTGCATTCATTCGCGTGGTGTAGATAGTCCCAAAAGAACCTACTACAGTCATGAAAATAGTAATGCCGATACCAATGGGTGTCCAGTTAATCTTCGACTCGGTATCTAACTTGTTTTGAATCTTATCTAGAGTAGATGAAATGCTATCAATGATAGTCTCTAATCTAGAAAGCCTTGTGTCAACGTTCGTTCCGTGGTCATATCTAGGCTGTCTTTGGCTGCTCATAGTTATTCCTTACTTTGTTGCGCCGAAGTATAACACAATTACAAAGGATTGCTAATGATAACTCTATTAACAACACCTGCAACACCTAGATTAGAAGGTTATATAGAAGACTTCCGCTCTTTTGCTATTAGACTTCATGGCGATCAGCGTTATGGTGACTTCCCTTATCCTTTCCACCTAGCCCATGTAGAAGAAACTCTAGTAGCAAATGGCTACGATGACTTTAAATATCGAGCTAGCGGATGGCTTCACGATGTCCTAGAAGACTGCGATATGTCTATTAACAGGCTGGCCGAATGCTTCGGCTCTGAGATTGCTGCTATGGTGTTCGCTTGCACTGGCGAAGGGGCCAATCGTAAGGAACGCAATGCTAGCGTCTACAAAAAACTAGCAGCACTTCCCGCAGCAGCGCCGGTTAAAGTAGCTGATCGTATTGTTAATATGAAGTTCAGTGTAATCAATAAGAGCAAGCAACTAGGAATGTATATTAGAGAGTTCGGGGATTTTTCTAATAATGTCCGCCCTCTTATGACAAACACAACGAAAGACGCTCTTCTGTGGAATCGACTAGAAGACGTAGTAGGACTAGCGGTTAAAAGAATGTCAGAAACAAAGGTTGCGTGACGTTCCCGAATCGGCTATAGCCCTGAAAATCAAGCGCGTTTAGCTCAGTTGGTAGAGCAGTCGGCCCCTAATCCGACAGGCCACGGGTTCGATCCCTGTAACGCGCACCAGTTTCTAAGGTGAGTATCCCTCTTAAAGCGAAGTTACGCCTACTCGGTCATAGTAGCCTTCCGCCTTATTAAGTAAGGAATTAAATATGAACTATATGGAGCATGATATTTCCCGAATATGAAGGGAGATATTCATGAAGAAACAACACTACGAAATTAACAAAGTTCAAAACCGCCTTTGGGGACTTTCGGGCGTCCTCGCCTCTTATGGCCCTAGAGATATTGGCTGGTGGCGACGTAATTTTTACGCCCTCGAAAACTTCGGTGATCGTCACCGGGTTATGAACGAGAAGCGTCAAAATCGTAACGCTCGCAAAGACGAAGAAATCCAGCACTACAAGGTCAAGCTTCGCAGCAGACGTATGAACGTCCCCACTAAATGGGACGATGAACATATCTCTAAGTGGGGCGGCAAGTCTTGGAAGCTTGGGACTAAGGCCCGCAAACAGTGGGCTAAGAACGTTCGCCACTAACTATAACTAGTGGCAAGGGTAATGTAGCATTGAAGGTCGCTTGTTTCGTGCCATTTCCGGGGTAGCAACCGGCCCGCTTGACAACTTAGAATTACGTGTTATATTGAAAGCTCACTACAGAAGGAAAGTAGAATGCACTAGCTGCCCCATCGTCCTCCTTAAAGTAGTCAGTATCTAACCCAAAGCGATTTACTGATTTATTTTAAGATTAAAGGACAATACACATGACTAAGAACTATTTCGACCATTACAATACCCTAGCCAACAACAAAGACGTTTCAAGAGCAGACGTTTATACTCGCTGCATCATCAAGGCCATTCGTGCTAAGAGCGAGGACAAGGTTGGCGTTGCAATCGCCCTACTAAAGAAGGCTTTCACTAAGCCCACAAACCCTACTAAGGTCGCCAACGGCGCTCTACAGTATTGGGGCATCAATCACGCTCGCTATGAAGCCAGCCTGAAATATCGTTATCTAACGAAAGAATATCTAACAGAAGCCGAACAAGGCGCTTGGGAAGTAATTTTCCAAGCCACCAAAGGCGTAGCATAATGACTCCATATTATTGCTATATCTTTGTGCGCCAAGATATAACACCGGAGCAGCAACTAATCCAATTTGGGCATGTTGCTGCTAAGGCAGGCGCTAAGAGTCCCGATAAGCTTTGGGAGTATGTTCATTTCGTTGGGATCGGAGTTAGAAACGAAAGGGAGCTTCACAAAGCTGCGCTCCTAATGGCTGACAATGACATTCCTTATTCTACCTTTAATGAAGGGGCCATGGACGATGAGCTAACAGCCGTCGCCTCAGTCCCGGTAAGAGGTCCGACTAGGGAAGTGTTCAAGAATTATAAGACGTTACGCTTCGGAAATTGAAATTTTCCTCTTTCCTACACGGGCGGGAATCGCTATCTGTTTCAATACAGGGCGATTCCCGCCCTTTTCGTTTCTGGGGAGTTATGAGCGGTGGAAGTTTACGTAATTTTGTATGGGTGTGCTGCTAAGCCCGAATTATCCGATGAAGTGAAGGGCTACCTTTACAACCGGATCGACGCCCAAGAATATTGCGACCAGCAGAATGAAGAAGCGGAAGAAGGCTATGCTTACTGGTTTGAGACAGCCCCGCAACTGATGGTATGATAATAACCTTGCTAGTATGCTTGGTAATTAAGCATTTCATCTTCGATTTCGTTTATCAACCAGCCTATCAATGGCAGAACAAAGGAAGATACGGGCATTGGGGCGGACTAGTTCATTCCGCTCAACATGGGATAGCTTCTGCCGTAATATTGCCATTCTTTATTGATGATAAGTCAGTAATAGCCTATCTGGTAGCGTTCGAATTCATCGTTCACTACCATATGGACTACTTCAAGATGAAGTTGAATGCACATATGGGGTGGAAGTGTAACACCCATTATGAGTTTTGGGTTTGGACAGGTTTCGACCAACTAATCCATTCACTAACTTACCTAGTAATGGCGGAAGTAGTTTACCGTTACAGCTAAGGTAAGAAAAAGTTTCTCTCGCCAAACTTTTCTGTTGACGGGCGAATCTCAGGTCGCTAGACCGAAATCATCTACTGGCTATCGGGTGGTTTAGTTAGTAGGTTCCTTTTTTAACCGCTCTGGTAAGAGGTATTACCATGACTCAGTTGAACGCCGAAACGGCATCTGAATTCGATTTCGTTGCCCTGATCGACGCTTCGGGTTCGATGGGCAATCCGTCCGTCAAGATGCCGGGGAAGACCCGCTGGCAGGAAATGCAAGAGTCGCTGCTGGGCTTCATCCGCGCCATCGAACCGTTCGACGCTGACGGCATCGATGTCGGTGTGTTCGGCCCGAACTTCGAAGTCGAAGAAGGCGTTACGTCCGCCACCATCGACAAGCTGTTCGCTTCGCGTGGTCCGCGTGGTTCGACCCCGCTGCATGATGCCATCGCGTGGACCATCGACAAGCAGAAGAAGACCGGCAAGAAGACCTTCGCCGTCATCTTCACCGATGGCGAGCCGAACGATCAGGCGCTGGTCGCCAAGCTCATCACCGATGCTTCGAACAACATCGCGAAGGATGAAGACCTGACGTTCCTCTTCATCCAGATCGGCGACGACAAGGCGGCGCGGAACTATCTCGATCATCTGGACGACCAGTTGACCGGCAAGTTCGACATCGTGGACGTTGTGAGCGTCACCGAAGCGGACTCGATGGAACCGCTGGCCCTCATCAACAAGGCCATTGCCGACTAATCGCCGGCAATACATCACCAACCTAGTTAGTTGGTATCGTTCTGAATAACCTTGGGGTAGTAGAAGTAGGAAGAAATGCTTCTACTACCCCTTTTAGTAGCGGGGTTTAATATGGGTTTCCTCGATAGCCTCAAAGGCATCGCCTCCAACTTCATGGCTGATGCTGAAAAGGCTCTTAGCCGCATGTCCGACAAGGCGACTTTCATTCGCACCGTCCAAGCTTCCTATCTGGTCGCTGCCGCTGATGGCAACGTATCGGATGAAGAGAAGGTGGTTCTTGGCCGCGTCATCGCCAAGAAACTTCCTTCCTTCAAGTCGTCGGAGGTTGCTAAGGCAATCGATGACTGCGCCGAAGAAATGTCCCTCTCTGCCGTAGCTGGTAAGGTTGCTCTTATGGAGAGCATCGAAAAGGCTGCTGGCACTGATGGTGCAAAGGTCATCATGCTTGGCATGTTGGCCGTGGCCAATGCCGACAATGAGTTCCAACCCTCCGAACAGCAGGTGGCGCGGGCCATTTGCGTCAAGCTCGGTCTTCGCCCGCAGGAGTATGCGCTATAATGGAATGGTTACTTGCTAACCTGATGACGTTCGGTAGTATCGTTCTGCTGGACATCGTTCTCTCCGGTGATAACGCCGTTATTATCGGGGCAAAAGCCGCCAGCCTTCCCGCCGAACAGCGTAAGAAGGTCATCAAATACGGCATGTTCATGGCCGCAGGTTTCCGCATCGTTCTGCTGTTCCTCGCGACCTACCTGCTACAGATTCCCGGTATCCGACTCGCCGGTGGTCTTGCCCTGCTCTATGTGGCGTGGGGTATGTTCAAGGATATCAGGGACAATGGTATCGTTGATGGTAGCACGGAGAACGTAACGGCTGCTGCGAACTATCGTTCCGCACTCTTCGCCGTTGCTCTTGCCGATCTTTCGATGTCCATCGATAACATTCTTGCCGTTGCTGGTGCTGCCGGGGATCATTACTTCGCGCTCATCTTCGGTATCGTGTTGTCGATCTTCATCATGATCTTTGCTGCCAATGCGGTAGCGAGACTCATTGAGAAGTATCGTTGGCTGGCTTGGTTCGGCTTGCTGCTGGTCCTCTATATCGCGGGTCATCTGATCTATCAGGACGTTCCAGTCATCGTGTCTTGGACTTCCTAATAAGCTAATAGAAACGGGGCTTAACGGCCCCGTTTTTATTTGACCTTAATCAAATAATACTAGATTAAATATAAGATCAGGGCCAAGAAAAAAAGTTTGGGCTTGGTGCATTTTTCTCTTGCACCGAATCGATTCGTCGCCTAGATAGAGATCACCGGCAAGGAAACGAACCGGTCGCTGCTTGAAGCGGATAAGCTAGAGTAATCTGGTGAAAGGTTAGGAGCCAAACCAAGCCGCCTAGTAATAGGTCAACTTAAGCAACATGGAACTGACCGAAAGGTTCCTCTATACAAGTAGGGGATAGATTGAAGGATAAGGGTTTTAGGTCCGAAAGGATAACTAGCAGAGCTAATCGGTGAGCTAGTGAAGTCGCAAACACCTGCACCAAGCAAAACTTATTCGAAGTCGATAGTGAACCATAAGGGTAATAGTTCGACCATTAGCGTGGAAGAGCATTAGCCAGTTACCAAAGGTGGAGACACTTTACGTAACCGTTGAGTAGCCCGCAAGGCGAAAGACATGAGGCGTGTGGCATGTTGTTCCCCAAAAGGGAATGATACCATTGGACAAGCACGTCTTAACTGGAAACAACTTAGCATAACGGTAATGCGATGGACTCTTAATCCATTGATTGTTGGTTCAAATCCAGCAGTTGATTCATCAACGCAAAGCCTTGTCCAGCTATAAGTGAAAGGCACCTAAGCCCTACCTAGAGTGGGGGCATGAAGTCTCGCAAGGATGGATTGTTTGTAGTGGAAGAACTCATTGCTCTTTAGCGGGAGCTTAATGGAGGTAAAACTTCAATGGGATTAAGATACTATGAGTAGCTTGTAGTGATATCGCAAATGCCAGCGATTAATAAAATGGCGGTGTTGGTAGTTACTATGATACCTTGACCGGGTTATAGTGGAAAAGGCCCTAAACAATAAGGGGTTTAAGACTGCCCTTAGTAAGTGTATTCTCAGCTTGCTAATTACATATGGGGATAATCGCGTAAAGTCATTGGTCTGACCGCTCGGTTTCCCCACCATGGCCTATGTAGCTCAGTCCGGTTAGAGCGTCCGATAAATAAGGAAGGTCGTTGGTTCGAATCCAACCCTAAGGCCCCATAGCGCGGTAGTTTGAGTGTGCTTCTGGACAGAAGTATGCAGACAAAACAGCTTTCGGAGGATTGAAGACGGGGGTTTGAATCCCTCTCGCGCTTCCAACGGGACGGTAATTCAGCGGTAGAAGACGAAACCTTGTCTAAGCCCTTTGAGGGTGATGGACCCCAAGACAAGGCCAGATAGTCGGAGGTTCGATCCCTCCCCGTCCCGCCACTTAATAACATTGAAACATGATGGTCTGCACATTGTCATGTTTCAACCTTGTTAAGTTTCACATTATCGGTGGGCTGAAATCCAGCGATAGAGGCAAGCCCCTAAGCAAGGCTCCTACGTGAACCTAATCCATAGTGTTAGGAGCGATGATTTACGCTAGCTATGATTAGGGGAAGCTAGAAAGGTTATAGACCTGATAAACTTCCCCTTCTTAGTGGACCCTTAGCTCATTTGGTTAGAGCGACGGACTTTTAATCTGTAGGTGCTGGGTTCGAATCCCAGAGGGTCCACCACTTACTTAGTAGTGATAGAATACGGGTTGGTTCTTCAATTTGCTTTTGCCCAAAAGCTGTCGATCCGTATTCTTTCTTTATTAAGTGGGGTGTTATGTATTTTCTTACGTTATGACCTACCAAGCCCTCTTGGCGTAATTGGTAGGCGCAGCAGACTTAAAATCTGCCGGTTGATCCGTCTCGGTTCGAGTCCGAGAGAGGGCACCAAGTTTCAGAGCCAACTTCGCGGGCGTCTCCATCCGCGAGAAAACACCTAGACATACCCTCTTGCATGTGGGTAGTTAATGGACGGTGGGGTAAAAGCCCTCAATATGCAGCGTTATATGACTGGCCTTCGGTGTCGCAACCTAGCCTTTCGACTAACCTAGGCCCTTCGGGGCCTTTTTTTGGAGTCTTACTAAATGGGTCTTTTGGGTAAGAAGAAGCAAGAGCTTCCCGTCAATGCCGGTGTCGAACTTGGCGACTACGTTAAGGACGTAGTTACCGGTTTTGAGGGCATTGCTTATGCTCGCGACTATCACCTTCACGGTTGCGACCGTATCGAGGTATCTCCGACCAGCTTGGATGATAACGGCAACCCCAAGGATGCTTTCGTTTTCGATATCCTGCGCCTGACGGTGATCGAAAAGGGGCGTATGGCTTGTATCGAGCCTAACGCCCACTTTAGCGCGTTCACCATGGGCGCGAAGGTCAAGGACACCATCACCGGCTTTGAAGGCATTATCGGCACCCGCACCGAAATCGTCACCGGCCTTACCCTCATCGGGATCATGCCGACTGTCCTTTCCAAGGAAGGCGCTCTCAAGGACGCTAAGGTCTTCCCGGCTGGCCGGGTGGAACTGATCGCGGAACAGCCTGTCCCGGTCGCTCCTGAGGCTCCAAAGGGCAAACCGGGCGGTCCTACCGAACGTCGCAGCGCTGCCAAGGCTCCGCCCCGCTAACAGCTATATTACTAGCCGTTTTAATTACTCCCGTTCTTGCTATAAAGGCTCGAACGGGAGTTTTTTATGCGATTAAGAGAACATTTAATACTACGTGGAATGAATCCTAGCCTATACCGACACGCTAAATGTTATTCCACTAACAAAATCACCTTCTATTTATACAATTTAAGTGGTCAGATGGTAGGTTATCAACACTACCGACCATTAATAGAAGAAAAAGGGGTTAAAAATAACCCTAAATTAGGTCGATACTTCACTAAATTACCTAAGAACACTATTGGAGTGTTCGGATTAGACGTTTTAGATGAAACTAGACCAGAATTATTCGTAGTTGAAGGCATTTTTAAAGCCGCCAAGCTCCATCGGCTAGGCTACAACGCCATCGCGGTCCTAGGGCCGACCCCCAAGCCCATGGCAGCATGGTTTCGCGCTCTACGAGGCTCCTACAAGCTCCTAGCGATCGGTGACAATGACCGGGCCGGTCAATATCTGGTCGATATTGTTGGCGCTGGCACCCTTTCCCCTGTAGATTTGGACGAAATGGACGACTCAGCGGTGGTGGAATTGGCAAATGAGCAAATACAGCGGTATTAAATGGAAGATTAAAGCTTACTTGATAGCTAAGTTTTGGAATCCCAAAAGAAATAGCAAAGAATATTGGGGTTTTATTAAGAACGCCAGCAAAAGGAAGATTAAGAAATGACTAATATTATAGTGTCAAACCAAGTAGAGTGCCTGTCATGTGGTGATAGGCCCTATTCCGCTCATAGACATGACTTTAAATACTGCAAATGCGGTAATGTAGCTGTCGATGGTGGCCAAGCTTACCTTCGCAGGGTGTATAATAACACTAACTGGAAGGAAATTTCGATAAAAATACCGGAAGAAGCCGTTAATAAGGCCATCGAAGAGGTCGAAGAAGCGATCAAGACAGGTCGCAACGCAAGAGGGCTGGTATATGCCGCCCTGCGTGGCCTAAGAGACGGTGGTTTCACCTTCCCCGACAACAATATCTAAGAAGGGTTGTTTTCTATCATGGGCTGTCTTAAAGCATTGCTCAACGGGATCGGTCTTCTGATCGCTCTTTCCTTCCTCATTATCTTTTGGAACGTATGAAACAGTTTATCATTCACAAAGTTACCAACGCACCCGACCATGTTAATGGGACTCCTAAGGGTCCGATTTGGAAGCGGGCTAAGAGCCTCCATAAATATAAGAAGTTCTATACGAACAAGATGGAGGCTCTTCTTATCGCCTTTTATCTCAACCAGTTTAGCAAGTTCGGCTTCGAAGTAAGCGAACGGATTGTGGAGGAATAATCCCATGGCTAATAAAGAGAACATGTTGAAGCTCGCGGAAGCCCTAGAGTCGGGCACCTATCCCCAAGCAAGAGGTAGCTGGGGCGCTGGAAGCTTCGAAGGCCACCAGACGCCAGCCCTTTATGGCCAAGAGGAAAAGGGCTTTTGCTGTATGCACGTTGCTCTAGCTCTCGCTACCAACACGGCTAGCTTGTCAGGTAATATGTTCACCCGCAGTCGCAACGCACGGGCTGATGCGACATCATGGCTGGGAATCGACGAAGGAGGCTTTGCTGATTTCGTCACGTTGAACGACAAGGAAGGCAAGACCTTCCCCGAAATCGCCCAATATATCCGCGATACATATTTAGCCGACTAATCTCCGGGGGAATAATGGAACTGCTATTAATTAACAAGCTAAGCCCATTAATCACTAAAAGAGATAAAAATAGAAAACCGGGTAGATACCGTTCCCTAGAATATAAATATATGATCGGGGAGAAGTCCAATCACCGCTGCGTTCATTGCGGCGTTGATATGGTCTATGAAGGCCCACAAGTCCCTACCAGCTTCACCTATGAGCATGTCATTCCCATCTGCTACGGCTCTACGTGGGAACTAGACAACCTTTATGGGGCCTGTCTGGAATGTAACCATCGCGGCGGCACACAAAGCGGTCAAGAGGCAACCCGACGCCTTTTGCTGGAACACGGCATCTGCCTGTGCTACAACGAGGAATCGGATATCGCAAGAGCAGACGCGATGTATCGGCTTCATTTCGAGGACAGAATCGCGGCGTAGTGAGGTTTTATGGTTGTTATCGAGATTATTGTAGTATTCTTTTGGATACTTAGTGCCTTCACTTTCGTATGGAGCTTGCTGGACCTGTTTCTTGGCAGCTACTACGACAAAGAGAAAGCCCTTCCTAGGGTGATAGTATCTAGCATCCTGCTAGTTATCCTCTACAACCTCCCCTATGAATATTGGGGTCTAGCGGAGACGATGAACTAATGTGGTCTTTCATAGGCTTCTTTCTAGTCCTCGCTCTTGGGACGTATCTCACGGTAGCGGGTGGACTGTTGGTATGGGTAAACCATGCTTTTGGAGGAAGGTTTGAGAAAGCCGTCCTGATACCCCCAGCAATAGGATTTGTGATGCTAGCTTTTTGCTGGTATTTTAATCCTGTGAGCCTTGATGTAAATATAAGGTAATAATATATGCAAGTAGGTGATTTAGTAACCCGCGTTAACCCATCCGTAACCTGTGCGGTAGGCAAGGTAACTGCCATCCTAGAAGATGGTAAGTTCCTAATTAATTTCGGGCGTAAAAATAGTCTTCGGATGGTGGAAGACTATGTGCCTTTCGTTCCATGGCATAAGCGGAAGAGGGGGCTGGGATGACAAGACGTATTGAAAACCTAGATTGGCTTCCTATAGAGCTTGCTAGCAGGGATTTGAAGGTTGGTAGCGGGCAAGTGGTGGTTCTTTACCGACCACATGTTCATGGTAGCTGTTTGCTGGAATATACTACCAGCAACCCCGACTATGCTATGACCAATGCGGCTAAGCATGGCTACACTGAGTTTGCTTTGTTGGTGGATGGGTGATGTCTTATTCTAGGAAAGTTTTCTACAGGGCTAGTGTTAAGGGTATTAACCGCCTTGGGAAAGAGCAAACCTTCTGGCTTAATAGCCTGCCGGTGTCTGGTTGCGATCCTGTCACTTGGGCGGATTGGTCGGGTCAATGGGCCGACCTAGAAGAGTTCAAGGCTGACGTTAAGCGTCTGTCGGTGGAAGGTTTTAGCAACTGGTCTATCCGGTCAATTGACCTTAGCACCTTGCAGTGTTTGGAAGTTGTGGTAGTAACCACGACTGATACGAGCTACAGGGTTATTGGACTTGAGCCTACTATTACCGACGAGGATCATCCTTGCGGTTGTGGGCAAAGATTGTGTTCTAGCTGTAACTAGTTTGGGGCTTAAGGGGGTTGTGAGGTTTAGGTAATTTTGGGGTTAAATTTGTGAATGGTATGGAGCGGCCAAAGCCGTAACTTTCTAGGACATCCTACCCCCTCGACTCGCAACAGGTCAATAGGGCGAATCACTCTTTTTCACATTCTTTTTTAATGCGCTTCCAAAAAACAAAACAAACAATGTCAACACATATAATCACATCACATAGTAATGTGATATAGTAGGGCCTACTCATATAGCCCCATATAAGCCCCATACAGTAGGGCCAGCCCTGCTAGGCTACCCTAGTAGCGCAAGCCCCTAGAAAGGCGCTCTAAGGGGCTTCCTAGGGGCTTGTATGGGGTAATGCATATCAGCAAGGGCCTACCCTGTAACGCGGTTCATTATCCGGCCCCTTATAGAGGTTCATGCATTCATCACTAGTAGCAGGGTCCGCTACAGTAATGGGCTTAGCCTCCATAGTAGGGGCGGGTTGTATGTAAGTATTAACCGCCACCATAGCAGACAGTGCAATACAGGCCATGCTAATGGCGATGACAAACAGAAGACAATTCTTAAACATTGCTCAAACCCCATGTTTCATTGAGAAAGATAATAAGCGGATTAGTAAGGTCAATATGAACCCCTAGGGAGTAATCATCTTCCCCTACCTCTTCCCTGCTATAGGTATAAAGCCCCATATTGGCATAGGTAGTGCGCCATTCACAGGAATGCGGCCTTGATCCCCCCTCTATAGTCATGCGCTTAGACTGGAATTCATGAATAGTCTTAGCAATGTCTTTAGGAAGCGAATTAATGCTTTCCGAAGAAAGGATAAATTCTTGTTCGCTACTGCTAATCCATTCAATCCCTTTATTAGCCGCAATAATAGTTGCGGCAAATAGGGCGGTTGAGTCCATGTCTAGGGTTGGTTTGTTCCCCATCACGTAATCAACCAAACGGCGGACCTTTTGAAGCCCCTTAAGGTTAGTCCGCCATCCATTCTTGCGGACCTTATTAAACATGATCCAAGGATCAACATTAAGGGCAATGAAGAAAGCCGCAACATTACGGCTATCGGCGAATTGAGCCGCTACCCTACGCAATTCAACATGGCTTTTATGAGGGGCCTTTTCCCGCTCAAAGTTAGCGCGTTCCAGTAGGGCGGAATTGATACGCTTTACCATTGAGTCGACTTCGCGACTCTCACTGGCTTTGATATCTAGTATCAGGTCCAAAAGGGCGGACTGCATAGTCTGACTCCTAGTTGTAAATCCGTTGGATTAGCTTTCGCTTCCCATCGGCGCGGATTCCCCATTTGGAACCCCTCCAAACGTTAATGCAGCTAATGTGAAACCAGTTAGGGGAAGTAATGCGAAAGCGCTTTCCGTTGCGGTCGACTCCCGTCGCCACAAAAGAAACGTAATCGACTCCGTTAACATTTTGCATGGCTGTTACTCCATCGGCTTGTATCATTGTTCGTTCTCCATATATTCCAGATACTCAGCGCGGGATGAATGAGCTATCATAATCCCATAGGGCCGATAACTACCCCGACTCATCCCGTAGGGAACGACAAAAGGATAAGGCGATTTAACCTTAGCCTTTAGATTGCGCCAAGCATCGGTGACAGTCGCCGTCACTTCACGCTTGTTAGCGCCATAAAAACCAGCGTCACGAATGGACTCCGCTTCGCTTTCAATAATGGCTTTCAATTCGCGCCGACTATCAACCTTAACAATATAGCTATTGTCAGGCATATATGCGCCGCGCATTCCCGTTGCTATGTGGAAATATTCAGCCATCTTTTTTACTCCATCTAAATTCATAGTAAGGGCGGACTATTGCTAGCCCGCCCCTATTAGAAGTTAGAGCATTTCAAGCGCCAGCGACATTGCCGCATCTTTCGCCCGATTGCCGTTGCCGATAGTGGCGCTTTCCCACCGCTTGCCTTCCTTAGTGCGGGCAACGTGATCCTGATAGAAGGTGACGGCATTAAGAGCGCCCCAAAGCGTGCCATCTGCTGCTGCCTTATCCGCACCCGGACTATCGGTGAAAAGGCGGACCATTTGCGCAACGTTATTGCGCTGGTTACTTGTCACGCCTTCCCGATCAAAATCGAGTTCAGTGCGAAGCCAATCGGAGTCATCCTTAAGGGCTTTCGGACTGTAAAGCTTCGCGAAGAAACGCGAAAGCTTGTCATCAGTCATACGGACCTTGCTCATTGCCTTTACGGCTTGAACATATTCCGCGAAAGCCGAGTCGAATTCGCCCAATTGAGTAAACAGCTTATCAGCGTCGAATTCGCCGCTATTGCGTTGTTTCGCCGTTGTTTGGGCGTTCATCACCGCCGAAAGACTGACAGTGTTTTGACAAACAACCCGCACCGACGTTGCACGGGCAGTCCGCGCATAGGTTCCGTCGTAGGAAGTCAGCAGCAGGATATAGGGAAGGATGATATCGCCAGCGATGTCGCCTTGCCCCTCTTCACGCTTGGCAAGCCCCCATACAACGCGACCGCCCTTTAGAGCGCCCGCAACGTCCATCTTAAAGCCGTTACCCTTAACAAGGCTCATAAGCCCCTCTAGCAGGTCAAGGGGTTGCGCGGGGTCATAGTGCGACTCCGACATCACCGAAAGGGGATCGCCGGTGTCAGTGCGATACATGACTGCGCGGTTTTCATAGGAACGAGTCAGCATGGCCAGCGATTCATCATCCCCTTCCTTGAAATTGGGGTTAGGGATCGAATAGAAGGCAGGGGCCTTTGCGACCTGATAGTCAAGGCCAGCAACCTGCGCGATTTGTGCGGCGTCCATATCATCGGTGATATGATTGCCAAAGCCATGCCATGGCTTACCCTCCGAAGCGCGGTAAGCGATAGCGGCCTTGCCAAGGGTGAAGTCAAGTGCGTGGGACATAAATAAAGCCTTTCTAAATGTTGCGGAGTCTTTCGCTCCCAAAGCTAGTGGCGCATTAATTAATATCCGAATATTTCCGTATGCCGTTCGGCCCATGCAAGGGCAATTTCCCGCATCTGGTCGGGAGTATAGAGCCGCGTCACATTGGACGCCCACAAACTACCGTAGGCAGTAGCGTAAAAGTTATCTTTATTAACGGCGATATCCTCAATGCCCTTAATTGCCTGTTTCATTGTTTCATCGCTAATAAATTGTTTCATGCGTAAATCGCCTTTCTTGTCGTGATATATGCACCATAGGCGTTATCCGCCTTATCCATGGCGCGGCTTGCACCAGCGCTTGTCTTATAGCGCTTTGTTTTTCCGGTGACTTTGTTAGTCACTTCATAGCGAATTGGCTTATTCACTTGTGACAAACCCAAAGAGGAAAGCCGCGATAACAGCCAAGAAAAGAAGATTGGCAATTACCAAAGCGATATCGAGATAAAGATTATTCGTCATGGTTCCGACTCCAGATTGGTTAGTTTATTCCACTAGCTTTAGGAACGGCGGTTAATTGCTTAACCGCTTTCCTAATGGCTCAATCGTTAGTGTCTGATTGAGTAAGCCCCATTGTGGGTTGCTAGGTAAAGCGGATGACATAACGGCCCAACCTAGCCCCTAAGGGGAACGCCTAACCATTAGGCGATTAACCTAGGGGCTTACCGTCATCGGGCCTAGGTGGCGGGGCTTGTTCCCGCCGATGTCCCTATCTAGGGGCGGATTCGTGATTCGGTCAAGCGCTAAAATGAAATTATTTTTGCCCCTAATCTAAGCTCATCGGACGGCTAGCTTAGATTAGCGGATTCCTTGCTCTAATACCAAACAGACACCCGTGCGCGTATGTTGCAAGAGCCATGCCAAACCTAATAGCCCCTATAAGGCGTTTTAAGCCCCTTACAGGGCCTTTAGGGGGCCTAAGCTACCCTAACACCTAAAAGAGGTGATTCGGCCCTGTATGAGCGTTTCAAGAGTGCGACTCGTAAGAAGGTCGGAAATAAGCAAATAAAGTTATTTCAAGTGAAAAGTGATTTTTTTAATCTCATTCCAGAAAAGTGATTTTTAGGTTTGACATTAAATGCCGAATCGCCCTAAGAGGGAGTCACCGGACGGGGCAACCCAGACGGTCCAGCCTCCCCTAGAGGCAACTGGCTCTTTCTCATTGTTGGACTAATGCCCTTCGCTAGGCGGCACAAAAACCTAGGAAGGAAATTAAATAGAACCCCATTAAAAAAGGGGCTTGCGAATCACTAAATAATTCGCCATTAAATAATCACACCGAACGAAAGGAACCTACCATGAAAAAATTCTGGATCGAATGGCTTGACGGTAGCTTGATTGGGGAAGTAGAAGCGGAAAGCGAAAGACAAGCCCGCAACATATGCGAGAACCACGCTACGGGGTGGGGGCTGGAGCCGGGAACCTACCAGCTACGGGAGAAGCCGGAGTGACCGGGAGGGGGCCGCGAGGCTCCCACCCCACCCCAAGGGGCTTCTGGCTAGTCCTATGGTGAAAGTTGGCCGGTTCCCGGTTTCAAAGTTGATTTCCAGCCAGTTCCCAATTTTATCTTTGATATTTGGGATTTATGCACACCAAATAGTTTAGCTATATCTTTATGATACATTCCGGTATCCAATAGCTTTCTAATTTCTTCTACTTTTGTTTCTGTCAATTTAGAATTAGGCTTTTCAGAGCCTTTTAATGCTTTGGAATAATCTATCTTACCATTCCTAACCGCATCATCCGCATTATCTTGGTAAGTTCCCCAAGCTAAATTAGTCCAAACATTATTAGACTTATCATCATCTAAGTGCCTACAGACAAATTTACCGTCTGTGGGCTTAGGTCCGTTAAATAAAGTGCATACCCATATATGGATATTATAATCTTTGCCACCACTTATAATATTTAGATAACCGGGTGTGGTAACTTGCGGCTTCCTAAATCTATTAGTAGTCGGATTAAATACCCTACCTAAGTTGGATATTAATAAGGGTGTTTCTGGTATGGGGAGGAATGTTTCTTTCATTTCTCCCGCGTAAGATACAAAATGCCAAAAATCAATAGACAGTAGTATCCCAAAATGCCAATTAATGAGAAACCTAAAATGCCCATATCTCATTAACTCCATAATGCCAGAATATAAGAAACCCCATTAGAAACGAAAATAGGAGAGGTTGACCCGAAGCCAACGCTCTCCTACTGATTCGCTGTCGCTTCACGAATCATGCTCCCTATTTACGGGCATAAGGGAGATTGCCCTATCATAATAAACTGTTGGTCATTACCTATACCTCCAATTAGAGTGGAAATAAGTGTTAAGCTGCCCTTGCCGTCTCAATCTTGATCTTCCTTCCCTGATGGTGGAAGGTCAAGGAGTCAAAGCCAAGTCGCTTCAATGACTGGAAGCCCTTAAGGGCCTTGGCGGAAGCCTCTTCATCGACCAATTGGCCCAGCTTCCGCACTCCCTGCTGCGGGGTGACGCCTAGAACCGTAAAGTCAGCCTTTTTGGAATGAGGCTTAAAAACCTTTATGACGTTCTGTTTCGGCATTTGATGTTACTCCAAGGATAGCAGGTTCATAGTTAAAACCGCAGACCCTTAATTTGGTTCCAACAATCACCTTTCGTTTCTGCGTTCTCAGGCTTTCTCACCTGTTCCCGGTCTATAGACGATTCGGGGGTTTGGCAAGCAAAAAAAAGGCAGGGCGTCAACCCTGCCTTAAGTTGTTTAGAAAGGTGGTAAGAGGCACTTTTATTAGTGCGTCAAAACCGTTGCCTCTTCGCTCGCTTCGCCGCCTTCCTGCTGGCCCTCTTCCTTGTTTTCTTCGGAGTTGCCCGAAAGATGCTGACGGGCACCAGCCAGCGCTTCGGCGAGATTGTTGCTGGAATTCGCCGCAGCCGCACCAGACCGCGAGGTCGGAGTCTTGCGAACATGAGGCTCACCATCCGGCAGACGGGTGATATAGGCGAATTCGCCATCCTCATCCGAAAGCGTGTCGAACTTGCGTCCTGCCCATTCCCGGCCTGCCTGCGTCACGTTGTTGAGCTTCGTAACCACGCCCATCATGAACGAACGGAGGGGGTTCTTGCCGCCCTCGGCAGTCTTGGGGATCGCCACCTTGGCGGTCATGCCGACGTTCAGCAGAGCGATATCGGGGCTGATGGCGTTGAGGGCTTCCACAAGGCTCTTGCCACCCTGTGCGGCCTTATTGACCTTCTTACGGCGGAGTTCGTTGGGATCGAAGTTGGCGATGATGCCACCACGGGCAGCAGCTTCTGCCACTTCTGCCTTCACCAGCTTGCCACCGACACGGACCTTGCCGGCCTGATCGACGGTGAAACCGGCCTGTTCGATTGCTTCCTTGTTCATGTTGTCTTCCTTCCGACTGATGTTTGTGTTTTCGCCTTCTCAGTGGCGATGACTATTAGCTAATGGCCTTAGATGATTCGTGCAAGAGCTTTTTTCACTCTTACCAACTTTTTTTGTCGAAACTTGTTCTCAGGGCTTCCCACCAGCATTTAATCTTAGATTATATCCTAGAATGCGTTTTAAGCCCTTCTCAGAGCTTTTTAAGGGCTTTAGGGTAGTTGGGTAGCCTAGAACGCACAAAAGCCCTCTAAGGGGCTTTAAATCGGCTAATAATGAAAGATGGGTGTTGACCGGGCAGCTAGGTTTTCGGGTGGGGGTGGATAACCCAGCTATGAGGGGGCTTCATTGCGTCGGAAGGACACACCCGGTCAACGCTTATGTCTATGGGGTGATTCGCTGATTCGGTCAAGCGATATCTTTGAACCAGAATAAAACGAAACCAGAAAGCCCGCTAACCTTATCTAAATGTTTCACGTGGAACACTCTAAGGTTAGATTAGGGAACCTTTAGAAGGCAAAATAAAAGCCCCGCATCCTTAGACGCGGGGCAACCTAATAACCATTCCTTAAGCTTCTTGATGATCCGCTTTAGCTTGCGCTTCATTCCAGATATCCTTTCACTTCCGACTCAACCCCCTTGCTGAGCTTCACCTTAGAACCTTCTTCATAGCCATGTCCAGCTATTTCTTGGCTTCCGGTGTAAAGGGCAATATCTTTCTTGCTGGTCTTTTGCCCTTTGGCTTTGGGCATTTCCCTAAGAATGATATCTTGTTTCAGCACAATAAGAGCGTTACCAGCTACTTCCTTTTCTGCAATCATTTTAACTAGGGATTCATGAACCGCCACAAGGAACCCCAATTTAAAGTTATGCTTGATTTCATCACCCTTAACCCCATTGTTAATGAGCCGGTGATAAGCAACAGTCATGGGAAGCTTATGATAGCCGGTGATAAGGCTATCTGAAATGAGGTCATAAAGCCAGTTGGCATATTGAAGGTCTACGGGAAGACCGTAAAAGATGATGTTTTTATTGTCTTCGCTTTTAACCGCATATGTATCGGTAAGCTTAGCAATGGCCTTACAGATAAGCTCCATCTTATCCGTCTCTTTGCGGGGCTTCTTAGTAAAGCTTTCAACCTTACTGGACTTAACTTCTAGGTCAGTCTCAGTGAGGCGATACTTTGCCATCATCTTTTCGAAAGCATTAGCAAACGCCATTGCCTCTTCGGGAGTTCCAGCGTTATTAGCCTTCGCTTTAATTGCGTTCAGCTTGCGGATGATGTCGTCCCGGTTGGTCATGTTTGCTTCCTAGGTGATTCGTTGCTGTTGAGACTGGTTTAGGGGGTTATTGGGGTTAGTGCAAGTTTTTTCTTTTTGGTGTTGGATTGTGTGTGTCGCTAATCTAACCTAAGTGAGCTTTAAATTTTTTAATCTTAACTTATAAAATCCTGCCGATCCAACCAACTCAAAAAACAAACTCAACTCTCCCTATCTATCCCTTTCCCTATATACAACCAAACCAAATCAACTACCCTCAACTACCAAAACCCTCCCCTCTTCCCCTACCTTCTCCCTTTCCCTTTCTCTCCCCTATATACAACCCTTCCTTATGCTCTTCACGTATGTAAAGCTTTATCCTATCGGCTCCTTACTTCCTTCACTATATCGACGGATACAAACCGGACCTTATTAGGTTGACCGTCTATATATCTGTCTATTGCTTCTATTAGTTCCTTTCTTGCTTCTTCCCTTGTTTCGGCTTTCATCGTTACCGTGAATTTATGTTCGTTCATTAGAAAGGCCCTTCCTCAATGAGTTTCTTAATCTTATACCTATGCAGTCTTGTTCGTGCTGCATTATGTTTTGCTTGGGCGATTTCGTTATCCCTATGTGTAACAACGACTCCGGCAATAAGTTTGCTTTCTTCGTTGTTCATATGTTTTGGGATTATTGGCATTGTCATTTAATCTTGTCCTATTTGTTCATAGGGGATTTGGTTATCCGTAAAGAACTGTTTTATATATTCCCTTGCTTCTTCGTCTTTCATGTGGAAGAGTTCGCTGGGGCTTTTGAAATAGTCAGGATAGCGATTGACGATTGCCTGCCCTAGCCTTTCATGGGGGCGGTTAGCAGGGTTAGCAAGCGCATAGATATCCTTGCGATACATTTGCTTTCTTATTGTCATTTGTTTTGCCCTGCTGCTACGGCTTCTTTTGCTACGGACTTACATGCTTCGATGTTCCAGATTTCTTCCCTGCATATCTGGAACGCTTTCATATAATCATCATAGCCGGGTTTTCTGGCTTCGATGATTTTGTGTTCGATGATCCGGTTGACGGTGATTTCCCTTTCGGAGGGGATGACAGAGCCGACCAGCGAGCCAAAGACAGCCGATAGACCTACGCAGCTAACAAAGAGGGTCTTTTCCTTCATGTCTACCTCACTCACAACGTTCTCTTGCTATTAGAACCAGCATTATTTATCTTCCGGCTGGAGGAATTCCAAAAACTCTTCTTCGTAATCGTTCCCTACATTCTCCGCCGTTAGGAACCAATCGTCATAAGCTTTGACGATATCCTCATCCGCATAGTTGCTCAGTTGCGGGAACTTAAAGCGAAGGTTATTTACTAGGGCTTTATCCCTCACCTTCCGCTGTTCTTCCGTCAAAATACCGTCTACCATAGCTGCTACTCCCTAAAGAGCTTCTTAAAGAAACTATAAAAGAACGGGTAATTGATTGCTTGCGTTACCCCTTCATCTTTTAGTTTCTTATCTAGGATTTTCTGTTCGATGGCTTCATATCTGTTATGGGCTTTCCTACGCCAGATATCCGCATGATCCCTATCAATCTTACCCTCTTTTAGAAGCAATTCTATTGACTGGATATCTTCGCGGTAATCTCTTAGGTGCTTTGTGTCAGCATCATAACGCGACTCAAGCCTAGCAGCTATGCGCTCTAGGCTCTTGTCTGATCTGACATTATTGGGGATGATACTACGGGCCATCTTATTTCCGGTAGCGTTCCTTGATCTGGTCGATAAGCTCAGGGTGATTGAGCCTAAAGTCTAGAACCTTCTGGATCAAGGCATTGTTCCGGCTTTGATGGAAAATGGGCTTTTCCGGGATGGGTGGGAACATGTTAGCCCGAACCCTCTTGCTGTTGTCGATGCGCAACGCTGGACCTGCATTAGCCATGACTTTAACCCTTCTTCTTTTTGATTATGTTGTCAAATACGTGGTCGAATATTATCCAACCAATACAGGCAACAAATACAATGCTAACAATGTCGTCGGCATTGTAACCGATAACCTTAAGCAATAGGATAAGACCTATTATCTCGAAATACTGTTTCATACCACAAGTGTCTTAGCGGTAAGGAACATGCTTTCGATTGCTTCCCTTTTTGGAAGGGTATTAAAGAAATCCACTACCGAAGCGTTGCGGCTGTCAGAACCCAAAGCAATGGCGGAAGCTTCTGCCATGGCATTATATGCCTTGTTATTAGCTTCGCTAATGACGTAATCATTAACGACCATTCCCTTCTGGTAATAGTCCTTAGCGACTCCCAAAGCATAGATGCCACAGCATCCAACCAGCTTGTCGCCCTCGAAAACACAAAAGCGAGTCGATGGGCGGACATTATCAAAGACCTTATTTGCCTGTTCAAGCAATGTCTTTGCGATAGCGCTGGTAAGGTTGCTAATATCGTCCATGTTAACCGTTCCTCTTACGCATGATGAATCGGGCTTCCACATAGGAAGCGAAGCGCTGGACAATGAAAGGGCGTTCCCCTTCCAGTTCCAAAGCCAGACAGTAAGGCTTGTTGTTAGCCTCTTCCGTCGTCACCGGATAAGCTGCGTAGCCGCTAATGTCGGTTACTTCGCTGTCTACTACGTGGAACATATTAGCCTTCCTTTAGAATTAGCCCGATTCGATCGCCCTTTGCGTGGGCTTCGCTGATCCTTCTAAGCTTTTCCTGCAACCTGTCAAGCTCCTTACAAGCTCTTTCTACCGCTTCTAGTGATAGAATGTTGTGCGGGTTGTTCCTGTCAAAGCCCCTAAATATGTTATTAATATATGCCGGATGCTTTAGGCGCTTGCATCCTTTAATGAAGTTCCTAGGATCAGGCGGCATGGAATGAGTGCCAGTAACCCGGCCTACGTCATATTCCCCTTCCGGCCTGTCATAGCGCCAGATACCATCATCCCCTTTGACGCACTCATAATAAGGCGTCCTGTTTTCTGCGATGATAGTAACTAGGTTTCCTTCTATCGTATGATAGGATTCGCCGACAATAAACATCGGCTCATATTTGCGTTCTTCTGTCACAGGCGAACCTTCACTAGAGTTATAATAAGCCACCCTTTATTAGATGGCTTATCGAATTCTAGATTTGGTAATATTGGGTCTTAAGTTCTTCCGGCACTTCGCCCTTTAGAAGTGCTTCCAATTGTTGTTGAGTTATCTTAGTGGGGCCACCATCCCAATCGTTTTTAAGATTAAGAACTACCACGCCGCCGCCAGTGGAAACAATATAGTCACCCCTAGTAATGTGATACGTCATCCCGTTCCAAACAGTCTGATCGCTGTAAGTCGAGAAATGATAATAAGGGAACCGTTCTTTAAGTTCCTTATATTTATCGATGGTCGCTTGAGTTTGTTTCACCTCAATTCGAACGGTGCCCTCATTCTTCCATTCGACTCGCCACTCCCATTCTTTCTTGACGGTAGCGTAAGCTTCTTTCGCCGCTGCGGTTTCTTCTGCCTCAGCGCGGGCAAGCTCCAGCTTCAAGACGCTGATTTGATTTTTGATCTGTTCGCTAGACTTGGGCATTTTTACTTCCTTATTCCCGCTTTAGAAAATGGGTTAAGCTGGATGGGGCAATTACCATGCTTCCATATGATGTTGCGCCATTGCTTACCGGCTTTCAGCCATTGTTCGTAGGGGATATAACTAGCGTAGTCAATCCACAACTTACCGCCAATTAGCAGATAAGTTATTCCGCCATGAAATACCAGCATCTATTTAACCCCACATTAAATAACGCGAATCACCCCGATTCGCTGCCCTTACGGGGTAACATAATCAGGGCCATATCGCGAACTATTTATTTTCTAGGAACGGGATTAAATAGGGCACTAACCTTATCTGCCGACCCTCCCCGCCATGAACAGGGTCAGTTCACCCGGCTTGAAAAGTCTATATTGATTTCCAGCCGGTTCCCAAAATTGGAAGTCAGCCGGTTCCCAAAAGTAGCGGTTCTCAAGTCCCAATTTCCAGCGATCCAAAGTCACAACCTTGCCGGTTCTAAAGTGATGATACTGGAATGCTAGGACATAGCCTATCCGTTCGGGTAGAGCTTGCCGGATAACGCTACAACCCGCTGCTACTACGCTGTAGGGGAGAGTGATGATTTCACAGCCAAACCCACATGCCACTTGATCTTGGAAGATAATGTTGCAGTAGACGGTTCTTTCAGCTTGGCTATTGCTTCTTCTATCTTCCATTGTTCTACCTCGTCAGCATGGGTATAACTGCTGTCATGGCCTTTGTCGTAGAAAGCTACACTGCCGATCTTGTGGCGGTTTTTACTGTCTCTATAGAAAGTGTATTCGGCACCGGGCCATTTATTTACGTCATCTTCGTATATCTTAAAGGCCATGAAATCATCGCCTCTAAGAAAGTCTATCACCTTATATAGTTCACGGTTAGTTGGCACCCATGACTTGCCTTCCGCTATTAGCCTAATTAATGCTAAATTATGTAGATCGTGCGAAACCAAAATGCCAACTTTCCATTAACTATAATGCCAGAATATCATTGACTATCAGTCAAAGAACAGGTGCTGGTTATTGTCTGGTGATGTAGGGGGCGACCAACCGTGTCTTACTTCTACAGGACTCATCGTGATAGTTGGCTGCGGACCATCGAAGGTTACGACGGCATTGGCGATCTGCTCTGCCTCATTAAGGGCTGCTCTTGTGGCCTTGCTCTTATAATCATCTTCTAGCTCTGGCTTGTAGAAACCCTCACCGGTCATTTCTTCTAGAAGCTGGTTTGAGAAGGGGTCTTTGTAGATTTCGCCTTCCCGTGAGTTCTCTAGATTTTTGTAATAGGTGGCAGCAGTGCGAATCAGCCTGATTTGTTTGTCGATCAAGGTTTCGCCGCTACTAAAAATGACCATAGATGCGGGGTTGAAGCCGAAACTATGGTCATAACGCTTTGCCATGCTGATTAATAATCCAGCAGTTAACGGTAAAATATTCATATTCCATAAACCTTTCATATATTTAACTTAACATTATATCGCTAAGTGTTTGTTTTATAACGATTTTATTATGTTAAGAAGTTAAGCCTTCTTCTTGGCCCACTTCTTATGAAGTTTACCGTCAGGCTTATACCATTCCACCTGAACGATAATGCCACGGTTTACCATACTCACCCCGCGCTGATATTGGAACGTAGCGGCGGACAATGTCTGCCGCGCTTCGATGAAAGTCTTGTTGGGGTTCTCATGGATGAACTTGACATGGTGAAGGCGCTCCTGCGCTTCCAGATGCTCCATAGCGTAGGCTTCAAGGCACATAGTTCGTTTTCCTTTCGTGTCTTTGTAGGCTGCAACTTTGTCGGGATTAGCATCGCGCCATTCCTTGGACTTATCGCGAGAAGTTGCTACGTCTTTATGATAATAACGCATTCTCGCTTTACCCCTATTCTTCTTACCATTAGGGGTTTTATAGTAATCCTTAGCGTATTTTGCGATCTTATCTTTATTGCGTTGCCTATAAGCTCGGTCAACCTCTGCCTTATTCTTACGCTTTATTAGTTGTTCTACTCTATCAAGCTCTTCTTTTGTTAGCGCCCTAGTTTTGTTGATGACATTATATACTTCTATCATGCCATCATAATCTATAGCTTTACCTGCCATTCACTCCGAACCCCATCGTGGATATCAGCGATCATATGCAGATGGACGTGGAAATCAAGGGTTAATCTTCGATTCGCAGCAGCTTCACCCCAGATTCGGCGAAAAGCTGTTCCGAAAGGGCAATCTCATCCGCCCATCGCGTCAAAAGATCGTCAGATGCCGGGATTGTATAGACCGTCTTGATGCCATTAGATATGATCTTTAATGCACACTTAGAACAAGGTGGATGCGTTACAACCATTCCATATCCGAAAGTGCATTCTCTCTTATGGTCTAATGCGTTGGCTTCTGCGTGGACGATACGGTCATATTTCCACTGGCGATCAGCTATCATTCTCTCTAGGTTATCTGGGATGCCCCTAGGAAGCCCGTTAAAGCCGCATGAGACGATGCTTTTGTCTGGGCGGTATATGATAGCACCGACTTTCGTAGAAGGGTCTAGGGAGCCTCTGGCGACCGCCAAGGCCACATTTGCGAAATAGTTCTGCCATTTACTATTCAACAACATTTAATACCGCGAATTCTCCATGATGCTCTATGGCTGCAAGGTTGTATGCTTTTGCTGCATCCTTTGGGTCCGAATAATAACCCAGATGCTTTGTTTTCTTGTTATAAGTGATTTTAGCGCACCATCTATTGCGCTTCTTATCGAAATGGACACCCTTAAAGCCGCTAGTGTTCCTACTCGTTATCCTAGTATTGTAGGCATTTTGGCCTATACTTGCGTTTCTAAGATTGGATAATCTATTATCTAGTCGGTTTCCGTTCTTATGGTCCGCCACACCCTTGTCTAAATTCAGAATGAAACGCTGCATCGTGATACGGCGTCCACATATTGTAGTCTGTGCGTAGCCATTCTCATCTATCCACCAAGAATAATAGGATAATAACGGATATAGCTCTTCATCAATTAGAATCGGTGTCCCATTAGTTGCCAGAATCTCATTCGTCATAGGAGGGTTTCTCTTCTTTCTTCTTATTAGGGATAACTTGCTTCCTTTTGAAGCGGACTTCTACCGCAAAGGGATTACGGGTCTTTCTTTTTGGTTCTTTCTTCATTGTAAACTCTTAGTCTTTCCATTCCTGCGGGTGCAATGAGCATGGAACCCCGGATATATACTTCCTTGTCCCAAACTCTTTCCGATCCAGATATCATTCTGATGTTCTCCACGCCGATGATTTCGGTTAGTAGCTTGTTCCATAGATCGCTACGGGTCCAAGTGATGTCCCTATAGACCCAACCGGGAGCTTCTAGTTGCTCTTGCATGGCTTCTTCGATGGCATTGTGCATACTCATCATTAGTTCTTTATCATTCATTCTACACCTGTGAGGCTGATAGTTTCGACAAGAGTTTTTAGCGACTCTGAAATTTAGAGCCATTTCTTAAAAACAGCCCAAATTACCCTTATTTAGCGTTTATTTGTAAACATTTATAAGGACGTTTGGGCTGTTTTTATTATAGTTGTATAAATGCGTTTTTAACGGATATTAACTTTCTTCCTCGTCTTCGGGAAGCCAATCAACCCATTCTTCCGGCCATTTATAGGACGGTGACGTTAGATAACTTGCCATTTACAAAGTCTACCTTGATTAAGCCAGCGTGATTATCTTTACCGGCGTTTCTTTTGGCATCCTCTGGAGTGTCATAATATGCCCCGGTAATATCGGTGTAAACGTTGGTATATTTGCTCATCATCACCGGTGGTTCTACTAGGTCTAGCGGATGCTGCGAATGTTCATACTTGCCGGTAGTGGCGTTGTAGGCGGTAATAGCACCGCAATAATGACCTTCGTTATTGTAAGAGTAAGCAATCTCTTCATGGGCTTCATCACTGCCCCACTTCTTGCCGCTTTCTACTAGAGCGACAATTGGATAATCGCCTTTCTTAGTAGTGCAGATGATGCGGGCATTATGGCCGCTTACAGTTACATATTTCTTAGATGGATCAATCTTCATATATTACCTTTCGTAAACGCGAAACTTCTGTGAAGCGAAATCCCAAGCAATGATCCGGCCCCCGCATGACAGATGGCTCTTACAAGCCTCGCGGACGGCCTCTACAGCCTCAACGCCGTTGTTTAGGTAGTGCTGGGCTATGTGCTGGCCCGATCCCCACGCAGCAGGCTCTGTGACCGTCGCAAACAGGCCGGTAGTCTCTAGCTCGATGCACCTGCCAGCTTTGTTAACCAGAATAGCGGTGGTGTCATACATACCCGGATAGTTGCTATCGTCGGGCGTTTCAAACGGCTCAAAACCGTTCTGCTCGATATGGGCGATCCATGGTTCGATAACCATTACTGCCCCGCAAAATGCCCCTATGAACTTCCCTAGGGTTGGGTGGTTTACTTCTCTTAGTTTCCATTCCTTATCTGAAACTAAATTATCACCGATAGTAGACCGACCATCGGCTACTAATAAGGTCTTATCCCAAGCAATTACTGTCATTAATTCATTCCGTGTTTATCTGTAGTCCAAAAGGCTTGGCTAATTCCATATGCCTTTAAAGCCTTTCTACAACCATCACACGGTTTAGCAAGCGCTGGTGCCCCGTTTCTTGCCACTCTTGCTACAAAGATTGTCGATCCTCTTAGCTCATGTCTTTTCTTCGCTTTAAGAGCATTCTTAATAGCGTCTATTTCCGCATGTTTGCAGATGGCTAAAGGATGCGGGGAAAAGCGAGACTGTAAAGGATCGGTCTTAAACGAATTTAGCCCGACGCTTATTACCTTTTTGCGTCGGGCTATAACCGCTGCCATTTTAGGCAGGTTTTCTACAGGATTAGCTCTGGCGACCGCCAAGGCCATGTCGATCATGAACGCCCTCGTAAATGTCTGGGATATCGAAGGGAGCCAGCTTTACAGCGGCCCGATAAATCCAGTCATACAGCGCCCATGAACGAATATAAATAGCTTGTGGCAATAGTCTTACCAAGATTACTTCCAGAAGGAAGTAAGTATTAAGCAGCAAGCTTGCTACCGCCATCATTATTAAGTCTGTCATTCACTCTAGTTACCCGTCCGTTTCTTGCCGTCCAGCTAGAGATAAACACTTGCTGGCTTTCGGTCTTTATTTCCCACATTACTTCCGGGTGTTGTTTACTAAGTCTCTCTAGTCTCAGCGCCAGATTGTGCTTGTTTACGTATTTCATATGATCGTCGGTAATATTACCGCTGCTATCGACATATGGTAGTTCCGCACGAAACATAAGATGGTAATATCTGTCCATCGTGGTAACGCTAGCAGGAACTGTTAATTTGTATTCTAGCAAACGCATTGTAAAACCTCAATAAAAAAGCCCGCCATTGAGGCGGGCTTATTGTTGGTGGGCGTGGTAGGGATCGAACCTACGACCTAGCCGTTATGAGCGACCAGCTACTACCACTGAGCTACACGCCCACTAATTAATAAGCCGCTACGCCGTAATTGGCTTCACCGGGACGGTTCGCACTGCGGTTGACCTGCTGGACGATGCAGTTATCACCGGAGCCTGCGACCTCATAATAGAGGTTGGGGTTGCCACGAACAAGGTTGTTCAGCCCATTTGCCCGCTTACGTGCCTTCTCTTCGGTCATGCTTCCGTTGCCTCTTCTGTGGTTGCTAGTTTGCGCATTTCTGCTGCGATTTCGGGGAAGCTTTTGTAGCCGCCATCGTTCATGGAAACGAATTCGCTGATCTGCGGATGACTTAGGCCGGATATGCCAGCGACATATAACGACCGATCAAAGATGCCACCGCTATCCCCATGATACCGGTCATCGGCTTGGATGATGCGGGACATTGCGTCCTGTTCCCGATCTGTGGTTTCCGTATGAACCGCGATCATCACATGAAGGCAACAAAAGCCACCTTTCTGGACGTGGGGGCTGAATTCTCCACCGCCCCAAGTATGTCGCGCTTGTGGGAACTTACCGCTTTCAAGGGCTTCTGCGGTCTTAAGAAGCAACTCTTTATTAAGAGCCATATTAAATACCTTGTTTGGAACCCCGGACGGGAATCGAACCCGCGCTATACCTCTTTTGCAGGGAGGCGCATTTCCACTTTGCTACCGGGATTACAGGTTAGCGAAGAAGCTCTTTACCGGCGAGGTAGGGAGCGCGAAGGACAGCAATGAAGCTATCGAAGTTGAAGCCGGTTAGATCGCCTTCGCTATTGGCGAGGAAGTAACCGAGGGTAAGATAAGCGATAAGAAAGTATAACATAAAAGCTTTCTGTGAAAGATGGTGATCCCGGTTGGACTCGAACCAACAACCTGTCGCTTAGAAGGCGACCGCTCTTTTCCAGTTGAGCTACGGGACCATGTGGGGTAGCTTTTACACTACCCCGTTGAAATGTCAACCGTTATTTGCGGGCGACGGCGGGAGTGAAATAGCACTTGATGCTGTCGATGATGTCCTTGGAATGGATCACCGGCAACGTTACCGTCCGACCAGCAAGGAAGTTGGTGATGGCGGTTGCCGTTCCCTTCTTCTTGTTGAAGTTATCGGAGGGGTGACATACCGAGGTTGCTACCTCGAAAGTCTGGGCATCCCGTTCATTCCCGTTGAAGCCTTCCGGCGTCTTGTAAACGACGGTCAAACCGACATTGGGAATATCTTGGGAATAAATATGGACCACCTTGAGTCCATGATGCTGGAGAATGACGCCGTTGTCCTGCGTCTCGAAAGGCTTCATGGCCTTCTTATGGGCGTCCAGCATCGGGGCGACGATATCGGAAAGGGTTTCACCTTCCGGCTTCTCCGAAGCTTCCTTGGCCAGCGCTTCGACCGCGCCGATGATCGCATCGCCGATCACATCACCGAGCGTCAAAGGCTGCTCGCTACCTTTCTCGCGAAGACCGGTGAGAATGTCACTGAGCGTCTTGCCAGCGGGAGGAACATGATTGCGAAGATGGTCCTTCGCCGACTCTTTCAGTTCGGCGAGCTTTTCGGCCGGAACACCGGGCTTGGGCGAATAGAGAACGCCGCCCATTTCGAACGAACCATCTTCATATTCGGTGAAGGAATGCCCGTTAATGATTTCGGTCTTCCCCTCACCAGTAATTGCGCCCAAGATCAGCGGAAGAATATCACTAAGACCGTTCATAAAGAATGCTTTCTAATATGGTGGGGAAGGTGGGATTCGAACCCACTCAAGGTTTCCCTAGCAGATTTACAGTCTGCCCCAAGCTCTCCAACTCTGGCGCTTCCCCACGATTGGACGGGAGCCGATTCCCCCGTCCGTGATGCCCTTTTACACGGTCGCAAGAGTGCCGTCAACTGGCCAACCTTGCGAAAGAGCAAATCTTTCTAGCTCTGACTTCTTAAGCGACTGACACCCCATTCTTACGCCACCCTTGTTATCGAGTCCTACATCATATCCACGAATAGAACCTACGTTAACGTGGTAGCCTTCGTTATACCGATTACGGTAATAATCGTTAGCCATTTCCTGATTACCGAACGCATAAGGTGCAAGCTTATTGAAGCCTTGGCGGATCAGGTTCAGGCTAGTGCGCTGACCGTCCGAACCAATAACATCATCGCGGGAACCTGACCGAATTACGCGGAGTCGCTGGCCACCGCCCTGACCTTTGACATATCGAATGTCTTTGTCGGTCATCTTTTCGCCGTTATCCCATTTTTCAATGGCTTCTCTGGTAGTGGCGTCAAGTGCTGCAAGTTCTAGCTTCTTCCTTGCATCCTGTTCTTCCCGGCGCTTTTCATCGAAGAAAGTAACAATTTCGGTTTCGGTTTCATCGATTTCATCCCTGATCGGATCAAGGGTAAGCCGCCATGTGGAACGTAGAGTGCCAAGCTCTGCCTCATGCTGCTCGCGAAGCGCTCTTTCAGCATCAGCGAAGCGCTTGTTAACCACATCGATCTGAGCGTTATATTCCGATTCGGCTTTATCCTTCTTAGCGATCAGATTATATGCCGCCAGCGAAAAAGTCTTGCCGAAAGTCTTGCCGATTTCGATTAGCTTATCCAGCCGACCTTGACGGAAATCTTCGAGTCTTTTGGTGGGACTTAGAAGATCACTGAAACTCCCTACTCGAAGGAAGTTCTTACCTTCCTTGACGGTCGAAACCAAGAGCGCATCATTGACTTCATCCGTCAGGTTATTAGCTACCAGAATAGCAGCATCGGACTTCTTAGCGATTAGTCGCTTGTCCATGTAAAGATTTTCATCTTTGAAAGATAAAGAACCGTATAAACCTTCTTCTTCGCCATTGAGATATGCGGCGACGATATTCGAAACGTTATCATAGGTCTTCATATATAATATGCTTTCTAATGGAGAAATGGACGCACGAACCCTAGGGAAGCGTTCTGAATTGAACATGGGGGATGCTTCCCTAGGGAAACTGTTAGGAAAGGAGGTTGGCTAGGTTGCCACCGATACGACGGGCTTTATCAGCTTCCGTCTCTGCTGCCTCAGCAGCCTTCGCAGCAGCTTCTGCTACGGCCTTGGCCTTCTCTGCCTTGTTGACCTGATGGACAACTGCCTTGTCTAGCTTGGCAACGGCCTTATTGATCGACTTGACCGCCTTAGCGGCATTTGGTTCACCGAAAATGATGTAGAAAATACGTAATAAGCTATTCATGTCTTACTTTCCGTTGTTGGTAGGGGTAATGGGACTCGAACCCATACGGCCTTTCGGCCACTGCATTTTGAGTGCAGCGCGTCTACCAGTTCCGCCATACCCCCGTGGTGTTAGGGCAAAAGCCCCGAACGTCTTAGCCGATAGTCCCGGTTAATGGACTCGACATCGTTATTGAAATCTTCTCTGGCCTTCCACTTATCGAATTGATACTGCTGCCAGATAGGATCATCTTCATAAGAGGGCTTCGTGCGGGGCATATCCTTGTAGGGCTGTCCCGAAGCCTTCTCATAGCAGTAAGCTACCGCCTGCTGCTGTTGCTGGTAGGTGGCCCTCTTGTTGTTCAGGGTCGGCTCATAGCATTCCCTGAAAATATCCCCGCCAGACTTCTGGGCCATGGCCGGAGCGGAAACCGAGAGCAAAGCGGCAACGATAGCTAGATTGATTCGCATGATTCATTCCTCCTATCGTCCCACTTTACAGCGGTTTACCGCCCAATCAAGCCTTAATCGATGGGGACCAGCTTAAAACCCTGCGATGCGAAATAAGATAGCATTGCAAAAGCGGCGCTATAAAGAGAGCCACGAAATTCATGGGGAAGGTCTTGGAAGGACACGTTAGAATGCAAGCTTTTTACTTCCTGCATAAAGGCGTTGTCTACCCCGTTAAACTTACGGCGAGCGTTGACCACATCGACATAAGAGCGAAAGATAGCTTCCTGTAGGAGGCTAACTGAGCCGTGCTGTTTCTGGATCATTTAGCCGTGCCTTTCTGCCAGTTCGTTAAACTCTTCCGGCGAAAGCATCTGTTCCCCTTCGGTCGGTTCTACCACGACTTCTTCGTTGTCGTTGGTAGGAAAATAAATTGGTATCAGTTCTTCGATACGGGCGATAACCTGCTGGAGGTTATAAAGCCGTTCCATATGAAACGGCGTCTTGGTTTTCAGCAGTAGCGACTTCATATGAGCCGCTTTAAGCGCTGTCAAGATGGTTTCGTGATTGTCAGCCCCTAGTTCGATGAGCAATCCCCGGTTCTTGTAGGTGATTTTAGCCTTGGTAAGAACCGCTTCATAATGAGGGAATTGCTCGGCGGTTAAACGCATTTCGATAGGCATATGTGATAACTCCGGTAATAATTAGACGATGAACCAGCCGTGACGAACACCCTTGAAGAATGCCTGTGCGTTCACTTCCGTATCGTAGTCCCCCTTATGGGCGAGTCGCGAATCATAATCAACGTCTAGTGCAAAGCATAGTTCTTCAAGTCTTGGCGACTTTCCTAAGTCGGTTGCGAACGTTCCTTCTACCATAGTATCGAACCACTTAGTGTCAGGTAGTTCGAAACCGTTTCTTTCTGCTTCCATTTTAAGGAACGGGTAGTCAAACCCGCCCTCATAATCTGGACCGCCGCCGTTGTGGGCCACGATTAAATGGCTTTCTTTCAGCACCTTAATGATTTGAGGGAAGCATTTCGCAATGACCGGCTTCGTCTTCAATTCATCGAGGGCGATGCCATGCACGGCAAAAGCCTTGGCGTCAATGTTACGCTCTGGGTTAAAACGTAGTAGTAAGTTCCTCTTCTCTTCCTCGGTATCTAAATCGAACTGCCGTAAAGACAGTTCGATAATACGATGGTCAGGATGGAGCTTACCAGTGGTTTCTTCGTCTAAGAATGTTACTAAGCGCATTGTTCACTTATAGGATAATAATTAAAATAATAAAGAGCATTAGATAGAAAAATGCTAGGTCGCCCATTTGATGGCCTTTCTAATAATGGTGGTTAGACCGTAAATTGCTAGCAATTCTACGATGCAAAATAAACCTATAGGGTGCATGTCGTTGATACCTTCTGTTTATACCAGATAGCAGCACGGGCGGCGACTACCTTGCTAAGTTCGTTCCAAGGAGTTTCATTCTCGGCCCGCTCAGTTTCGGACTCCTTAAATACGTCGGAGCATACCCACTTGATAAAGTTGGGCGTTTCCTTCATGCTGCGGATGGTCGATTCGTCTGCGAACGCCTGCCAGCCCTGTTCCATGCGCTGTTCAGTGCAGAATGCATCGGCGAAACGGTTCTTGTTCGCGAACTTCTCTGGATCGAAGTTAACAGCAGCCTTTGTCTTGTTGACTCGGTGATGCTCTGACTTCGCTTTGAAGTTGAAATGGCTGAAATGCTCTATCTCATTGCCAAGATATGCCACACCCGGTTTCGATCCTAGGAACGGGTAGCAAACGAATCCTTCGCCATGGCCTTCTACGTCGAAAAGCTCTTTGATGAAAGGGTCTACTAGACCGACTTCTTCGGTTGCTTTGTTAAGCGCACTTAGAGTCTTTTCAGTCTCAGTCTTGCTAACAAAGTCAATGGTGACGGTATCGTGCCATGGAATAACGATAACAGTGTCAGGAGCTTCTAGTCCTAGAACTGCCTCGATATGATCTGGACAAATAAGACGACAATATTCGCCGTTGTCCTTATGGCTGTCTAGAGCGAAAACAAAGAAGTGCTTGGTAGGAATGGAGCTAACAGCTACATTCGATTGGACACCGGGACCAGCCCACTCGCCATAGACGATAATAGTAGCGTCCGACTTCGATAAGCCGCTGAAATAGCTCTCATTGGCTTCAACCCAAGCGCGGAAGCCTGCGTTATCGCTGTTACCGGGAATGTCGCTGGAGCGCTTCTGCGCTGTTACACGCCCATCGGGGTCTACCCTTACGGCAGCATTTGTTCCGTGAAGTTTAATCTTTAAACCATATTTGATACGGTAATCGTTGGCTACAATTACCTGATGTAATCGGTTGTGACCTAACGACTTTACCACTTCATGGAAGGAATTGAGGTCATTCCATTTAACAAACTTACTCATTTCGAATGTTTCACTTTCGCTAGTGCTTCATCTATAGTATAGCCAACTCTCAACCTACTACGCAGGGTTTCTACGTGTATTCCTGATCGTCTAGCTATTTCGGAAATTGTTAACTCTTCACCTTCGTATAGGAATTTCCTATTACGTCTTGTGTTTGAAGAATTTTCTTTAGGAGAAACCCAACGGCAATTATCCTTGTAATAGCCGTCTTCGTTATTGATCCTATCTAATTGATACTCAGGGAATGGCGGATCGCCCATATCTGCTAGAAACCTAGCATATGAGTTCATCCACTCTGGGCAAACCCATATTCCTCTGCCGCCATAAAACCCATAATTGTCAGCGTTAACATTATAACACCTTTGTTTCATGGCGTTATAACTGTTATACGCCGTCACTTTTAACGTTCCTTCGGTAATTCTAAATTGTTGATGAGGTTTGCTAGCGCTAGGCCAGCTTTGATAGAATAGATTGAACGGTAGACGGTGCCGTTATTAGCTTGATCGCTAATAACAATACACTTAATACCGCCATGTTCTTCTATTGATGCGTCTAGTTTTACCGTGCCTAGACGCGGGCACTTAATGATGGCACTAGCCATTAATTATCATTTCCTGTTATGGGTAGTAGGCCCATGAATTCCCTTACTTCGTTTCTGGTGCGTTTTAAGGGCGCTGGAAGCGTATCTGGGAAAGGATGGGTAAAGGCTAGGGAAAGACCGTTTAGGCGCTCTAGGAGGGTCGCCCGTTCGATTTTGGCCTTCTGTAGTGCGATAGCTCGCCCAAAGCCTGCCGGTTCAGGTGGAGCTAGGAACTGATCTTCGGTTCCTTCTTCTCTACCTACCCTAATACGGCGTCTTATAGCGTCTTCTGCATCATACTTCTGACGATACATATCGATTTGCTTGGAAAGGTCATGAATACGATTCATGATTTCTTCCTGCGTATCGTAGTCTTTGCTCTCTACTTCGGTGTTTTCACCAGTTAAGTCGCTTCCAGCGCTCATTATATCCTCTTTAAGATATAGTTGACCCGTTCATCATACTGATATTCCTTAGGAACATCGATGACCTTTACTTTGTTCGAATGGAGTTGACTTACATAGTAGTCAATTCGATGGTCGAACGCCTCTCTGTCATAGGCTTTTGGCCTATTGTATTTATCTTCCATCTGTTCCGTTAAATCGGCTTCTGGATAGATTAGAATGTCGCAATATTCGCGGGTTGCTAGGATGCAACGTTTAGCGAAGTCTGCTACTCTTTCCGAATACCGCCAGTGAGGTAGACCCATTGCCATATAGGCCGCTAGGTCGATTGGGGATCGGTCATAGATAGTGTCTACACTTGCAGTCATCTTGTAGGATTCTAGAAAGACTTCTAAAACCCTTTCTTGATATTCGATTAGCTGTTCTGGCGTATGGGGCTTGTTTAGATCGAACCCCATACGCTTAGCAACCGGGCCTGCAAATGAAGGAATATACAGATAATGAGGACGGGCCTTGTTTAACTTCATGCAAGTTTGTGACTTGCCGATACCGTGAGGGCCTGTAAACATTACCCGCGTCATTATTAGCTTCCTTTTGACTTATTGAATTCTGCTGGTTCTTCCAGTAGATATTTGGTGTTGAGGGTAGTAGCGAGCTTCCTACCATCTTCTAGGTCTTCAATGGTCTGGACCAAAGAAGTGCGGACTCTTGCGCCATCCCACCAGCGTTGCTTTTTGTCTTCGTGGATGGTGCCGATAATAACCGACCGCCCCTTACCCATACCGACAATCATGTAACCGCGAATGATGGCATCAAAATCAGGCATTAAAGTTCCTTTATAGCGCTAACTTCTTTGAAGATACGAACTTCACCAAGGATCGCTTCGATTTCGCAGCCGTCCTCCGTGTCCTCGATTGCATAACCACGATTCGCTAGCTCGGTAAAGAGGCTCTTAAATCGTGCAGCACTAACCCTTAGTTGCTTGGCTAGCTGTTCGTCTGTTAGCTTATCTACTGGACGGATATTGGTAACGTAGAAGTTGTGCTTGAAGTTAGCATCATCCTTCTTATAAACGCCACCACTGCAAAGCCAGACGGTTTCGTTAAATTCGCTACCTTTCACCGGCTTTAGAGTGTGGTATTCTGCCCTTGGATTATAAGGGTGAAGTAGTTCCCATTCCTTGCCGTTCTTGTCGTATAAGGGTAGCTCCCAATCAACGCTGTTTTTCATCTAGCTTCCGTGCCTCTTCAATTGACATTACAGTTAGGGTTGATAAATCGCCGTTCTTAAGGACGACTACCTTAGAACCCGGCTTGGCATGGTCATGGGCCTTTAGGCTGTCATACCAGCTATCATCATAATGCCCTGTCTGAGGATAATCCTCAGCTTTATAGTGGACCATGAACTTGTAAGCGTCCTTCGGCTTATTCTTGAAGTTAATACCTTCGCTAGGGCTAGTCCCCGCTAGGTGCATTGGATGGTTGGTAGCAAGGAAGATACCGTTCTTACCATAAACCCACTTATATGGGGCGTCATTGTAAGAACAGATATACATGGTGGTCAAAACATCGACCACTTTCATGTTTACATATTTCATTTCGGTTTCTACTACGTCACCGACCTTGTAGTTTGCATGTTCGCTCTCTGACATTATAGCGAAACTCCCTTTTCATAGGTTTCCTGTAGTGATAGCCAGTAATCGCTACCATTGCCGTAGAAGTCGCCTAGGCTCTTAGCCATCTTGGCATCGATCCGGTCTTCCCCGCGAATTAGAAGCTGGAGGCGGCGGAAAGGAATACGTGCCCGCTTGGAAAGGTCCGAAAGCTGCGCAGGGAAGTAAGGAACTAGGAATTCCTCTACTAGAACGTGGCCGGGGTTACGGCGGTAGTTCTTAATCGACGCAAGAGTCTTTAGCTCTGCCGCTGCGGTGATTTCGAAGGCGATCTGTTCGGGGGTTGCTGCACCTGACTGGATGCGATCATACTGTGTCATATTTAATATACCAATTATTAGGGGTTAGTCGAAAGAGATATCGCCAATTGCTTCTGCGATACCAGCGAGGGCTTCGCCGCCACCAGCGGCGATAACCCAACCTGAGAGATAAAGTAGCGTTGGGGTTAGGAACCACCAAGACCAACTAAAGACACCTATAGCAGCCAGCGTAATTAAAACAACCGTTAGTGCGTTAGGTAGTATGTGGATTAGTTTTTCAGTCACGATATCCGATTACAAATTCCTTAAAGAGCATCATTAGTCCGAGACTTGCTACCATAATTATCTCAGCCATACATTTGTCTTTTTACCTCAGCTTCTAGTAGCGGCTCTGGAGCCTGCCAGCCTTCCGGCTTCTTAGTTTTGCCGTCTGGATGATATAAAGGCTTTCCATCTGGCCCAAGCTTCGCCATATTAGCGCCTTGAACGATTTCCCATAGCTTGCCGGGACGAATGCCTAGCTCTACTAAAGTGCCTACAGCGAAGTAAATCTGGTCGATACAAGCGTCCGCCTGATCCACAATCGTCTTAGCGTCCCGCATTTCCTGTGTCTCTTCATCGATCCACTTGGCCCGCTTGTTAATGCGGTCTTCCGTTAGAAGGACAGGTGAGTCAGGAGCGGCGTGGCCGAAAGCCTTATGGAACTTGCGAACGTCCTCGAATAGGGCGTCTAGCGGCTTAATATCTTCCCGCTTATAGATTGCTCCAGCTACCGTCCAGTTCTCTGGTAAGTAGCTGTAACGTGCTTCAATCTTCATTGGTAATTCAGTCTTCATTATCTATCCTCGATAGTGTTGTAAGGGATTTGTTTGCGGAATTGACGCCAACCGTAGAAGTTGCCATGTTCTTTAGGATTGGCCCAACCAATATCTTCTTTATATTCTACGCCACCGACACCGCTATCGTGATACTCGTATTTCTTAGTATCTGGCGTAGCAACATGTTCTGCCGGTGAAGCATGAACGGGACGGCTTACCATTAGTAGTTCGTAGCGCTTTAATTCCTTTTCAAAAGAACCATCGCCGTCGAACGGCTTAATTGTTAGCCGTGCGCAACGTGCTACCGAAATCTTCTTAAGAATATCAATAGTTTCTAGCTCGGTAGGCTGGACGCCATTCTTATCAAGAAAGTATTGCCAAGCTAGAGTAGTATCGCCGGAAGCAATATAGGGCATATGCCAGTCACCGGGCTTGATGGCTTCTGGTGTGCTATTATCCATAGCTAGCTTCATTTGCTTAGCTAGTTCGTCAATCTCTGGCTGCGCCCCTACTTCATCGCGTAGTTCGAAGAAGTTTGCCCAATCGGTAGAGCTTACTAGAACGTCAATATAACCAAACCATTCTAGCGGACGGTTAGCCCATTGCTTATGAACTTTTAGGTTATTAAGCTGTCTTACAGCGCCCTTAGTAAAGTCCACAAGAGATAGCCAAATATCTTCGGCTGTTTTGCGATCCTCATCGCTCATTTCCTGCGAAGCAACCATTCCGGGTTGGTTCATCATGAAATGTGGAACATAGGGAGCTTCTTCTAGAAGCGTTGCTACGGGAACTGCTCTAGAGCTTCTACCGTTGCGACTGAATACCCGGTGTGTCATGAACTCTGAGTGGATCATGCGGGGGTATCGTAGGTGGAGGGTGGTTAATCGAACGCCCTCTGGTGAAATACTATCACAAATAACTTTAGCTGTTATAGCCATATTAACTTTCGTTCTTTATGGTTCCAGTTAGGAACTAGTTTCTTAGGCTCTTCTGCTAGAATTGCCTTATGGATTTCGTGGACTGCTGCCGCTACTAGAGTATCTTTATTGCGGTGAGACAGAACGAACTCTGCCCCACCTTCACCCATAGCTCTTACAGCATAATACAAGCTACCATCGGTAAACAGCGAGAAGTCATCACTTACCTGTTCCGTTTCTGGTAGCGCTTTGAATTTAGAAATCATATGCGTTATCGTCCCATTCGCCTTCCGTAGAGGCTTTAGCATACTCTGTTACGCGGGTTTCGAAGAAGTTGCCATGTTCCGCAGCATTAAGCATACCCGGAATCCAAGGTAGCGGCATGACATCGATTTCGAAGAGCTTACCGTCAAAGCCTAGCTGATTAAACCGCAGGTTGGCGATCCACATCATATAATCTTTAACCTCTTGCGCCTCAAGCCCTTCTACCGGTCCCATTTCAAACACTAGGTCAATGAACTTGAATTCATTTGTTACCGCTTGTCTGATGACCTTTTCTACTTTGGGTCTTAAGATACGCTTATCTAGGTTCTTTTCCGCTACAAAGGTCTGGAATAGCTTGGCCATTCCTTCGCAGTGCATGGATTCGTCACGAACCGACCAAGCGATAATATCGCCCATTCCCTTAAGCTTGTTATGGCGGGGGAAGTTTAGTAGGATCGCGAAGGAAGCAAACAGGCTGATGCCTTCGGTTGCTGCGCTGAAAGCTGCGATAGCTTCGGCTAGCTCCATGTCCGTTTCGGGATCGAAGCTATGGATGAAGTCAAGCTTAGCTTGCATTTCCTCATACTGCTGGAATGCGCTAAATTCAACCTCTGGTAGCCCAAGTGTTTGAAGTAAATGTGCATAAGCTACTAAGTGAACTGTTTCCATGTTCTCAAATGCTGTTAGCATCATACTTACTTCGGTTCTTTTGAAGAACTTCTTATACTTTTCTGCGTAGCAGTTCTTAATCTCTTCGTCTGACTTAGTAAAGAGGCGGAATACCTGCGTTACTACGTTCTTCTCAGGAATGGTTAGTTTGTTCTCCCAATCCTTTACATCGTCACCCATTGTTGCCTCTTTAGGCATCCAATGGTTATTTTGTTGCTTTTCCCAATAATCAAAAGCCCATGGGTAGGCTAGCGGATATAACGCACCGCCGCTTTCTGTTACTGATACCATATTACCTATCTAGTTTATCGTTGATCTGTAGGAGAATTCTTGCTGCTGCTGCTCTACCAGATTCACCAGTGAACGCAACCGGTAGTAGTTTACCTTGTGGGTTGCCTCTATATAGAGCGTTAGCCCTATGATGGTCTATCCCCGATCTTAGTAGGCTCTCTACATTAGAACCTTCTATAATAATGGTGCAAGCAGGCTTATTTTTAGTTGCTGCTACTGGAATGGTGGTCCACGGTGCATTTCCATACACCGTAAACTCTTGACCATCAATCTCAATCCGTCTTGTTAATACTGGCAATGTATTTCCGTTTCTCGATTTCGCTAAATGCTTCGTTGAATTTATCTAAAGCCCCAACAGCAAGCTTACGTAGATATTCTACGTAAGCTTCTAGATGGGCATCACTCATATTCTCAATTACTGACATGCCATGCAACCTTCATCTTCTTCAAAGTCCATATCAGCTACCGGCTCTTCAAGGTGCGTTACTTCCTTTAGAACTAGATCAGGCTGTTTGATCGCTTGTGGCATTTCGCCTACTACGTTCGTTGCTACTAGGGTAGAGCGGCTACGATTGTAGTAAAGTCCCTTAAGACCTAGTGACCATGCCTTAAAGTGTAGCTTGTTAATATCGCTCTTCTTAGCCGTAGCATAAACAAAGATATTAACTGACTGACCCTGACAGATATATTCCTGTCTGTCGGCGGCATGTTCGATGATCCAATTCTGATCGATTTCAAAGGCGGTCTTAAATACTTCCTTTTCTAATTCGTCCAGATATGGAAGGCCCTGCACCGATCCCTTACCATGTTCGTTGTCCATGATATAGGCCCACTGCGCTTCAACCCAAGCCTTTTGCTTCTTATCATAGTCAGGGTCCATATCGTCATAGCCGTGAAGCTTTACGTATTTAACCTGTAGACAAGCGTTTAACCACTTGTTACGGACAATGAACTGACCGCTTAGTGTCTTCTGTTTGAAGATATTAGCGGTAAATGGCTCGATGCCGGGGCTTGCTTCGCCGCAAATGATGCTGATCGATGCTGTAGGAGCTACGGCAAACATATGGCTGAAACGGACGTTTAGGCCCACTCTAGCGGCATCTGGGCAAGGGCCACGCTCGGTAGCTAGCTTGTCGTTTACCTCGTCGGCGGTTTCCTTTAGCCATTTGTGGATTTTCTTATTCCACACCTTAGCCATAACGCCTTCAAACGGAATCTTGTTCTTCTGTAGGAAGCTATGGAAGCCCATAACGCCTAGACCAATAGAACGCTCCATTCTAGCTGAGTAGTTAGGACGCTCGAAACCGGGAACACCATGCGTATTTTCGATGAAGTTCTGCATGTTGTTATCTAGGAAACGTAATACGTCTTCTAGGAACTGCTTGTTATCCTGCCACTGGTCATAGGTTTCTAGGTTAACACTTGAAAGGCAACATACAGCGGTTCTACGGCGACCATTGTAATCGATACCAGTTGTTAAAGTAATCTCACTGCAAAGATTGCTAGTGCTATTTAATAGACCGTTCTTCTTATAGACTAGAGGGCGCTTTTCATTAACGGTATCTACGAACCATAGATAAGGCTCACCAGTATTAATACGACGTTCTAGAATCTGTTCCCAAAGCTTACGCGCTTTAATTGTCTTAATAACTGCCTTAGTCTTAGGTGATACTAAGTCCCAATCGGCATTTACTTTAACAGCTTCCATGAAAGCATTGGTAATAACAACACCGTGATGAGCATGGAGAGCCTTACGCTCTGGCGCTCCCTTGTGCGGGTTACGTAGCTCTACGAACTCTTCGATTTCAGGGTGGTTTACGTCCAGATAGAAGGCCGCTGAGCCTCTACGTAGGTTCCCTTGGCTGATCGCTAGGCAATCTGCTGCTGTTGATACGACGAAAGGAATTGCGCCGCTGGTTTCGCCGACTCTGCCGGTTTCATCTTCGCCACCTACAGGCTCGCCAATTGAGCGGATTTCGGATAGGTTAGTGCCGATCCCACCGCCACGGCTTGCTAGCCATTTATTTTCTAATTGGGTTTCAAAGATTTCAGATAGGGAGTCGCCCATCTGATTAAGGAAGCAGCTAATTGTTAGGTTTTTCTTGCTACCGGAGTTGCTTAGAACCGGAGTAGCTGGCATGAACCATAGGTTGCTGATGTAATCGTATAGACGCTGGGCGTGTGCGTCATCATCACTGTTTACGGCTGCTACACGGGCGAACATTTGCTGGAATGTTTCGTCGGTCCATAAGTAGCGGTCTTTTAGGGTTTGCTTAGCAAAGCGAGTTAGTTTGCGATCCCGCTCATTATCAATTGTGATTGTTCTATTAAAATTATTATAAATTTCTGTTGTCATTCTTACCTCTAAAACTTGGCTGGCTATTATACATTCATCTTTATTTTAAACGAGTCCTTGACAGCCATTATCGCCAAGTATTATTCAAATTAATTTGCGTGATCGTTGTCCTATTAACACCGAAAAGTTTAGCTATGTCTTTGTGGTATATACCATCATTCAGCATAGCCCTTATTCTTACCACTTCTTCTGCGGATAGTTTAGCTAAATGCGATTTCTCACCCCGGCTATCCGTCCCATGATCGAGCCTATCCGCTTGGTTAGCTTTCTTAGTATCCCATCTTAAGTTCGACAGGATATTGTTAGATTTGTTACCATCGTTATGGCAGCAATCATGTAAATCACTTGGGCGCTGGCCGATAAAAGATTCTAATACCAATTTATGTATCGAGAATGTCTTAGATAAATCACCTACCGTTAGGTCGCAGTAAGCATAACCTTTATGCTCCCTAGGCTTAATTGGCTTGCCTTTAAATAGACGCATATGAGGTCTAGAACCACGAACTTGAACGACTCTATCTAAAGAACGCACCCTACCTAAATTAGAGACTTCGTAATACAATTCCCAACCTACTACAGGCTTCCATTCTTCTATCATTTAAAAACCATACTTGACTTAAAATATTTAATACCTGCGAAGCCTACCGCTACAGCATCCGCTAGGTGTTCGTTTTCGTTCTTAAGATATAGACCTTCCTTGGTCTTAATATCCATCTTATTAGAGCGCTTACTAGTAAGCCATCCCGCATCGGGGAACTTCTTATAGCCCCACTCGATCATATCTTCCTTGTCGGCGTGTTTAAAGCCTGTAGCGGCTTCCTTGACTTCTAAGGGATATACCGGGATGAATGGGATTGGAAGGCAAGCATACATGGCTGTAACCCCTCCAAAAGCGAACGCTGCTCTAGCGTCCTGCGCCCCGCTTGGGACTTCTCCGAAAGCAACTTCGCAGTTGAATTCTTCTATCGTATTTCGGAGACAAAGCCAATGGCTCTGAAAACGCGCTAGATCGTCATAGGACTTACGCATTTTCTTATCGGTCGTAGGGGTGGTTTTATTAAGGTGTAAATTGACAACCCCCGTAATCTTGGGGGTGTCAATATCTAAAGTAACTACAGCTAAACCTAAATTCTGTAAACTACCGTCTATACAAATTGCTTTCATTAATAAATGCCGTAACTCTTCAATCTACTGTAAGCGCTTTCTCTTACTTCTTTCTTTTCCGCTTCTTCTAGGAATGTAGCGCTCTCATTTAGAACAGTTCCTAATGCGGGGTTATTTCGGATCATAGCTTGTAGCGCCTTGATCGAATTAACTTTGGCTTCCGCGAAGGCTTTGTTGAACTGTTCGTCAATAAGGACGCGGAAGTCTTGCCTTGTTTCCCCTTCGTCAGAAGGGGTATAGACTGTGATTAGTTCCGCATCATCTACAAAGAAAATTTTATCTTTCGCCCCATAGACCGTAGTGAAACCGATCTTGGAGGTTCCTTTAACGACTGTAACGCCACTAACTGTAACTAGTTCGTCTTGTGCGAAGCTATAATGTGTCTTCGCATCAAGAGAGCTTTCAAAGGGAAGGTCTACAATAGCCCTGTCAGCACTATCGCTAACAAATTGTATCCCATCCCTAAATGCTTCGAATGCAGTTACTATCGCTTTTACATCAATATCTTTATCGATACTTTCTAGTAACTTAGGGTTCATTTAAATATCCTGTGATAATACTGTCTCCATTCTCTTTATAAACTTTCGTATAGTTAGGAATCCAACTGCGAAGTTCGTTATGAGAGATAACAAGGATGGTTCCCTTGGAAGCAACCTTTTCGTGAAGTAGCGACATTAGCCGCTCTAGCCCGCTGCTGTCAAGTGCGTGGTCGATTTCATCCCCACACCATAACTTAATGTCTTTAGTAGCGCGGCTAGCAATAAGGTCTTGTAGAGCAAAGAAGCAAGCGAGCTTTACCTTCCTCTTCTCACCGCCACTTAAGCTACCATAACCGTTAATGTTGTCACCCAACACTTCGATTGAGAACGCTTCCTTATATTCACCCGACTTAAGCTTAGCTACAGTTGACCACTTAGCAGTCAAAGTGCCATCCGTTAGTATCTTGAGATACTTGTTCGTGCTGTTGTTTAGGTTGGGCGTTACCGTTTCTAGGAAATGATAGCGTAGACCCTTAGGCGAAAGCGTTTCAGCCGTAGCTTTGGCAATCTCTAGGTTGTGCTTTTCGGTCATTAGATTAGAGTCGATGATGAAAGACAATTCCTCATACCGCTCTGTTTCCTTCGCTAAGCGCTCTAGAGCCTCAATATGAGGGTTTGGCTTAGTAACTGTCTTATCATGCTCTAGCGCGTCTCTACGGGCCTCTAAACGGGCAATTTGAGGGGCGATAGACTTGTTCTTGCGATCAAGCTGCTGTAGCTGGATGAGCTTGTTGTTATTTTCGCTCATTTGTGCCTTAGCTAGTTCGTTCTCATTGAACTTTAGCTTAGCTTCACGATACGCTCTTTCCGCTCCGTCTCGTATTCTTGTAAGCTCTCTGAGTAGGCTTTCTTTGTCGCCGATTCCTTGACCGCATTTATCACAAGTGACAAGGTGGTCGATATCGCGTAGCTCAGTAGTTGCTTTCCTAAGGTTCCGGCTAGCTTCTTCATATTCATGAGTGATCCTTCCTGATAGCGCGTGATCGAACGATTGGACTAGCTTGCTATACTTCTCAATAGCAGCATCGATCTTATCTTGCGGCTTAATAGATAGTTGTAGTGTTTCGATTTCGTCATTAAGCTGGCAGATATCATTTTCGATTTCATAAAGCATATCTTCCTGATCCGTATCCCAACTATCTAGTCGTTCGCGGGTCCGGTAATATTCGGCTCTACTCATTTCCCACTTGACGCGGTTATCGGAAATGTCTTTTTCTAGGTCTGCTACTGTCTTAGCGATAGCATCACGCTCTTTACAAGCCTGCTGATATTCCGCGCTGATATCTTCGAACGGTAGGACGTTCTCTAGAAGCTCTTTAAGCTTCGTGTCGGTCATGCCGGGGATATCTGGTGCGTCGTCCTGTCTCGCCAGACAGGCAGCTTCGAAAGTGCCTTGATCCGCACCTAGGATTTCGTTAATCACTAGCTGCGATTCCCTGTCGGTGCCTTTTGACAGGTCTACGCCTGTTTCATCGCGGATAACAACACTGTTTTTGTAAGTTTTGTGTTTGCGATAGCGACCTACGGAATAGCGCTTATCAGTCTGCTCATCATACCAGATACAGATTACAGCGCAGTCTTTACCAGCCTTCTTGTTGACGACATGATCGACGCTCTTAAGCTTCTTTCCTGCGTCACCATAGTTACACCATAAAATGGCATTAATTAAGGTGGACTTGCCGGAACCGTTGCTGTCGGCTCCCATGCCGTCTAGGTTCACGCCTTCAATAGAAGAAAGGCCACGGTCCTTTAGTAGGACAGTAGCCTTAGCAATCGATTGAAAGTTTTCAATGATTAATTCTTCTAAGATCATTATCTTTGATCTACTTTCTTTACATAGTCTGGAATTCTGATAGCGATGTAAATTAGGTCATTGCCTAGCTTCTCTACCGCTTCTGCATCTGCCGGGTTTAGTAGAATATTACCTAGCCGCACCATGATACCATTGGGGCCGAAATATTCCATATTGGTGATAACCTGATGAGCAATCGCCCGTCTTAGTTCTTCACCGATCACCGGTAGGGCGTCTTTAAAACGCCCTTGTTTGACTAAGCTACCGGCAAGCTCGTCTATCTTAAACATTGTCAAGTCGGATTCTCCTGCAATTTGCTAGGACAGCTTCATAATTGTCGCCATATTTAAGCTTGGTATAGCTTTCTAGCGCATGATCGAAACTAAGGTCAACCCTTACCGCTGTAGTGGAGTGAGAGGTTTCTTTAAGCGTTGGTCTAGTGCTTAAATCTTGAACGTATAAAGCCCCTTCCTTTTGAAGGCTTTCTTTAATTTCCTCCGCTTCTTGTTCCGTATACTCGCCTTGGATACGAACAATGTTACCAGCGATATGTAGAGAAGAATGATTGACGAACTTAGGCGCTTTAGTTTCAACCTGAGTTACCTTATCTTCTTCCACAATGAGGTAGCCTGCTCTAGAACCAACATCACCGAAACCGTGATGTGTAAGCGCGCCCACTGAATATATCCCATTTCCAAGGGCTTTGTGGTTATGATAGTCGCCAGAAAAAACATATTTAAAACCTTTATCTAATACCGCTTTACCTACCTTTCCCGCCACCTGATCTAGGACGCCATCAATACCGATATGGCAGAACACAACCTTATCGGCGGGGTCTACGATATCATTGATGATTCGGGTAAAATCGTCTTTATGTTCGATCCATGGGATGAAGATGAAGTTATCCACTTGGGATACTTCATCGAATATCCTAAAGAACGGGATTGCTTCGAACGGATGAATCGCGTTACCAATTGTATCACTTTCTTTCCCTTCTAAATCATGGTTGCCCGGTAAGCACCATACGTTAATGCCCGACCTACAAATGGTCTGGAAAGCGTCATAGACCGGGTTGTAGACGCTTGGCTTGATCTTGCCGCGAGTATGGAACAAGTCACCGGTAATGATTAGGTCTTTACCGCCTAATCTACGCAAGTGACCTACTGCCTCCCATACCGCTTCTATTGTTTCATATAAACGACTGTTGACCTTATCCTCTCTGATGTAGGAAAACTGGCTCCAGTCGTTCATATGAACGTCACTAATAATTGCGAATGGATACTGGATCAAAGGGACTCAACCTCATCCGCGTTAGGGCTTGGTTCTGGGATCGGTCGAACGTCGGTAACGTCAATCTCTTCCCATGATAGAACTGCGTAGCAACAGCCGTCAAAGATTTCGTCGGGCATATGCTCTTCGATTATTGCTAGCTGTTCTCCCCAATTTTCAGGGGCGCGTTCATATAGACCGATCACCCCATCATCACCGCTTTCTGTATTATATGTAATTAACACCGCCATACTGGTAAGCTCAATTCCTCGAATAAGTTTTCTAAATCTGCTTCCTTATTGTAACGACGCTTTACAGCGTTCTTTAGCTCTTGGAAGCCGTCACCGCTCTTACGGGTAGCGAATAGAAGTCGCTGCGTTGCTGCGGGATAATGGTCTTGGATATGAAGGGCGAATTCCTTCTGTTCCATGTCTTTAGTTAAAGACAGGATATGACGCAACCCTTCATGGATCGAACTTAATCGAGTTAGTAGGCCCGCTCTATAATCCTCTAGTGCCTCTTGTAGTGCTGGCTCTACTTGCGGGATTACATCGTCCATCGTTTCATCGATTACTAGCTGGACTACTCCCTTGAAGCTCTCCGTGATTTCCTTGGATTTGTGCTTAAGGACGTAGATAGCTGACTTCATTTTAACCATTGCGCCAGTGTCGAAACGGACAATCGCCCCTTCCTTCTCATCGTCATGGCGAATAAGCTCTGCAAGGCCGTCTACAGGGGCGTTCCAAGCCGAATAGGACTGGACCACCGGAAGATCATAGCGGCCCGCTAGAGCGGCCATAATGCCCATAGTCGTATATTCGCCAGTGTGGATATCGCGGATACCGGTCATGATAAGCTGTTCCTCTGCATATGGGATAACGATGCGGTTGTTTGGACCAACATACTCAAAAATGAAAGTCTTAGTAGGGTTGTCAAATACAAGCTCTGCTAACTTATGACCTAAGCCATTTCCATCAGGGGTCATCCTATCTACAAATGCTTCTGCCTGTAGTGCCTGCGGACTTAACCCCATTCGGGTCATTAACCGTAATTGACCCGATTCAGGGTCAACGCAAGTATGCACCATGCTACCATCTAGCTTATCTAGAATGACATGGGGATTGTTAAGATCAACATCAGCAGTGAAGTAACCAGCGCACTCGCCCAGATTGTGAAACTTATGGTAGGGTCGGGCAATGACATTCCCGGTTCTAGCGCAGAACTTAAAACCACGGCATTCCCTACTAAAATCATTAGTAAAAGTATCGCGGTGCATATAAACATAGTCGATTACCTTATACCACCCCTTATCAACTACGATAAAAGCGGGGTTGCCTTCGATATGAGGTAAGACTTCTTCAATGTTGTTGATTAGGGGTGGATTGAACTTCATAATACTTTATCTAACTCCGCGCTAGTTACATTCTTCATGGGTCGGCAAGAGAAAAAGTCGCCATGAGAAGGGTTGTCTTTGATGAATTTCCGCGAATAAATTGAGATATAGTCGTTGGGAACCTTGTAGGTATCCGTCTTAGTGATTGAAATAAGACTCTCCCAACGAATTCTATTAGCGATCAGCCATGGAGAAAGCTTCTTATGCCCAGCTTCTATCGCCTCGTAAGCGTATCTGCTAAACATCACATAGAAATCGGGGTTTTTAGCGTGATACTTCGACCACTTTTCAATTAATCTCACTTGAATTCCTCCGTTACATTCTTGATTTCGCCGGGGACTAGGAAGACTTCGAACTTCTCAAAGACCCGCCAGTAGTCCCCATCGCACCACTTACCTACTAAGTCATAGAGGACATCGTTGAAGAAGTCCCTAAAGTCTTTGTAAGAAACTGGAGCCTTGCCCCATTTTGGGTTGTCATATTCGTAATACTCTGGGACCGAACCATATTCGGCCTTATGGGCATCAATTACTTCCTTAGCACGTAGAGGAAGCATCATGTCATCCCTACGGCGGTATCGTTCGCCGCTACGGTCTGGATAGGGGCCTTCAATAGGGAAGTCCTCGATATCCCAAGTGCGGAAGACATCTGAGTTGCCGAACGCATAATTTTCTTTTGCATCACGATTGTTGCAGCTTATGAATAGCTTAGCGACCTTGATGTAGAAGATAGTATCTTCCTTAGTTAAACCGGTCTTGGTAAGCGTATTGTAATTATCGGCATCATTCTCCCAAGTAGTAATCTTGAGCATGTAGCCGGGTTCAATATTAGCCATCTTCATCCTTCGTATAATCGATTTTTGAACTGCCAGATTTCGTTACCGAAAATGCCAGTCATTAGTGCTTCATAGGCGTAGTGGTTATTGTCACTGTCCCACCATAGATAACCTTTATTCTGGTCGATCCATGCTGGCTCGCTGGTGAACATGTCGATCAAGCCTTCTGCAAGCTGATCGAAGATCAACACTTTCTCGATGTCCTTCTTAAGATAGACACTTTCTAGGTGCGGTTTAATTGCTTCGCAGAACTGACGGGAATTAATCTTCCCGTCTTTATAGTCCTGCCTAATATCCATTAGGTGATTATACATTAAGCTCTTACTAGCTCCCTGATTTGTTCCATGGTCTGCTCTCTTGCTAGAACGCCACGCATACGCTGTTTGTCGTAATAATAGACCGTTTCTAGCAGCCTAGTAGGATAGGTAGTTGCTAGGGTCCAATCTACGGTATGGACTTCGCCATCCTTACCAATTACGGTTTCTAGTTTACCGGCCTTTGACTTCTTGCCCGGATCGGTGATGGGGTCTTTGCGGATCGGAACCCAGCCATTGCTCTGGACAACGGCAGACGCCTTGAAAGCCCACTTCATGGTATCGCGGTTAACCTTCTGCATTAGACCGCCACCTGATCCTACGATAAGATTCTCTACCCCGTAACCAAGCCTAGGCATGATCGTAAGCACTTCTAGATAGTTGCTTTCATCGATACCATCACCCCAAAGTAGCTTTAGGTTATCGAAAACCCATAGCCCCTTATCATTCTTGTGACGGGGGAAGCCTTTCTCTAGAATGGAAATCATCTTAGGAATGACTTCGGTTGGTTCGCCGCTATCTGGACGAATTACTAGGCTGACATTCTTCTCTTTCACTCGATCAGCGAGCTTATTCCAATAAGAACAAGCACGATAAATATCCCAAGCATCCGAGACAACAGAAAGAACCGAACCATCGGGCGTTTCTTCAAGGATTTTACCAAAGCTTTCTTCTTCCCTTAGTTCCGACCAGCTACACATGACACTGTGTTCGGTTGCCGCTACTGAATAACCTGTTACCTGACCGCCATAATAATCATAGACGTAAGCGACACCAGCGACAGTATCAGTGCCAAGGAAGCTAGTGAGAAAGCCAGCAGTCCCGATTTCGCTTGCATCCTGCGATTCAACCCCGCGAGCGCTAAAATCAAGGAAAGAAAAATCTGCGTTAGCGCTACTATCAGCATAGCGAGCGTATAGAGCATCAATGTTCTTCCTGATCTGATAGACGCGGCTAGCAATCGTGGTAGGGAACCAGACAGCACGTAGAAGGGCGGTTTCGACATAACCTACTAAGCTGTATAGCCGCTTGTCAGTGCATTCCACCGTTACTACGGCATTCTTGTAAGGAAGCTTAAGCCCTTCCTTGACCGCTTTAATTGTTACTGGAATATAGCCATAATATTCATCAACAACAATGTCCCAAGCAGAGCGATCAAACTTGATGCCCATAGCTGAAATGATGAAGTCGGCATAGTCAACGTCCTCTTTAGTAACTGGAGTTAGTAACTTTTCCTTGATGAAACCCTGTAGTCCAAAAAGGACTACAGTTTCATAGATGCCACCACGACTTTCAGCATAGGAAAAGATGCCGGTAACGTCGGGCGCATACATACGGGGCTGAGTGGTCTTGTAATAGTCGGTGTCAATAACACGCGACTTACGTAAAGCGGGCTTAATTACCATCTTTAATCCTTATTTGCTTTTAACAGCGTCGGCTAACTTATTGATAGCTTCTGCGATGGCTAGAAGCGCTCTTGCGAGTTGGTCTACTTTAAAACCTTCCATTAGTGTAACAGTCCTTCGGCTTCTGGTAGGTTTTCTACCATTGGTAGGATTTTAGCGATGATTGCGTAATGATCGCTAAAGAACAGTTTCTTGTTCTTGGCGATAAGATCAATCGGCATCCAGAAAGCTTCGGTCAGGTCATCACCCGCCTTTACCTCTGGCGCTTCGTAGTCGTAGACGTTCCAGTGATGGACATGGGTTATCATGCGGCCACGCATCGAACGGTTCGGAGCATCGAATACATACACCTTATCAAGGATGAAACGATCATCAACCTTTAGTGACGTTTCTTCTAGTAGCTCTCTTTTGGCGCTTTCTAGTAGGGTTTCTTCGACTTCTAGATAACCACCGGGAATTGCTAGTTTGCCTGCGCCTGCTGGACCTTTACGAACACCCACTAGGATATGGGGCCGCTTCCAACGGTCTTTCCAGACGCAAAGAGCATCTACAGCGACGAAATGAGGCGGGAAAGGTGCGACTTCCCACGACTTCTTATATTCGTCAATGAACTTCTTTTCTTTTGCTAGCTCTTCATATTCTGGAGTAGCGCGGAACTCAACGAGTCGCTTGAAGGTTGAAGTGGGGACACCAGTTACCCCGATCATTGGACCGGTGAAGAATTGATTACGGATTTCGGTAGCGTCGATATTCCATACAGCTTTGTGTAGGATTTTATCGTAGCGGACGCCGTTGATATATTCCTTGGTGGATTTGTCCTTATCGTAGGTATAGTAATAAGGCTTACTACCTACTTCGGCTTGACTCCAAGGGAAGTTCTTAACGATGGTCTTGCCTAATTCAGAATACCACTTACCGTCCCGGTAAGTATAGTCTGCTAAACCGTCAATGATGATGCGGCCATTAGCGATATCTTCTGCGAACCAATCTTCGATCATTTGCTTGCGCTGTTCGTAGGTGAAGGGGTTCTTTAGCGACTGGCCTTCATCTGCGCTGCCAATGATGATGAGAACATTCTCCGCAACCTTTAGAGCGCCCTCGATCATGTCGATATGGCCCAAATGGAGGGGCTGGAAGCGTCCTAGGAGGAAGGCCCGCTTATACAGATACTTGGGGGGTGCCCAAGTCGCTACGGAAGCTACAGCGCCCCAACCGAATGGCTGGGGCGTTGCTGCGATCTTGGGTAGATCAATCATGGTCATATTCTCTTACTTCCACTCCATCTAGAGTAATAACAACTTTAATGTGGTCGCCGAAAAGCTGCAAAATAATGTCGTCAGGAATGCGACTAAAGAGTTTCCGAATTTCGCTGAAATCCCGATCCCGTTCGGCCCGTGCCTGTAGCTCTTCTAGAGACAGGTCCATAACATCGGCATGTTTCGAAAGAAACCACTTCTCATAGCTCTGCTCGCCGAACTTAGTAACATGCTTTCTTAACCCATAATCATACCCCTGATACGAAACCTGATTATGCCAGTTGTCGTAGGCATCCGTGCCTTCTTTAGGGAGGACGCCAGTTGCTTTATACGCTGCTACATCAGCTAGGGTGCCGTAATAGCTGCCGTAGGTTGACTCTTCCGATTCAAAGTAATCTTCCTGTAGGTCTTCTAGGTCTACGCCATTCTCATCCGCTTCTTCCTGCGTTGCTCTAGGAATGAGCCAAAGGTCATGGACGTTGTATTCGCAAGGTTCGCCGTCATTAAAATAAGGCGTATAAGCTGAGAAGATAAAGCCGTAAGCATCCTTATGCTTGGTTAGGAAAGGCTTGAAGATATCCGCGAAAGCTGGTTCTAGCTTTGCTACTAGCTCTTTACGCTTCTCTTCAAATGAAGACATAAGAGCTTCTACTTCTTTTAGAATGCCGTCTGCTTGATTTAATACTGTGTCTACTTTGTCTGTCATTAATCACCTGTTACTTTTAAAGATTTTTTGTATTCACTAACCGCGCAATACTCTTCCACTTCTTTAGTGGCTTCTTGCGACTTTACTATCTGGTAGTGAGGGATTTTAGGGAAGTGCGGGATAACTTTGGTCTTTTTAACCGTTCCGCTCATCCACTTACGGATAGGAAGTTCCCCAAGCCAATGTTCGACTGTGGGGATAAATCCTAGATCATCTATAATATGTTCTTCCGCCAAGATTCTGGTAGGAATTTGCTTACCAGCACTGTTAGTAATCGTATGACCAAATACACGCTCACAAAGAAAAATACCAAAGGTAGAATGTAAAATAGCACGATGACGAACATCGCCAAGAGACTGCTTAGAAGAGTCAATAAAGTCATATATCTCGTAATAATCCTCAGGAATACCACCATGTTTCTTGGCGGCGATTACAGCATGGTAATGTGTGTTCATTATTCGTAATCTCTTACGCCGTGGAAGATTGGAAACAGGGGGACGCCTGCCGCCGTCTCATCGAAGTAGACAACCGTTCCAAGTTTGCCGATAACCTCGTATCGCTTAGCTAGGAGGGCCGCGCCTTCTTCCTTGGTGCCTTTGAAGCCAGCCCCGAACGTATCGTCGCCCTTGGCTGTTAAAACGCCTGCGGGAAGCTTTAGGGTGATGATTTTGGCTGCGGTGGACCAATTGCCCTTGCCCGGTTCGATATTGACGATTTCGAACTCCGCGTCCTTGAAATCCTTATATTTCATAAGGGAGTAAGTGCGCTTGTTCTCGTAGTCCGCATCTAGACGGATCATGGTGCCTTCATAACCTAGCTTTAGGTTACGCTGGTGAAGGCCAATAATGGTCTTGATATCAGTTGAAGCCCAAGTAGGACTGCGACGGATGATTTTGTTTTCTGGAATTAAGGCTGCGAACTCTTCTTCAAGAGCCTGCCAGCGCTTAGAGAATGAAGCATCATATGATGGGTAATCATAGATATGTAACTCTACCACCGATGCCGCTAGAGCAATGGTTTCTTCGGTAGGCTTTTGCTTCTTAATTGAGCTAATTAGCTTTTCGAAATCCGACTTGAAATCATGGTTATATAATTCGCCATCTAATATCGCATCTGGATTCTTAGCGAAGAAAGGCTTTAGCTCTTCTTCAATATGCGGACAGTTGACGAACTTCTTACCCTTACGTGACCACAAACCATCCTTATTAGCGATACAGCGAACGCCGTTATGTTTGGGCTGGATATAGAAGGTTTCGCCTGCAATAAGCCGGTCTGGCTCAAACGGCTTTGCTAGCATTGGCTCAAAGAACCCGCGATCATCATCGACTGCTGCTAGCTTCTCAAAGTAGCCTGACTGTTCAAGCTTCTTCTTATATTTAGCTAGCATTTCTAGCTCTGCCTGTTCTTGGGCAGTAGTCTCGTTGGCTTTACCAACGTTCTTAGGCTTTGCTACGGTCCATTCTGAGACGACTAATTTACCGTCTTGTTGGCCGGAAGTGGTGCGGTATTTACCGCCTTCCACTTCCATAAACCAAATCTGAACCGCTCCTGTTGATGTTCTTTTATAGAGCGTCTTAAACTTCATTAAGCAACTTCTTCCTCGATAATTTCGGCTAACTCGCCTAGATCGAATTCACCCCGGATACGGGCAATGCCGTCAGTGTCGATAACTACCGACTGGTTATTGTCACTGGCATAGTTTAGGAACCAGTTGCCGATGATGTCTAGAATGTCGTTATAGCTCATGTTAAATCTCTCTAATGTCGTTTACTGATACGTTCGGAAGACCATCGCCGTTAAGGATGGCTTTTAGGTTCGACTTCATGATGTTGTCGTGATACTCGATTAAGGTTTTGTCCTTAACGATGGTTTCATTACGCCAACCACCATGCGCAATCTTGGTCTGTAGAGGACGGTCGATTACGACGTAGCGAACCTTATATTCGGGCGGAAGCAACTTAGCTGCCTTAACCCTGTCCGCTGTCTTAACATGCGTGGCGTCAAGCACAACCGGTAGTCCCAACCTTAGTCTTTCTTTTGCTAGCTGGTGCATAGCTTCGAAGACTCTTTCATTCTGCGATTGGTCCCTCATGTCGCCTGTTAGGGTTTCTCTTAGGACATCGCTTGAGATTACCATCTGCCCAAATGCTGGTAGAGCATTAATGAACTTGTTTAGGTAAGTGGTCTTACCCGCACCTGATGGGCCTACTAGGATGGTTAGTGGATGCTCAACTTCTGGATGGAAGTTATACTGGTCTAGGAAAGTTTCTTTTGCGTCGCACTGTAGGACAAATAGCCCTTCCTTGCGCCACATATCGACAACCGACTGCCGGTCATCAAAGACCAACCAAGGCTCTCTGCCGTCCGCTCGCATCTGGTCGAGCATTTCACGCTTTACAACGTAATCGGCTCTCATATCGCCTGCTGGACGCATATACAGCTTGTCATACTTGACACCGTATTTAGCCATCCACTCTTCGGTATCTTTACGCTCGTTTTCGGAGCGACCGGAGCTTAGAACGATGTCGAAAGCTTTTGAGTGGGCTAGTAGACCATTTAGGAATATGGTCTGTTCGATTGGCAGGTCATCTTTGCAACCTGCTAGAAACTTTTCCCAATTCTTAGGGAAGCTATTAACGTAGTGTAGACGATGGTTTAAATCTGCTAACGTGCCGTCAATGTCGAAAATGATTGTTTTCTTCACTTAAATACCTTTGATAAAATGTATGCCGAAATTGGGAACATCAATAGCGCCCAACCAACGCTAATGCTGACAAATGGGAGGAAATTAATTAGGAAGACGATAGCTACCGCCGCAAGCGTGATGAAGCTGGCTAGCATTATTGCCACGAAACCCTCTAGACCTTCAAACATATTAGTCCTCATCGTAATACCAGTGATTGTGTAGTAGTTCGCGGCGGACTTCCGCTAGCTCTTTCTTAAGCTGCTGTAATCGTGCGAACAGGTATTTGAAGCGTTCGTTCATTCGTCACCTACTGTAATGGTTACTGTGGTCGGCTCTTGACTTACTAGCTGGGTGCTTCCCCAATGGATATAACCAGCAAAACCACCCACCATCACCACAACGTAAGCTATCGCAGTTAATTCCCACCCCGCATCAAGAAAGAAAATAAGTGGCATAACTATCAATAAAAGAACAACAGCGCCTATAATAATTGAACTAACCATAGGGAACCTCTATAACTCGAATGCCAGCTTTCTTTGATCGCTGGATCATGTCCTTTGTGCCAGAACCACCGGGAAACGCAATGACTAGTGTAGGTTTGTCTTCATCTAGCATCTGCTGGTTTCTTATTGGCCCTGCTCTGTTACCGTCTCTCTTCCAGTTAGCGGGCTTAGCTGATACGGTAATGCCTTTGGCTTCTGCCCATTGCCCCGCCAGCCTATCAGCGCCTCTTGCTGCACCATGGATGATACATTCTATTTCATACTTCTTAGCGGCAGCGTCTAGAACTTTCTTTAGAAAAGCTGCTTGCTTGGCCGCTAGTAGTTTTGCAGCCTCGTATCCGCTATACGGTGGATCGAAGGGGA